ATGTTGAGTGATAGAGATTATTTTGTTATAAATCCTCGTGTAGTGTATAGAGGAAATGATTATGAAAAGATGTGTTGGGTGGCTGATACTTACTTTTTTAGAAATAGCTCTATATAATAATAAGAACTGAACTGGTAAAAAGTGCCTTAAACCATTGAAAATACTAGGTTATAGCGAAAAAAGTGTCCACTTAATTTTACGCTAATAGGGGTAAAATCCACTTAATTTTACGCAGGTATATAAATAATATGAGAAAGGAGGTGATGAAGATAGTAATAAATATATAATATATAAAGGGGAGAGATGAATTATGAATGAATTAAAACCTATAAATTACAAAGAGGAAATTGTTATAACTACTAAGACATTGGCTGAAGTATATGAATGTAACGAAAAACAAATAAAACAAAATTATAATAACAATAAAGATAAATTTGAAGAAGGTAAGCATTATTATAAACTTAAAGGGGAAGAACTTAGAAAATTTAAACAATATTGCAAAGTCGAAAATTTCGACCTCGTGAAATCTAATATAAATACTTTATATCTATGGACAAAAAGAGGTGCATCAAGACATTGCAAAATGCTAGGTACTGATAAAGCATGGGAAATGTTTGATACATTAGAAGAAAATTATTTTAATCCAAAACCACAACTAACAAAGAAAGAGGAATTACTATTAAAACTATTTAGTAAATATCCTATGGAGGTAGCCAAAGCTTATAAAGAACTAGTAGAATTAGAAAAGAAACCACTACTTGAAACAATAGAAATACAAAAACCTAAAGTTAAATAATAAGTTATTAATATAAAATATTATAAAAGGGGGAAACTAAATTATGAATGAAATGAATAACTTAATACAAACTTTAACAATAGTAGAAAATGTTGAGGAATTTATTCCTATATATAAAACTGACAAAGGTGAAAAAGTTGTAAAAGGAAGAGAATTACATCAAGGATTATGTGTTAAAAAAGACTTTACAAATTGGATTAAAAATCAATTAGAAATAGTTGCTGCCGTTGAAAACACTGACTTTTTTCGCTTCGCCTTTAAAGTCGAAGGGAACAATGCTACATTGCATGAATATATTCTAAAACTTGAAATTGCAAAAGAAATATGTTTAGTTGCTGGAGCATCATCAAGAGCAAACGAAGTATTAAAGCAAAAATCAAAATCTTATAGAAAATATTTAATTCAATTTGAAGAAAAATATAAAAATCAAGCACCACAATTGACTGAAAAACAAATGTTACAATTGCAAATCCTAAATGGTGATGAAGTGGAGAGAATAGGAGCTTTAAAACAATATGAAGGACTTATAACTAAACCACTACTAGAAACAATAGAAATACAAAAACCAAAAGTAAACTATTTTGATACATTTATGAATTCCAAAGGATGTTATACCTCCACACAAGTAGCAAAACTATTTAAATTACCATCTGCAAGGAAATTAAATACAATATTAAATGAAAATAAAATAATCTATAAACAAGGAAACAATTGGCTACCATATTCAACTACTAACAAAGAATGGTTTAAGGTTACTGTTGGTGAAAGGAATACTCATAACTATAGTCAATTGAAGTTTACACCAAAAGGAATTTATGAATTAAGTAAGTTATTAGGTATAACACTTAATGAAGAAGATTTACAAGAAATAACAAATGATGATTAAATTATCGAGAGATATTTTGCATTCGGCAACCAAACCCAAAGGGACTAGATATCAAATCTAGTTCTTTTTTTATTCCCATGACAAGGTTCATTTTATCAAAACCAAATTCACTTTCACATCGATTTTCCCACCGTATACAAGGTTCATTTACCAAAACCAAATTCATTTCTAATTCGATTTTCATGGCGATATTGAAGGTTCTTTTTTATTATCAACTTTGTTTTTAGGTCGATTTTCCTACCGATATTGAAGGTTCATTTATCAAAACTGAATTTACTTTGACATCGATTTTGCAGGCTTAATATATAATATAAAAAGAAGCTCAAATCCGCAACACCTAGCCTACTTCATTGTAATTTACTTAATTATTTTATTTGTCTCTTTTTATTATTATTCTTTTAAGGGGTAGACCCTTCAAACCCTTGGAATCACTAGGTTTTTTTTTGGGTTTTGGAACTTTTAAAGTGACAAATATAATATTAATAATAAAAAATACCACTTTTTTAAAATCCAAAAGTGATAAAATTTTCTGAACCCCTTGCAATTACTAGTGTTCAACTACCAACTCTTTAAAGAAGAGTATATAGGGGGTAAATATAAGTTATTGATTATTAAATAGCCATAAACAACGATATTAACTTGATGAGGGATTACCACAATCAAGGTTAATATTATTTGAATGGAGGTTGATTCTTGCTACTACAAGCATAATGTATCATTGTTCTAGGTAATTAATACTTACCTTGAAAACATATGGAAATAAAATTAGATATGATAATATGAGATTGCCATGAACATGAATAGATATGGTATGGATATAAACTAACTTATGCAATTGGTATGTGTATGTGGAATAGGCATTACCATTTACATGAAATAAGAAGTGAAGCTCATGTGATGTTGGTTAAGAAGTGATATCTCATGTTAATTGCAGTATCAACCACCATTTGGTAGTCGTTGACCATGAGATATGATGTTGAAATAGTTATGTGTGCAGAAATTGACGTTACTTTACACCACCTATTATATATACTATACTTGGTATGAAGTAACGTCAAAAACTGCACACATGAACTTCAATCTTGAATTAAGTAATCAATATTCAATTATTATTCATTTAAAATTAAAAATGAACAAAAAAATAAAACTCATCTTTTAGTTACAAAGATGAGTTTTGAACCTATTGCAATCACTAGGTTTCAGAATGTTAAAATATAATTTTTCTAAAAAAGAAGCTAATTTTAAAAATATTTTGTTTAAATTAATTATTTTTAAATTATTTTTAATTTTTTAAATAATTTTTAATTTTTTAAAATTATTTTTAAATTTCAAAAATATATGTCTCCGGGGAAATTCTAAAATTTATATTGTATATAGGATAAATTCAAATTCTCCTAATTCTCCCTCTTTTTCCTTTTTTCGAACTTTTGTTCGTCCTCTTTTTTTGGACTTTTTTTCGATTTTTTCCTAGATTTTTGCAGAAATTTTATACTGCTGCAGCTGGATTTTTTAAAACTTATATTGTGTATAGGATAAATTTCTAGTTTTCATTTTTTCCTAATTTCTTCATTTTTTCGAACGTTTGTTCAATCCCAATTTTCATGATTTATTAAGAGTTCGACAAGTTTCGATTATTTTTTATCAACGTTTTTGCTTATTTATTACATATAATAGAAGGAAAAAATCAATATAAATCTGGATATCCTTTGGAATTACTATGATACAAGTAATTTTTAGATATCATTTTTCAAGGTACTAGAAAAAACTTTTTAAAAATTGTTGACTTATCTATATGACTATGCTATTATTGTATTAACAAATATAAATTAACTTATAAAAATATCATTAAAAAAATAAAAAATATTTTTTTAAAAATTGTTGACACACACAAAAGGTTATGATATCATTTAAGTAAGATATAAATTAATCAATATTTATTTACAATATTATATATTCCCTATTTATTATTGATTAAACATTATCTTGAAAAATAAAAAATAAAAATTTTAAGAAAAACACTTGATTTTTAATACACAATATGATACTATATAAGTATAAAAAGAAATAATAAAACAACTCAAAAGGCAACCTTGATAAATCATAAAAATAAAATCAATTCAATGACAACCTTGATTAATCATATAATATAGAAATGACATTTAAGCATCAAAAGTTTTATCATATAATATATACTTATAAGGGGGAAAAGGATATGATAAAAGCTATTGATAGTGATATAGGAAATATAAAAATAACAAAAGGACAAGTAAAAAAACATTGTAGTCAGATGACTAGAAAAGAAATGGATATGTTAGTAAAAGTAGTAAAAAATATAGATGCAAATAATTTAAAATATGCTTCTCATATTCATAGAGAATTCATAAATGAGACACTTGTTAAAACTATTAAAAATTGTACTCCTGATAATATAAAAGACTTTTCATTTTCAACTATACATGAGAATGATTTGAGAGTGTTAATAAGAAGTAATTACAAGGACATAGTTGAACTTGATGGAAAAGTGCAAAAGTGCAATTTATGTTTTGTTATATCTTTAAACACAAATACTATTATAACTACATGGTATAATAGTATAAATAGACAAAAGAAAAATGTCAATATGAATAGATACATTAACTTCAAAATAGATTTAAATGTATTAAAAAAATTATTAAAAAAATAGTTGACAAAGATAAATAAGATATGCTACAATGTTTATATAAAGATAAATAAGGAGTGATATATATGAAAAAAGAAGTTGAAATAAACAAGATGGATATAAAAGTATTTTATGCAAAAGATAAACATTATAAGAATATTAACTTCATACTTGAAAACATGGAAAGGGGAAACTTGATTTTAGGTTGGACTAGAAATAATGATATATATGAAATAAGTTATTTGCATCATGATGACAAGGATTTTATATTGGAATGTATAGAAAAAGTAAATAGAGTTGAGTTTCAAGGTTGTAAGCCTATAGAGAAGGAAAAATCCGAAGTTGGATTAAGAATGACAAGCTACAAAGAAAAAGCTACTTTGATTTTTTAAAAAAACTTTTGAAAAAGAGTTGATTTTTAATAAAAGCTATGATACAATATAGATATAAAAGAAAATAAATAATAAATAAAAGGAGAGGTAAATATGAGAAAATATAGTGAAAAAATATTTAATTCTATTATGGACGGTGACATTATGTTTAAAGTAGGCAACCATTCAATGAATAAAATTGGTGATACTTATTATCTAATGTTCCATGGAAATATTATAATGGCAATAGATACACTTGAAAGAAGAATAATTGTTGATGATTGTGACTTTAAAAACGCTTCTACTACAAGTGCAATTAATTCTCATCTGGAAGCCATTAAACAATATACCTTCCATAATGAATTCAAGTTTTATGATGCTTCTAGTAACAAGAGATTTACTAGTAAAATAAAAGACTTATTTAATAAAGAAGTGGAAAAATAAAATAAAAAAGTTTTAAAAAATAGTTGATTTTAGCTATACATTATGATACAATATAGATATAAAGAAAGATAAATAAAAAGGAGTGGTAAATATGAGAAAATGGTATAATATAGAATTGAATAATGGTAAGGCAAAAGAATTCAAAGAGTTATTAAAAAAAGTTGACTTTGATGAAGGTTTTAAATATGAAGTATCAAGTTGTGGAGACTTAATCCATTTTGAATTATATTTAAAAGATAATGAAGTTGTTACATGTAATATGATGTTAGATTTAATGTAAATTTAAAATTATAAAAGGAGTTGATATTATGGTATATTGGATTAGATTTTATGTAGGTAATGAGCAACCTTGCGGAATGGATTACAATGATATAATAAAAGATTTAAAAACTGTAAAAGGCGTTGTAAATAGAATTAAAAAATGGAAAATTAGAGGAAATATAACAAAAGTAGAAATATATAGAAATACAAGCAACAATATATATGATAATGAAAATGATGTATTAGTTTACTCAAAAGAAATACCAACTAGTAAAGAATATTTTAGAAGTATTGCAAAATATTTATAGGAGGTTATGATATGAAAAAGAATATAGGAGAGCAACTTCAAAAGGTTATAAACATTAAGAAAAATGATATGATAGTATATAGGGAAAATGGTAATTTATGCAAGGGAAGAATTGAACATATCACAAAACATGATTTTTTAATAGAAGTATTAATAGGAGAAAACGTTGGAGAATTTAAGATAATTAAAAAAGGGCAACTTGAAAAAATTTATTAAAATAGTTGATTTTACTAATGACATATGATACAATATAGATAATAAGAAGTATATATATATATATTCTTTTTACTATTCATAACATAATGAATGTTATGAATAGAATAAAGGAATATATAATGTCCTTAATATAAACCATGTAGGGGGAAAATGATATGAGAATAAAAGAAAATGATTTTTACAAAGAAATAGAAAATGACGGTTTTAAACTAATTGGTATGAGTGGTAAATCTTACAAGGGAGAAAATGGATATACATTTAGCGCAAAAGATATAATAATAGAACGTGACGGGTACAAAGTACATGCACAAATAACAAGTAGAAGAGGAATAGTTTTATCATATAGAGTGTTGGATGTAAATTTTTAAAAAAAGTTTTAAAAAACTATTGACAAAAGTAAATAAAGTGTGATACTATTATAATATAAAGATAAAGAAATAAAGATATCCAATGACAACCTTGTTAAATCATAAAATATAGAAAATCAATTCATTAGCAACCTTGATAAAACATAAAAAAATAAAAAAGTTTTAAAAAAGAGTTGACAAAAGTAAATAAAGTATGATACAATAAAGGTATAAAAGAAATAAAATAAAAAAATAAAAATTATTTGGAGGTTGGTATATATGAAAAATACTAAAAAAATGGAAATGTTATTAAATGTAATGGAGAGTTTAAAAGAAAATGCAAGTGATTTAAGAAGTGAAGTTTTAGACATATTAGAAAATCATATTGAAGATTGCGAAAACTTTGAAGAAGTTAGAGGATTCATGGAAGACTTAAGAAGTAATGGTTGTGTAAGTGGTATGATAGGAGAACTTATTTATTACTCTGATACTAAAAAATTCTTTATAGAAAACATAGATGAAATACAAGATTATGTAAATGAGTTAATGTTAGAACATGTTTACTCTATTAATGAATTAGATATTAATGAAATAAGTTGGATAGTATTTGAAAGCATAGCTAATGAATATTTCTATACAATAGATGATGAAATGGATAATATTGAAGCTGAAGAAGAACTATAAATTAAAAATATAAATTGGAGGTAAGGTTAATATGAGAAAATTATTTAAAGGAATATTAATTGTAGGAGTATTAAGTTTAATATTTATTAAACCTCTTACAATAGGTTTAATGGATATAATAGATTGTATAGGTAATATGACTGGTTACAACGTGGTAACTTATATAGATACTTTGAATGAAATATATTATGCAATAGATGATATGCAATAAATGATATAATATAGAAACTATAAAATATAAAATAAAAAAGGGGATAATTAGATATGAAAATATATGATGGTGAAATAATAAGTACTTATAAATTATATGAATTGGAAAACATGTATCAAGTCAAAGTTTTAGGATATAACAAATATAAAAAAATGTATGCATACTTGATTATAGATAATGAAGGAGAAACAAGCATAGTATATAGTTAATAAAAGAAAATAAAATTTAAATTGGAGGTTTTTATATGAATAAATTAAATGGTTTTAAATTTAACAATTATCTTTTTATTACACGCCCTAACTGGAGCAACCTAAAAGAAAATTTATTAGACTTATCATTTATAATAGAAGGTAATGAGATGACGTGGGACAAGAATTTTAATGTAACTATAAACAATGAAGGTAATATAGTTCGTTGTAGTTCATTAGCAAGTACTTGTAATAATATTGACTATTATATTACAATGGCTGAGAACCTAAAAAGAATAAAAGACTTTTGCAAGGACAAAGGAAAAGAATTATTTACCAAAGCTGAAAAGGTTTCAATAGAGTCTAATAAAGTTTATGATAAGCTATATATTCAAGAGAATGCACAAATAGAAAAACTAAAAGAAGAATGTAATTATTATAAAGTGTGTGATGACTATCTACAATTAAATGATACATTAAGAAACTTAAACAAAAGAAAAAAATTATCAAGAAAGGAAAACACACTAAGAATTTTAGGACAACAAATAGAAGAAGTTGAAAAAGAAATAAAAGAAGCTAAAAACAAGTTAGATGATTATGAAGTAAAAGCTAATAAAGTTAATGAAGAAATAAAGATTGTTGAGATTAAAGAAAAAGAAAAAAATCGCAATAAGTTGATAGAACTTGAAAAAGAATATAGTCAATACTTATAAGGTATAGAGGAACTTATTTTAAAATAAGTTCTTTTTTTATGTTCATTTATAATTAACTTTTGTTTTTATTTTTCTACTGGTTAGCATGATTATTGATTGATATCATGAGTACCAAAGATATCATTAACATTATATGTTAATGCATTAACATATCTATTTTTAAAAAGAAGCTCGAAAAATTGACCTGTTTAAAACAGTTTTAAGGTACTTATAAAAAGTCCGTCTTATAGTTATACCTTTGTAAAAGGGCGTTCTCATAGGTATTATACATTATATTAGAAAACAAAAGCGTATTTTTATTGGTTTTTAAATTTAAATCATAATTGTATTTATTTACTTATCTATAATTCTAATGTATTTATTAGAAAGCATATTGATGATTGATGATGGAACTATATACCATGTATATATATCATACATTATATATGAGTATTCACATTAACATATATGTATAATATACTATTGATATAATATACTACATGTACAAGCTAATAACATAGTACTACATATAGTATGTATCACATTAACTCACATAGTATATTATATATTATTGTATACATATAATACATTATAGTATACATGATATATATTATATATAATGATATATTGTATTATGTTATTGCATAGTCACTCATCTGATACAGAGCCAAAGGTATAGCTGTTAATAGGTGCTGTGGATCAATAATATGATAATGTTAATTAATTGATTATGGTTATCAATTATACTTATTATTTCAATGATACATGAGAATATATAAATTGTTAATTATTATTTTTCTCTACTGGCCAGTTACATAATTATTATATTAATGTTATTACTCATATCATATCACGCGATATGATATTATTTATTTCTTTGATGATTAAATATATTGTATACATCACGTGACGTATTATATATTGTATACATTAATAATATTATGATGATATGTTTTATTGTAATTATTCTCATGTAACATACTTGCTAATGACTATCATTTAATATTATTATATTGATTGGTGATGATGATTTATTATTTGATTAAGTTGATAACATAAAAAATCATGACTTGATGATGCTGACATATAGGGGGATGGGTGTCTCGGAAAACCTGAGAAGTGTTCATGGGGGGTGGTTTTATAATTAGTGCGGAAAAATTTTTTTTGTCGGCGGTCATAATACTTCATCACGCTACGCAACTGAATTTTGAAGATTTAAGGTGTGTAACTGAATTTTGGAGATTCAAGGTGTACAACTCAAACGAGAATCGCGCTACGTAACTGAATTTTGAAGATTCTATGGGTATAGAATCTATAAACGTGATGAAGTTCTAAAAGTGTTGGTAGCACTTTTAGAAAAGGTGTACAACTCAAACGAGAATCTCGTTCTACATTATATAGTCGAACTATTCACCCATATCTATTCCCATCCACCTATATTCACTCACATCCATAGGGGAGGGGTAGGTTTCACTATTTTAAAATGAAGTACCTAAAAATATTTACTATAAATTTATATATTATATGTTTAAAACTTTTACTTTTGGGATATAAATATAGTATAAAAATAATATATTAAAAAGGTGGTATGTGATATGAAAAAATTATTAATAGCTTTACTAAGTGTAATGTGTGTATGTGTAGGTTGTGAAAAACAAGATGATTTTGTAGACATGCAAGAAGAATACAAAACTAATTCCCCTTATCAAAAAATGTATGATAAGATTCAAAAAGAAAATAAATATGATGTACCTGATTTAATTGATAAGTATCTTGAAACTTTAATTGAAAAAGAAGATTTAGCTGATGGTGAATATAACATCAATAACAAATTTGCTTTTTATGGTGATCCTAATACAAATAGAAATGCTAAATTCGAGCAATTATACATCGAAGTAGAATGTAACACACAAATGGCTAAAAACTTAGAAAGTTATGCAAGTCGTAACGCTGACAAATTAAGAGACATATGTGCACCATTAGAAAATGAATGCTTAGACTTAATTCAATTATATGGTAGAGAAGATGGCGAATTAATATCATTCAAAGTATTTAATAAGGATACACAATTATATGAATCATTCTATATTAACTACTATCAAGAAAACCAAAAAATAGAAATTCATCACTAATAAGTATATAATATAGAAATAATTAAATTTTAGGATTAGTTTTTTAGGAAAATTAAGTATATTATAAGTATAAAAGATTAAAGGGTGTGGTTAAAATGTTTTAGATAAATCCTAAACCTTCAATGTGAAGGATTAGAAAATAAAGGAGTAAAAGGGGAAAGATGATAGGATGAAACATCCTATCATGGAAAAATAAAAATAAAGGATTAAAAGGGAGAGATGAGTTATGAATGAATTACAAGTAATAAATGAACAAGAGGTATTAGGAAAACAATTTAAAATGTATGGTACTAAAGAAGAGCCATTGTTTTTAGCAAAAGATGTTGCTAATTGGATTGAGCATAGTAATGTAAGTAAAATGTTAAATAGTGTAGATGATGATGAAAAATTAATTGCAACATGTGATGTAACTAATAGTTATACCACATCTAAATCAAGAAATAATCAAGATATGTGGTTTTTAACTGAGGATGGTTTATATGAAGTATTAATGCAAAGTAGAAAACCTATAGCAAAACAATTTAAAAAAGAAGTTAAAAAGATATTAAAACAAATAAGACAAACTGGAGGATATATACCTTATTCACAAGAAGAAAGTGATGAAGAAATTTTAGCTAAAGCATTAATAATTGCTCAAAACACATTGGCTAAGAAAGATGAATTAATTGAACAAATGAAACCTAAAGTAAATACTTTTAATAGATTTATGAACGCTGAAGGTTTATACACATCAACACAAATGGCTAAATTATTCAAGATGTCCTCTGCAATGAAATTAAATAAGTTATTAAATGCTGAAGGATTAATATATAAACAAGGAAACACTTGGATGCCTTATGCTACTACTAATAAAGAATGGTTTAAAGTAATTGTTAGAGAACGTGAAGGTCATGCGTTTACACAATTAAAATTTACTCCAATTGGTGTTATAGAAATAGCTAAAATATTAAATGTAGAACTAAATGAAGATGACTTAGTTGATCAAAATAAATAATAAAAATGGGGGTTGATACTATGAAATTTAATTTTGGAGAATTTAAAATGGTTAAAAGTATAAATTTAGATAAAATGCAAATACGTAAGTATGATAATGATGATAGAGTTTATAGATTTATAGCTGAAACAAATGTTGACGATGAGTTCATAATAAGTGGATTAAAAATAGAAATGGTTGAAGGTGTCGACCTCGAATTGAATGGTAAGTTTGTAAGTGTAAACAATTTTGTGGATGTTCAAAATAATTTCGTAATCTTTGTGGTAGGGCATACCAAATACACGTTTAAAAGGAAATAATGCTTAAATTATGAAAAGAGGGTGTTATTTGAATATCACCCTCTACAGAATGAGTATATTACTAGTGTTCAAAGGTGTAATTTCTAAATAAAAAGAATATTTTATTTTAAATAGATTTTTTTACATTTTATGTTTAAAATTAGAAATAAGTGGTATTTATATAGTATAGAAAAATATTAAAGGGGGAATTGGTTATGAAATTAAATTTAGTTGAAAGTAAGGGTGATAGAAACATTGTAATGTCAAAAGCAAGTGAAGGTAGAGTTAACTTAGTCGACCTACTTAAGAAGTATGGAGAAGTGGTAGATTATATGACTGAGCCAATGGTAGCTAATTTTTATGAAGTAGAACCTAGTACTATACTTAATTATGGAACTAGAAACAAAGAAGAATTAGAGAAGTATGGGTATAGAGTTTTAAAAGGTAAAGAATTAAAAGAATATAAAGCCTCCAATCAAAATGATTGTAGCCTTAAATATGTATCGCAATAAGGAGGTAAGTATATGAATAAAAAATTAATAAGTTTAGGATTGGTTAGTGTTCTAAGTGTAAGCCTAATGGTTGGATGTGATAGTAGCAATAATGAAGATGACTCAATAACAATTAAATATGTGGATAAAGATGGTAACATCAAAAAAGAAAAAGTGTCTAAAAAGGAAGCTAAACAAATAGAGGAAAACCAAAAACAACAAACGACTAAAGACAATAACACTAAAGATAATGCTACTAAAAGAGAAACTAATAAGCAACAACCTAAACAATCTAAAGAAGATTCAACAAAGAACGATGATAATTATGATGACTTGTTTTATGGTAACGCTGCACGTGGTACTTGTCCTGATTGTGGTAGAAATGGTATGGTGTTCAATCATGGTGATGGATTAAAATGTGCTTACTGTGGATTCTACGACCCATATTACTATTTACCTGAAGAACCTGATCAAGACACTAGTGACGATAATAAAGATGATGAATATACACCTAATGATTATGATGATTATGACGAAACACAAGATTATGAAGAATCACCTAGTGAACCTGTAGAACAAGATTTAAACTAAAGGAGGTATATATGAAATATATAGTGAGAGTGGTAAATAAAAATACAGGAATGAATTGTTTCATTTATCATGTAGTTAATGTAGATGACTTAATGGTAATACTAAATAGTTTATCTAATTTAGATACAACTAAATACTTTATTGATATAAAAAATGAGGAGGGAAGATAATATGAATAAAAAATTAACTTGGACTGAATATGCAACAAATAAATTAGTAGAGAAATGGTGGCCGATAATGTCAAGCCGTATAATGAGTGATGAAGAAATAAGCGAATTACACAAAGATGTTGATCAAGTAGGTATTAACATAGATGACTTATTCAATGCAATGATAGAAAAATTTAGAGAATAAATGTTTAAAAACTTATAATCAAGGGTATTTTTAGTAAGGGAGGAGGTGATAAAAGTGAAAGAGATTACTAATGACATAGAATTAACTAAACAAAGACAAGAAAATGTAGCTAAATATGGTAAACAACAAGGATTTCCTTTGCATTTGCTGATATGGAATTGTAATTATAAAGCGTTTTTTACAAAAAATGGAATGGAAAGATATATAGAGCAAAATAAAATACGAAAGTATGAATATAGACTATTACACGTTGAAGACGTAAAGAAGGTGGAATATGAAGTATGATTTTAAAGATAAAGAGATTGATTAAGGAACTATTTGAATTAATAATGGGTGATTGTCACAATTGCATCCATGAGAATATGTGTCCGTTTAGAGAAAAAGGTACTAGTTGCTGGGAGCAGGGTAAAGGAAGTTTTTATATAAGAAAGGTTCATAAAAATAGATGATTTAAGTATATTAATAAGTAGGAGGGTGATTATATGAAATTTGAAGTGTTGATAAGGAATAACAAAGACAAATTTATACTGTATAAATACGTAGTCACTGGTATAAACGAGTTAGACACTATATTAAATAGCTTCAGTGATTTAGATGTATCCAAGTATCATATTGAAATTAAAACTATCGGGGAGGGTAAATAGTATGAATAATTTAGAAAAAGTAATTGATAAAAATATTAAAAAATATAACAATAGTAAAATATGTTTTGAAGTGAATTGTGATATGAAATTAGTTGATAAGATATTGAAAATATTAGAGGATAAAGGTTATGTGTGGGTAAATGGTGCATTACCTACTGAATTTATGCCTTCACCACAAATATATTCTATAGATTTAAACTTATACGCATATCAAGACGATTCAATAAGTTATTCTAATACGAAATTAAATCGTGAAGGACTTAATTATGTTAAATATGATGAATTAAAAGGAGCAAAAAAGAAAACAATACGTAAAATAGAGGTTGAAGATGATAATATTAATAATATTTTAATCCTTGATCCTTACACTGTTGTTTATTTTACTGATGGTGATATATTTGTTGCTTGTTGTGATGATGAGGATGAATTTAATGAAGATATAGGAATTGCTATTTGCAAAATTAAGAAAATGATTAAAGATGAAAAAGAGAGAGTAGAGAAATTAAAAGAGGAAATGAAGTTTAGTGAAAGACGTATAAAATTTGGTCGAGAATATTTAAGAGATGTAAATGAATAAAAATAATGGAGGAGGATTTGTATGTTAAAAACTGTAAATTGGAATGGTAAGGAATTACATACAATACAATGGTTGGTTGAAGGTGAAATGGAATGGGTATTCTTTGGTAAAGAAGTTGTTGATGCATTAGAATATGATTTAACTGGTAAACATAGTTATACTGAATACGTAACTAAATTTTGCGATGATGAAGAAATATTTAAGGTAAAAGCTAAAGAATTGAATGAAAATTTGAATACCCCTGATGTAAGGGGATTCAAAATAGGTAGAAAAGGGGAATGGTTAATAACTGAAACTGGTGTGTACTCATTAATATTTGGCTCTAACATGCCTGAGGCAATTGAATTCAAGCGTTGGGTTAAACAAACTATTAAAAGTTTAAGAGAAAAAACAGGATTAGAGCAATGGCAATTATGGAGAATGACTGATAAATTATATCAAAAGAAAGCTAGCGAAATAATAGCTGATGGTGGAAATAGAAATGCTAAAGTAGATAATGTAATTGCTAATAACAATGTTAATGAGATAGTATCATGTACTATATTTGGATTTAATGAACCATTAACTAAAAAGGAAATGGAAGAATATTCTAAAGAAATGATGGAATGTAGACAAGAAGTATTGAATAAGTATGCTGAGAATTTAATTATGTGTGATGGCTCACATACTGAAGCCAAAGAACTTACTGAAAAATGGATTACGTATAAATATAATAAATGTTAATTTTATAACCACCCAAAAGGGTGGTTATTTTGTAATTAGGATGTTTTGTCCAAAGTTGTCCATAATAATATTCCAAAAGTTATAAAATTCTCTCCAAAATTGTATCCATTATTCCAAAAAATTATACCCAAAATTGTAAAATTCTCTCCAAATCTTTTAAAATTTCTCTCCAAAAATTGTAAAAATATATCCATTATTCCAAATCTTTTAAAAAAAGGCTCTGTTTTAAATAAATGTTGATTTTGAAAAATGTTAATATTACTATAATTTACTTAATAATTTTTATTAATCTTAACTTTAAATAGTAATATTTTATTAAATTTTATATAAATTTCAACACTGTACTAAAACAGAGCCTAAAAAAAAAAAAAAAGGTGTTCCCCACGCCAGCCTTATATAAGTGAAATTTTTCAAAGGGTGCATTTTTCTCAAAAAAATGATTTTTGCTGCATTTCTATGTACCCTCTAAACATAAGTAAAAAGCATTGAATAAAGCATATAAGAGTAGGGAATACTAGAGACAAAGGAGAGTGGATAAAACATGAATAAAGCACTAAAAAAGAGAATAGAGAATAAGCTAGATAGATATATAAAGGAGAATGGGATAGAGGAGATGAGTGAGTTAGAAGTAGGAGAGTTTATAAAGGAAGAGATGACAAGTAGGAATAGATGTAATTATTATAGTAATATAAGATTTATGAGAGAGGTGTTGAAAGAGAGGGGAATGGATGTTGAGATAATAAATAAATCACCTTCAGGTCTCAATCCAGTTTATCATGCAAGTAAGCTAAACATATGGAAAATCCATTGATTAACATATGTCATATTTACAAACACCCTTCCAAACCATTTTAAACTATTTAATTCTTAATACATATCATCATTTACACTATGTTTAAACTTTTTTAAACTTTTTAACACTTTTTTTACACTTTTTGGCAGTATTTTTACGTTTTTGAACAGAATTTTTCACTTTTTTAAACGTTTTTAACAGTTTTTGAACTAAAATTGAGCAAATAAAATCCCTTGAAACATAGTAAACTGGTCATTTACATGTACAAAATCCACCTTCAACTACAATATTTCCTTCCTTATTATGTAACAATTTGAGGTTCATTATTTTCTCAAATCTAAGTATAGTATAAATACAAGGGGGTGTTAATGATGCAACTACAAGAACAACTATATACTATTCCTAACATGAGTGATTGCATTAGAGACAATGGTTTTTTTAGAAAATTAGCTTATTTGGGAGAGTTCGTAACACGAGATGATATACTTCGCATCCACGAACATGGTAAAAACACTATGATAAATAGTCCATGTGGTAGTGGAAAAAGTTATTTCATATTAAATGAATTACTAGACCCATTTGAAAAAGTATTAATATTAAGCGACACAACAACATTGCGTGATCAATATAGAAGGGACATAAGCAAACTTAAATATACTGACAATGAATTTGACGTAATGACATATAGTGAATTTGGTTTTAGACTAACTAATATTTGTTATCATGATTTCATTGATAAGAATGGTTATGACTTTATCATATGTGACGAAATACACAACTTGCTAGACTACTATGGCTTTAATAATGGTAATGAAAGTTTAGGTAAGGCAATTCAGGCATTATTTGAATATAGAAGTTTTATAAAAGTACTAATGTTAAGTGCTACGCCAAGTAAATTAATCAATATTGACAGGGACAAATATATAACTTTGATGAATGATACATATGTAATTGATTTATTAGATGTTGATAATATTCCAATTAAGCATTATATAAACAAGAGTGAACGATATATTACACACACAAGTCAAGTTAAACAAGAGTTACAATGTCATATGAATATGTTTAAATTTGCTCAAGAAAAATGTGCTATATTTTGCCCTAGTATAAAAATAATGAAAACTATGGAATCTATGTGTAACGAGTTAGGACTCAAACCAATATTGATATTTAGTGAACATGCTCAAAGCAGGAATAAAGACAATGTATTGAGCGAAGAAGCTAAACTACTCAAACAAAATATACTAGAAAGTGATAAAGATCATCCTTCACTTGATAAAGTTGAATTTGATGTATTAATATTTAATAGAGCTATGGAAACAGGTATAAACATATTTGATACTAAATTTAAATTATTCATATCTTGCACTAGTGAACAAACGCAACAATATCAAGCAAGAAGTAGATTTAGAATGGATATGGAATTTGTTACTAATAAATCACAAGGGAGCACAATGCCCAAAGACACATTTATAAACATAGAAGGACGAGAGAATAAGTATTTGAGTAGTGAAGACATAAAAGAATGGGTCGACGAATTAAACTTAAAGAAAGGCGACAAAGGAAAACCCATGGGCACTAGTGATCTAATTAACATATTAAAAACCAACTACATAGTGACAAATCATAGAATCACTAGAGAAAACAAACGTATTAGGGTGATTAAAGTTAAACATAAAGATATTATTAAAGATAAAAAATAACCAAGATGTACCATTTCTGGGGGGGGCGCATATTAAAACCTCCAATTTTGGTACATTTATCATTTTAATATATTTATAATAATAGAATAAAATTATTATAACTTACGAAAACAAACTTGTTTGTTTGAGTAACCTTGAAACATGGTTTTCAATGTTTCAAGGGTGTGGTACACGAAGTAGTCACCACGTCATTTATTTCAACATTGTAGTTACCATGAACAATATAAAAGTAACTATTTGTAGATGTACCATATGTACCACTTTTGGGGGTGGTTCGAAGAATTTTAGGTTCACTTTTTCACCAAATCCAAGTATATTATAGGCATAGGGAGGTGAGTTGGATGAGTAATACTAATAATAAATTACAGGGGGTAACAAAAGTGGATATAGATGTACAAATAGAAAACGCCAAAACAATGATTGACATATACGAATCTGCAAATGATTTACACCAATTAAACATATATAAAGAGAAATTAAAACATCTTGAATCACAAAAACAAAATAAGCAAACTAAATTAAATAATAATGAGGTGAGGTTTCCAATGAATATATACGAAGGTAATATAGGGGATAAACATTGTAATTATAAAACATTGGCAATCATGACTTTATATTCCAATTACAATAACAATATCGAAGATGGATCACAAGAACAACATAGATATGTCTATAAAGATAAGATAATAGAATTTACTGATGAGATAGAAGAACTAAGCCAAAACAAAATTAACACAATATTACGAAACATAAAGAAGCTAAGTAACTTAAGTGGTCATTTAGTTATTGCTAGTAAGACACAAGACAACAGGATAGTTTATACTATTAATTATAGAGCAGGCGAATTCACAACAAATGAAGATGGTCAAGTAGTAGATTGCAAGAAAGGTAGTTTTGTATTAATAGAACAGGATTTATTAAAATATTTAGTAGATGTAGGAAGTAATGAGCTAATTAAAGTTTATTTACTTATTAAAGCATTATGTCTTTGGAATGAGAGAAACAATGGTCAACATGAAAAGATGATAACCAATTCATACTTGTGTGAGCACATAGGATTAAAACCATGTAAAAATAGTTTACAAAGTATAAGCAACATAACTCATGCTTTAGAAGAATTACATTTAATAAAGAAAAGAGTAGAACATCGAAATCTAAGAGGTGAGTTTAGACATTACAACCATTATTCAATTGTACCTTATGAGGAATGGAGAGATTATCGTTATAAAAATACACCTAATAGAAAATATAAAAAATAGCTTTGACATCATTTGAGGGTCATCATTGACACGATTTGAGGGTCATGACTGGTACGATTTGAGGGTTGTAATATATAGATAATATATATAGATAAAGATATATAGATAACTAAATATAGCTGAGGATAAAATCCTCAGCTATGGTTGTATTTAATTAGCCCCAACCAAGAGGAGTTTGATAATTTATGGATGTAAAGGAATTGAAAAGAATAATAAGAAATGATTTTAATTTATACATTAGAAATTTAGTAATAAAAGATACTTGTGAAAAATGCAATACCAAAAATAATTTAGAGGTACATCATACATATCCACTTTCACTCATGATGCAAGAAACTTTAGAAGTAATGAACATTGATGATGTAGAAAGTTTGAGTGAAGATGAAATAAAAACCTTTAGAGAAATTATGTTAGGTAAACAAATTAAAATAAAATATAAAACATTGTGTGTAGATTGTCATAAGTTAATTGATGATCATGATTTATTAACATCAAGAAGATATACCATTAAAGAGCTTGAATCTGTAAAATGTAACAAGCATTTAGCAAAATGTGTGGAAGAAGGTATTGTAAGTATAGATTGTGTGATACCTTTTGAATTAAATAAGACCTACATCAAAGAAGACTTTATGGCTTTATTTAAGGATTTGAAAGATAAAAATAACAACAACTGGGGCATAAAGCGTATTAAAAGTGAATTGAATAAGAATGGTTATGAAGTAACTCAAGTAAGAAAAACAATAAAAGGTAAAAGAGATAGATATTATACAATTACATTAAAAAATGAATAATTTTTTTATTATATGTTTAGAACTAATAATAAAGGGCATATATATAGTATAGATAAATATAAATAATTAAGAGGAGCTGATAAGTATGAGAAGAAAAATGAAAATATTTAAAAGAGAATTCTTATATTTAATGAAACATTTTAATAAAGAAAACTTAATTGCCTTCTTCAAGAACTCTAATAATTGGATTAACTGGAACATGGTTGGTTTAGTTGTATCTGCAATATTAGTATTAGGTATGATTGGTATGGGTAGTCCTAGAGGTCTTGCTGGTATGTTATTGTTCATAGGTTGTTACTTATTCTTATTTGTATTTGATTTCGTTGTTTTTGGAATACTTGAAACTGATACTTTCTTCCCTTATTTAATAATATTAGGTTTCAACATCTATATAATAGCATTGTCATTCTTATCATTATCATGTTGTTAGTGGTAAAATAATTGTAAAAAATACAAAAAATAGGTTCACTTTTTTAGAAGAATTAAGTATATTATAAATGTAAGGAACTTTAGTTCTTACAATAAACTTATTAGGAGATGGTAACATGGATGATATTTTCAACAAAATAGAAATGGAAATGGTTGCTAAAGCAATAAGTACTGTGGTTGAGTTAGGTGTTAGTGAAGGTAAAATTACTAACGAGGAAGAAAAAGAAGACGTAATAGAAGATGCTGTAAAAACTATAATAGCTTACAAAACTGCCAACTACAACATAGACGATACTATGGACGTTGAAGAGTTAGGTGAGTTCATGGGACAATATGCAATATATAAATTTGTTGATTTAGACGATGACGAAGCAAATACAATAGAATTAACATTGGCTTTGGCTATGACAAATGTAAATGATTTTGAAGAAATAGTGGAATTAAATACAATTAATGAATTAGCAATACATTACAAAACATTAGATTTAAATGAAGATTCAATGGAAGCTGTGGCTACTTTAAAACGTCTTTATGAAATAATAGATGGTGAAAAAGATTTAGAAGAATTTTTTAACTTAGTTAATGAATAATAGAGGGGAATTGATGGGGAATGGCGATACCAAAACCAATATTTGGTGGTAAGATTGATGGTAAAGGAATACAAGATTATTGTAAATTAGATAAACATATAGTTGATGTACAAGATAGAATAGATTATGTTAAAGATGTTTTAAATGTCGTCGATGAGAATGGAAAAGAATTTACTAATGATAGATTTTTAATAGATATATGGGATACTGGAGTATGTAAAAGTGAGTTAGGCATGAGTGATTTCTTATGGTCACAAACTAATGTGGCTAGTGTATTGGAAATGTTAGGTTCTTACATTTTGTACGCTGATGAAGAAAAAGATTTAAGAAAACAAACTCAATATAAAATATATTATGACGAGCATGAATTTGATAAGGCTATCAAGAAAGATGATGAGTTAGTTAATAATAGAAGTCGAGAAGTGTATAACAATAATAATGGTAAGAATTTAAAAATATTAATACCACATGACAATTATAAATTAGCACCTAAAGAAAAAATAACTAATGTTGATCTATATAGATATCCTATAATAAAACAATATCATGACTTTTGTGAATACTTAAAAGTACTAAGAGATAATGATGATATTAGAAAAGAAATGAATGAACAAAAGAATACACATATTACTGAAAAGAGATTAAGAAAATTAATAGGCTTTTTAAATGTAGATATGGTTGATGTAAAAATGCATTATCATCCACACTTAAAACCTAAACATTTACTTAAAGACGATGGTTATCCTAGTTGGGAAGAATTTGATGAATTTGATGTAGAACATATGAAGGTTTTGTTGCAAGTACATAGAGATATGGAATTGGTTGATTTTCAAAATGATGTTACTTGTCTTGTTTATGACTTGAATAACGCTTTGAAGAAACTTAAGTTAACCGATTCACAACGTAATATATTAAACCTATGGCAATCGTGTATGACCCAAAAGGAGATAGGTGATATGATAGGGAAATCTCATCAATATGTAAGTAAAGTATTGAATAATATAGTATTGAAAATAATAAATGTTTATATGAAAGATTATGAAGATTGGTATTATCTTAACATAGCCAAAGGTACATATAAGACCTGTTCAACTTGTGGAGAAGTAAAATTGATAAGTGAATTTACTAAAAATAGTAAAGAACATGATGTTTATAAGCCTGAATGCAAGGAATGTAGGAATAAAGGACGAGTAAAAACACAATAATTGTTTGTTCAAGGTAATTACATTGACAAAAAAGGTTGCATGAACCTATGGAAAAATCATAAGTAAATGTAGAGTTGGTAATACTAGGTTATTACTAACGAAAACATTATTCACTTTCCCTCAAATCCAATTTATTGTGTCTAGTGACTTCACCTAAGTTGCTAGACACACCAATTTGATTATGAGGAATTTTATTTTTTTATATTGAATGGGGAGATCGATTATGATACAAAAGGATGCTTTTAAAATAATACAAGACAAATTAGTTGAACAAGGAATAGCGATGAGTTTAGAAGATATAAAACTTTTTATGAGAGCACTAGAAGAAGCATGTGTTGTTATAGGGGATAAACTAGACATTGGTGAAGTATGTAGGATAGTTAATTTTTTAGAGATACGTAAAAAAGAAAACAAACCTAGAAATTATAGAGTTATGAAAGGTGAAGACACTGGTCAAATAAAACATGTTGAAGGTAGTACTAATACAACTGTTAAATCTACCAAGGCTTTCACTAAAAGAACTAAAAAATAAAATATCATGATGGGGTGATATTATGGGGAAAAAACTTGATATAGAATTAACTGATGGTATGATTGAAGACATAGTTGCTAAAATAAATGATAATATAAGTTTGACATGGGATGAACTAATGGAAAAATATAATATTGATTTTATGTCAAAAGATCATTTTAGAAAAATGGCTACTGGCATAGATTTATTATATAACCATATGAATGATAATGATAGTAAGTTAATGAATATGGAAGCATATGAAAAACTTCTAAAAAGGGAAATAAAAGTTAAAAAGGAAGTACAAAAACTTACTGATTTAAGAACATTAGTTAATAGAGAATTAAGAGAATATAGTAGAGAAAAGAACTTACTTGATATAGCTAATGACTATGTTGAACGTTTAGATAATATAGATAAATTAACATTAAATAATACTAATGTAGTTAAAGATACTAAAAGAGCTGGGGTGTTACTAGTATCTGATGTACATTATGGATTAGATGTAAAATGTACTACTAACGTTTATAATAGTGAAATATGTAGAGAACGTTTAAGTACGTTACTTAGTGAAACAATAGAGCATTCTAAAACAAATAATGTTAGTGAATTAAATTTATTTTTATTAGGGGATTTGATAAATGGATTGATTCACACTACAACAAGAATTGAAAATAGAGAACAAGTGGTTATTCAATCATTGGAGATAGCTGAAATAATGAGTAAGTTTATTTTTAAATTGAGTGAATCACAATTATATAGTAAGATAAATGTTTATTTTGTTTCAGGTAATCATGATAGAGTACTTGCTAAAAGACAAGATAATACATTGGATGATGACTTTGGTCTAGTAATTAAAACAATAATGAAAGATAGATTAAGAGATATATCTAATGTTAATATGATTGAAAACGAATTTAGAAGAGATATAATATGTTGCGATATATTAAATAGTAAAGTATTTGCAACACATGGGGATAAAGATAAAATTGAATCAAGCTATAAAAACTTAGTTAGATTAACTGGTGAAGTACCTGATTATATATTTTTAGGTCATTATCATCACTTGGTAGAAGATAGTGTTGGTAGAACCGAAATAATTGCTAACGGTGGATTTGCTGGTGATACTGAGTACACTGGGAATTTAAGATTAACCTCAAGACCTGCACAAAGATTCATGGTTTTCAATGAAAAAGGAAGATTGTGTACTTACAATATAACTCTTGATTAACTATTCAGGGGTTGAGTTGAGGTTATAAATATAAATATGAATATAGTTGTGATTTCAATTCAGCCCTTGATACCCCACAATAAGGGTTGAATAATATCAAATTTCCCCATATTAAAGGATGCATGAAAATGCATCCTTATTTTTTAGAGCGTGGAGGTGTGATGTTATGGCAATATCTAATAAATTAACCTGCACTCAATGTGGTTGTGAAAAATCAATAAAGAGAGATTTCTACGCTTCAAATTCAAGAACTAATTCTCAAAATCAAAGACTACCTGTTTGTAAAAAGTGTTTAAAAGAGGACTTCTTAGAGCTAGTAGATTCATATGATGGTAATGAGAAATTAGCTTTAAAACATTTATTAATGAATTTTGATATTTATTACGATGAAAAAATATACAATGAATCTAAAGATGAAAGTGATGTTTTGGCATCGTATTTAACAAAAGTCAATACTAAGGTAAAAGATAAGACTTCAAAAGATAATAAATTAGTAGATGATGAAGAAGAATTAAGTGATGAACATCGCAAGTTGATCACTAAATGGGGAGAAAATAGACGACCTAATGAGTATGAAAGGTTAGAAACATTAGAGAAATTATACATGGAACAATATCCTTCAAATACATTACAAGAGCAAGTTATAATTAGAGCCTTGTGTGATTTTGAAGTTGAAAAAGAAAAATGTAGGGCTAATGGGGATTATGCCAATTATGATAAAATTGATAGAAGAATAAGTGCTAAAATGGAAGAATTAAATGTAATACCTTCTAAGACTAAAGCATACATGGAAGATGACAATATGGTTGTTGGATATTTGATAAATATGGTTGAAACAGATAGACCAATACCTGAAGTCAGTGATGAATTTAAGGATGTAGACACTATAGAAAAAATGATAGAAAAATATTATCTGTCACCAATTAGAAAGGTTATGAACTGGACAAAAACTAAAGTAGGCAAATTGTTTGGTAAAGATGGTGATGACGATGATACTAAATAAAGAATTTGAAACAAAGACTAAACATGAACGTAGAAATGATTTAACCAAAGATGATATGGAAAATCTTTTACGTGGAGTAGAAATATGGACTGGTTTTTGGAGAAATAACCCACATAGATTTGTTGAGGACTATTTAAGGTTGCACTTGTTTGTGTTTCAACAAATACTATTATACTTCATGATGAAATCAAATTATTTCTGTTTTATTGCATGTAGGGGTAGACTGTCCTATGCCCCAGTTATATAGTAATATATAACTAAGTATCGAGGTAAATCGGTGAAGGCTAAGTGTTTATAACATATGCTAATACCGAGGCAAACTAAGGAATTAAAAAGCCTTAGTCACCGTAACGCGTAGTGATTGAAACTATTTGAGGAATAGCCATCCTCCATAGAATATAATATCACCAAGAGACTTCGACTCCTATTTTATAGGATGAAAATGTACGCTAAACTAGGTTGGAATTGACCAACCGATGAAAATGGGGGAAACTCCTAGAGCATGAGATAAAAAACTCATGGTTAATAATAAATTGTTAGGAAAGTCATTCTTAACTGCCGTCTTTTGTGTAGTTAGATGTATTCTTTATCCTGGCACTAAAGTAATCATTGTTTCAGGAAATAAAGGTCAAGCTGGTTTGATTATAACCGAAAAAATTAAAGAGATGAAAGATAAATCACCTACCTTAGCTAAAGAAATTAAAAGGATACGTGAAGGTGATGACCCTGCTTGTTTCTTTAGAAATGGCAGTTATATAAGAGTATCAACAAGTGGAGACGGAGCCAGAGGGGCTCGTGGAAACATACTTATAGTAGAAATCTGCTCGTCTATGTGGAAACATATAGAATGAAATCGGCAAAATCGGTGAAAGCTAAGTTCTTATGAATATGCTAATACCGAGATAACAAATAAAGTTAAAATGTTATTTGTATTGTAGAGCGTAGGAATTGAACCTATGTTTTTCTTTTTGGAAAAGTATAGAATATAATATTCCCAAGAGTGTCGATGCCTAAGTTTTTAAATATGGTAAAAATGTACGCCGAACTAGGGATGAAATGACATCCCATAATGCGAGGAAACTCCTAGAGTTACAAGATAAAAAACTTGTAAGATAACAATTGAGATGAGTATCGTTTAGTTAAAAAAGAAAATCTTGATTCAGTATTAAAACAATTCTTAACTGCACCAAGACGACCTAATTTCTATGAAAAACCTGAATACAAAGACTATCCTATAGAACAAAATAAAGAGTTGTACCTAAGTTCAGCTTGGTATAAATCTCATTGGGCTTGGGATAAATTCTTAACTATATTTAATCGTATGGTAGAAGGTAAGGATGCATTTTGTTGTGACATTCCATATGAATGTTCCCTAGAACATAAGCTATTAACTCAAGAGAAAATAGACATGGATAGAGAAGACATAGGAGAAGTTAGATTTATGATGGAATATGAGGGTAAACGTTTCTCACCAAAACCATTGCCCTGTTACATAGAAATATGTAATTAAAATTGACTAAATTCGGTGAAGGCTAAGTTCTTATGAATATGCTAATACCGAGCCAAGACAACGAAAGCTAGTAAAAGTAGTTGTAAGGTGTAACGACTAGATTTGTGCGCCATAGTAGGCAATAATCAATCCACGAACAGTCAACCCTTAACAGGTAATGCTGAAGGTGAAGATATAGTCTAATCATATATGAAAATATATGCGATAGGATAAAGAGCCTATCAATATTATAATAGAAATGTTATGGTATGGTGAAAATGAAAAATCTTATTTTAAATCAGATGAATTGAATTTATGTAGAGTATTAAATAAAGCATTTTATCCTTTGAAGGATTGGGAACTTAAAGATAAAAAAGCATTAGAAAAACATGCTAAACAAATGCCTAAACTTAGAGGTGAAATAAGAATCTTAGCGTGTGATATAGCGTTGGAAGAAGGAGCAAAAAACGATAACTCCATATATTTATTAATGAGATTAATTCCTAATAATGGTACTTATTATCGAGAGGTAGTATACATGGAATCTCATAATGGATTGGATGCACAAGTACAAGCAGTTAGAATTAAGGAACTGTTCTATGAATTTAAATGTGATAAAATGATAATAGATATAAATGGGAATGGTAGTGCAGTATTAACTAATTTGCAACAAGTAACTTATGATGCAAGAAGGGATACACACTACGAAAAATTCGACTTATTCAATAAAGCTAAAGACGTAGACTTTGAATTAAGTGAGAATGGATTAAAAGTTATGTATGGTATGAGAGCTATGGCTAGAGAAAATAATGATTGTATTGTTTATCTTAAAAATGCAATTATAAATGGTAAATTACGTTTATTAGTTGATGATTTGGAAAAGAAAAATGACATGGCTACTGATAAGAGATTCCATTTAGATGGTGAATATGCTAGTTCTGTGTTATTCCCATACATAGAAACTACAAAAATGATACATGAAATGATTAACTTAGAATATGAAATTAATAGAGATAATGTTGCCATTGTAAATGGTAGTGCTAGAAAAGATAGATATTCAGCAATAGCTTATGCTAATTATTTAGCTGAGTTGATAGAAAAAGATGAAATAAAGAAATCAACTGCTGATGATTTTGAATGGATGTTTTTTGATTAGGAGGTGAGTGAAAGTGGATGAATATGAAGAAAGATTTGTCAAGGGTGAATTAAGCAAGGAAGAAAGCGACTGGTATGCATTTGCAAGAAGTGTCGCACAAGTTAATTTAAATACTCCTGATAAAATTATGAAACATTATGAAGATACAATTTATAATACTAAATATATAAAAGACTTATTAAAAGATATAGATAGTAATATAAAAGAATTACAAGCGTTAGGTAATCAAATGGCAGTCATGAATGGTATGCTTAAAGAAATGATACTTTATAAAAGTAATCAATTACTATTTTATCATTTTCTAATACCAAAAGATATACGTTCAATAAAAACTAAAAGTGCTTTAGAAGATAGTGAGTATAATGCTTGTGTTCAATTTGATAAATTCAACTTCCAATATAATGCAAGTTGGATGATGTCAGAATGTATGAAACTAGGAACAGTATATACATATTTTGAAGAATTTGACACTTGTTATAACATATTCCAAATGCCAAATAGAATGTGCGAAGTAACTCATATGAAAGATGGTTTATTAAGATATTCTATAAATTTAGCTTGGATTGACGAGAGCACTTGTGAAAATTATCCTAAACCAATACAAAGGTTATGGAGAAGATACAAAAAAGGTACTTTGAGTGGTTTGATTAATGAATGTTGGTATCCATTAGGAGATCATGCTTATGCATTTAGCTTAAATCACAATAGTGAAGCAACACCATATTATATGGATGTATTCCTAGAATTATGTAAATTAGAAGAACTAAAAGAAGTTGATAAAATAAATGCTTATTTAAGTGCAACTAGATTATTAGTTCAAAAAGTACCTACTGATGATAAAGGTAAACCTACTATGCCTAAACCAATGGTATCTGCTTATCATGAAGCATTTAAGAGGTCTGTATCAGGATATTTTAATGCGTTAACAACTCCAATGGAAGTGGATAGTGTTAGTATAGGTGTATCAAGAGATAAAAATGTTAATTATGTTGATTCTCAAAAAGATAATATATATTCAATGGCTGGTATTAATGATGAAGTATTTAATGGTGCTAAATCATCAAACGAAGCTATTGTTTTATCTAATGCAGCTGATTCAATTTTAGGTAGAATTATGTTAAGACAATTAGAAGCCATATTTAATTGTGAAATGAAGTTGAATGCACATATGAAGAGTTGGGGACTTAAAGTGTTAGAAACAACTGACTATACTAAGAACAATGAACGTACTGCATTATTAACTTCTTTAGCGACATATGGATCTAAAAAACAATACTTAGCTTTATGGGGATATACTCCTCTTGAAGCATTTAATTTAATAAGATATGAAGATATGGCTGACTTAGAACAATATATGTACCCTATGGGAACTGCTTATACTCAAAGTTCATCAGATACAACAGGAGGAAGACCTAGTAATGCTCAGAATCCTGAATCAACACAAACTACTTCTGAGGGTGAAAATTCTTAATGTATTGTATGCCTAGAGGTATAAAGTTATTAAATTGTGAATCTTTTTGGAATGAAGGTTATTATGGAGAAGGTATAAAAGTAGGTGTTATTGATAGTGGATGTGATGTAAATCATGTTTGCTTAAAAGATAGAATTATTAAAACTAAAAATTTCACAAATGAAGGGTCTCAAGAAGATGTAACTGATTATTTTAATCATGGAACTCATATTACTGGTATAATAGCTGGTAATGGAATTGATAATGGAATAATTGGAGTAGCACCTAAATGTAGTGTAGTGGTTATGAAAGTGTTAAGTAGAGATGGTGAATGCCAAAGTTCTACTTTATGTGATGCTATTAATTATGCTATATACGAAAAAATTGATATTTTAAATATATCAATAAGTGGTGTTGTAGATAAACCAATATTTCATAATGCTATAATAGATGCTTATAATAATGGAATAATTATGTGTGCTTCGGCTGGTAACAATCTTGATAATCAACTGAGTTACCCTGCTTCATATAAAGAGGTTATTGATGTAGGGGCTTGTAACTTTGAAGGTAGAGTTTTGAAGTTTAGCAACTCTAATTCTACGATTGATTTAGTTTGTTATGGAAGTAATATCACGTCAACGTACCCTGGCAATAGATATGCCAAATCAAGTGGTACTTCACAAGCAACTCCTCATGTGAGTGGAACATTAGCATTGCTATTGGAATATTTTAGAAAAACTTATAAAAGAAATCCTACAAATAGTGAAATTAAAAAGTTTTTAATGTTTTATACTACCTTAATAGAGGACACTCCAAAAGAATTGCAAGGTAATGGTATATTAAAATTAGATTTTTAGAGGTGATGAAAGTGGAATATTTGTATGTATTTGATGAAAATAAGAAAGATGAATTAATTAAAAATGGATTTAAATACTTAGGCGAAGACTATATTGCAAAAGAAGGTGTAATTACCAAGGTATTTAAATTTATATATAATGAACCAAAAATTAAAAAATATAGTGTTAATATGGATGGCTGCATAAGAGCAACATCTGGCACAATGTTCTTTTAAGGGGGTGATAAAATGAAAAAGAGTGAAAATGGTTTATACAACATACCATCTCAAATGGAAAATTATTCTAATGACGATGTCGATAGTAACTTAATGAAAGTTAGAATTAAGTTTAATAAAACTGGTAAGAACTATAACTGGACTAAGTTTACTAAAGAAGCGTTAGTAGATGCTGAACCAACTTTAAAGAATATACCTATATTAGCTTATATTAAATGCACTGATGAAGATCTTGACAAATATGACTTTGATGGTCACAACACAATGACTAAAATAATTGAAACACCAAATGGCTACAAAGTTGAATATAAATATTTAGAAAGACCTATAGGTGTAATCCCCGAAACAAATAATGTTACTTATGAAGTAGGGGAGAATGGTGAAGAATATTGCGTGTGTGACGGATATGTTTGGAAGTCTTACTCTAATGAAGGTTATGAAATCATAAAAAATTCTGAATATAAAAGTGTGAGTATGGAAATTAGAGAAAGAGAAGGTCATTATGATCAAGAAGATGACTATTATGATATAACTAAATTTACATATCAAGGAATAACTGTATTAGGTGATGATGTCGAACCTGCAATAGAGGGAGCTAACCTTACTAAATATTCTAGCATGGATACATATAAAGAAGAACTTCAAAAATTATATGAAGCAATATATCAATATGAAAAGGGGGAAAGAGTTTTGGATAATCAAGTACAAGAACCTAAAGTTGATGACGTTGAAGAGCCTGAAGTTGAAGAACCAAAGGTAGATGAACCAATGGTGGATGAGCCTAAAGCTGACGAACCTGAAGTTAAAGAACCTGAAGTTGATGAACCAAAGGTAGACAACGTTGAAGAACCTGAAGTCAATGAACCTGAAGTGGACTTTTCTAAATTCGCAAAATTATTAAATGTGGAAGAAGAAATAAAAGACGTTGAAGGTTTATATTCAATTGTAGAATCAACTTTAGTAAACTATTCAAATTCAATAGCTGATCTAACTAAAGAAATTGAAAACAATGCTAACAAGCAAAATGAAATGGAAAAAGAATTAACTAGATTACAAGAATTTGAAAAACAAATCAAAGCTAATGAACAAAAAGAAGCAATTGATGTTGTAACTAACAAATATCAAGCTATGCTTGAAAGTGATTTCTCTGAATTAACTGCTAAAGTTGAAAGTGGAGAAATGGAAATAACTGAATATGAAAAAGAATTGGCTTTATTATTTAGTAGAGAATATATGGAAAATAAAGGTAAATTCTCTAAAAAAGAAGAAAATAATAATGTTCAAAAATTAGGTGGTGCTGATCCAAATCAAGTTAAATTAACTTATGGTGATGTATCTAAATATATGAATAAATAATGGAGGAAATAATAATGGGTAGATTAAGATTAGATATCGTTAATGATAAAAAAGTAAGAGTATTACAAGTTACTGAAAAAGTAGACAATGGAGCATTTGGGTATATAACTGGAATAAAAAATGTTGATGACTTAGGTAGAGAAACATATGAATTAAAAAAATTCCCTGCAGAAGGAGAAATAAAAGGTCAAGTTGTGTTTGTTGCTGATGATGGACATAGATATGAAGATGTAAAAATGACTACTAACGCATCTTTAATGAGACCAGCTGCTAAAAAAGTTCCTTATTTTGCAGTAGCAAATGATGGTTTCGATGTAGTAGTTGACCCTAATGAAGAAGCTGGTATAACTAGAGGATATGGTTTAGAACCAATGGACTTAATATCTGTTGAACCACATGTATTATTAGGTGGAGACCCTGTGACTACTGTTGCAGCTGCTAAAGTTGCAGTTGGTGACTTATTAAAACCAAAAGCTGACTCTTATAACTTAGAAAAAACAGAAACTATGGCTGATGCTATAGCACAAGTTGATGGTGTAGAATTATTTAGTGGATATCCAGTAATAGTTATAAGATTTTTATAAGATTTAAAACGAAAATAAAAGATATATAATAGGAGGAAATATAAAATGGAAAGTATAAAAATGGGTAAATTAGCATTAGATTTATATGATCACAAAGTTGATACTAAATACAGTAATATAGAAACTGAAGCACAAGCTGAAGAAATATTAAGAAATGCATTAATAGATGCAATAGGATGCAAACCTGGTGAAGATGGATTTTACTATGCATTCCAAGAAAACAAACAAAGATTTTTCAAAATAGTTGCTGAAACTATAACTGAAACTACTAGAAGAATAACAAAAGAATACTTCGCTGATTGGGTAGAATACAAAGATTATGCATTTGGTGAAAAACCTGAATTTAAAGTAAAAGACGATCAATTATTCAAAGTATCTGTAATAGCAACTGGTATGCATTCTTTAAGAAGACAAAAAATGTATGGTAAAAGAATAGGTTCTGAAGCATTTACTTTAGGAATCAAAATATATGAAGAATTCTTTGATTTCATGTTAGGTGAAATGGCATGGTCAGAATGTGTAGATAAAGTTGCTGAATCATTTACATATGAATTAGCTAAATTAATATCTAAAGCATTCTTTGGTGCTTATGAATTCTTAAATGGAGAAGTTACTGCAGCTGCATACTCTGATGATGTATTAATAGAAAAAGTTAGAGAAATTGAAAACTTAACTGGTAAAAAATGTGCTATATATGGTACTGCAACTGCATTAGATAATATAGTTGGTGCAAATGCATTAGCTGATTACGATGACAAACGTAACTTTGGTTATGTAAAAGTATTCAAAGGAAGACAATGTATAGAATTACCTCAAATGTACAATGAAGATTTAGGGGCAAATGAAGTTCCTGATGATGTATTATTAATAATACCAGCTGGAGAAAAAGTATTAAAAGCTGGATTTGAAGGACAACCAGTTGTTGCTTCTAAAACTGATGTTAACGATAGAGAAGATATGCAAGTTGAATACTCTTTCTTAAGAAGATGTCATGTTGGTGTAGCAGTAGCATCTAAATTTGGTATGTTAAAAATAGGTTAATAAATAATATAGATTAATTAATCTCCCATGAAATAACATTCTCATGGGAGAATGTATTTTATGGGAGGATTGATATTATGGCAACTGAGAAAAAAACTACTAGTAAAAAAACTACAAAAAGTGGGACTACTAAACCACGTAAAACTGCTAAAAGAAACACAAGAAGAGATTTAATAAGAGAACTAAAAAATAAAAGAAATGAAATAGATGTTGAAATAACCAATATAAGTGCAGTAAGATGTAAATATGTAGAAGAAAAAACAAAATATAAATATTTCGATTTACGAATGGGTGATAAAGAAATATTAACTTTAGCTGATTTACAAGAAGTTGTTAACAGATGTAGATTTATGTTTGAAGACCACTACTTATTAATTACTGATGTTATTATGGTAGATGAAGAAGATGACAAGAAATACACAATAGATGATTTATTAGTATATTTAGGATTAATGGATATATACGTTGGTATAGATAACCATCAAATAGATTATATTGAAGAATTAATCTATGATAGTAAAATAAAAGATTTTAAAGATGTTGTATCAAGAAGTGATAGACCACTATTAATATCTATTGCTGGAAGAATGTTATCAGTATTCAAGCAAGACCCTGATGAAATTGATAGAAATAAAATTGAAATTATCTCTTCAAAATTAAACTTAGGAGACATATTTAGAGAAAATTGGATGTAGGTGATAATAAATGACTGATTTAAATGATATATATGAAGTATTTTTATCACTCATAGATGATGATTTGATTGCAATAATGCTAAATGATGGCAATGAAGAAGACGTAAAAGATTTGTTTTTAGTCTATCTAAAAGGTGCTATAAGTGAATTTAAGTTTTGTAAAAAGAATTTAGAATTTGATGAAACAAAGGAACATATTGTTGATAAATTAAATGATGATGAAATCATGATATTAGCCTTGGGTATGATAAAATATTGGTTAAAACCTAAAATACTTAGAGATAGCAATTTGCATATTTTATATTCTGATACAAACTTTAATCAAAAATCACCTGCTACACTAATGGAACAATTACAAAGTTTAAAAAAGAATAGTGAAAATGAATTTGAACAAAGATGTACCGATTATACTTATTCAAGTGATTTTGATGACAATGGTATAGGGTGGTACTAATGAAATCATTTGATAAATATTCAAGACACAAGGAATTGCTATCTAAGGCTACTAAGAAAAATAAACAAAACACAATCAAGAAAATGACTAGAACATTTGAGTTATATAAAAATGAAATTCCCACTTGTATAGAAGTTCCTGTTTCACCACCATTTGTATTTCCTGTACTTGGTGAAATGGCACTTGAAGAAATTGTTGTAAATGATATCGTAATCAACGATAGTAGAAGTGGTGATGAGAAGTTAGTTAAAACTGATCGTGATTCTACTTTAGATGTTGGTTCATATTTTTATATGGACAATTATTTTTGGTTGATTAAACATAAAGATAGTAGAGAAATGGATACTATGAAAACATTTACTGCTAGAAGATGTAATCAATATATAAATCATAAACATAATGGTTTAATATACAAAATACCTGTTTCAATTGAATACATGGTAATGACAAGTGATGGTATACAATATGTTAAATATGGAAGTACTTTAGATTCACAAAGAATTATATGGATGGGATCAAATGATATAACTGACAAACTTACAAATGGTACTAAGTTAGTAATAGCTAATTGTGTGTTTGAAATAACTCAAATTAACAACTATGAACTTAATGGATTGGGTACTGGTACAAAAGGTGTTATAAAAGTATCTGCCACTCAAAGACCTGCATCATCTACTGATGATTTGGATAATGGTGTGGCTGATAATGACCCTGAAACAAATATTATAGATGAAAATACTATAACTGGTGAAAAAGTTTTATACACTAATATGGAAGGTACTTACACAAGTACTGAAACTGTACGAGGTCAATACTGTTGGGTTTGTGATAATGATGATGTTGAATTCATTGAAAATGATGAAGACCATTGTGTAATATATATTCCTAGAGATAAATGTGATAAAAACATAGGTGCTATAATTAAATTGAGTAAGTGTACTTATGATGGTACTATTTGCACTTATATGAAAGATGGAAACGAGGTAGAATGTACTGTAACAATAGAGATTAGAGGTGTTTAGTGATGATTTACGTGGATAATTTAAACAAGATTTTACATGATATATGTGAGGAAATAATATTAGATGAAAAAGTAGGAAAACTACTATACTATAATAAAGTAAAGGATAAAGATATATACACTTTGGATAAAGTTAAAAACCCTATGAAAATTCTATTCAATAATAAGGTATTTAAAGGTAGAAGAATTAATAAGATACAAACTGAAAGTGATGTAGGTTTGTGTGTTAGTATGAGCTTATACGAACCATATACAAGTTATTACAAAGAAAGTGAAACTGTTAAAACAATACAATATGATGTAATTATATTATGTCATGAAGATTGCTTAACTATGCTTAATGGAGTTAGAACTGTGGCGTTAGTAGATGCTTTATCAAATTGTATACATAATTCCAAATATATAAAAAGTATAGGTAAAGTTAAAATGTGTCAAGCGTTTCCAATCTATGATGTACCTGACGGTTATGAAGGTTGGGATGTAAGATTTCAAGTAAACATTGTGAATGGATATAAATAATGATCCACAAAAGTTTATTTTTTACTGGTAATCCTATTGCATTTGCAAAAGGTTCAGGTTTAGGTGAAATCGCACAACCAACCATAGGTGAGTTAATGGACAATCAAATGGACATTAATGATTTTGTAGAACCGTTTTATCTTGTGATGTCTATAAAAGACAAAGTTAAATCATCCATGTTAAATACACTATATGCTTTAAGTGAACGAGATATAAAAGAAGGTAATGAACCCGTATTATTAAAATTCCAAAGAGCATTGATGTTGTTGTATCATGTTTCAGAAGAATTTATAAAATTAGATTTATATGGTTCTTCTCAAGTAATCATAAAGATATTAGATGAAAAACATTATGATATAGATGAAAAAACTAGCAAGAAAAAATATAAAAGTAAATATATTATTGATGACAATAATATATTATTTTTATGTGAAACAGTATTGGAAATGACTGATACTGTTGTAAAAAAAGATACCGATGATGATATGATAGGTGAACCTGATGTAATTGCTAAATTTAAAAAGTATAGAAAAATGGAAGCTGAGAGATTGGCTGAAGAAAATAAGTATGTCTTTTATGACATGTGTAATCAAATAATACATATGCAATCTCAAATAAATTATAAAAGTATTATGGATTTTACAATTTGGCAATTCAAGAACACTTATAATATATTATTATCAAAAGAAGTTAATGAAAATGTAGTTTCGTCAGGTAGTGTCAAGTATGATGTTAACAAAATTAAAGATTGGCGAACTACTTGTAAAATAAAATAATTTTTAAAATAAATTGGAGGAATTAAAATGGCTACTGGAAATTATGCTATAAAAGATGCAATCGATTTAAAAATAACATCATTAGATGATGCTGAAGCTGCTAACGTAATCACTGTTGATTACTTAAACACTTGTTCATTAAGTGTAAGTTCTGATACTGTATATGCTCAAAAGAAAGGTAACAATGCAATAGCATTCGATGGACAAAGAACTTGTACATTTACTATGGAATCACACTTAATAAATGACCAAGCCTTAGCATGGTTATTAGGTGGTGAATATGATGCAAAAACTGGTACAGTAAGTGTTAAAGGTACTATACCTAATAAATCATTTAAAATAGTTGGTACTTTCTGTGCAGTAAATGAAGCTGGACAACAAATAACAAAAGAAATAACTATGAACAAAGCTAAACCACAAGTTAATACTGATACTACTTTCTCTGCTACTGATGTATCTTCATTCTCAATAGTATTTGACGTATTGGTTGATGCTAATAATGAAATAATCAAATTAATTGATAAAGCTGGCGAATAATATAATATTTATCAATGAGCTTATGGGGAGATGGTCTTGTATCATCTCCCCTTTATTTTTTTTATCTAAAGATAATTAAAAGTTTAAGAAAAAAGTTAAAGAATAAAATGTTACTTTTATTTATTACAAGGTGACAATTCTAGTTGATTAAACCCTAGGAAAAACCATAGATAAATGAGGTCGTGGTTTTCCTACGATTTATTTTTTATATAAGGGGAGATAAAATATGAAATTATCATTATTAAAATTAGATAAAGTGAAAAAAACTTTCAAAGTAATGGTGGATGATGTAGAAGAGGAAATAATAATCTATAATTTACTAGATGAGGATAGAACTGAAGCATTAAACATATTAATGGGTGTAACTGATGGAAAAGAAGAAGAAACTGGTAAAAAGATATATGAATTATTATTTGACAAATGTACAAATCTTGAAATAGACTGTGATATAGCTGAGATACTAGATAACCCTAGTACAGTATCATCATTGGTTGCTTCTGAGATACATGAAATATTACATGAATTACAAACTGAAGCCATGAGTTTAAAATTACTTGAATTAAACGACATGGATAATAAATTAAGAATGGTATTAATTGAAGAAAAACAAGAAATCTTAGAAAGTTTAGTAGAAGACATTAAAAAAATAAGTGATAATAAACCTAAAGAGGAAAAGAAAGAAAATGAAGGGGACGAAAAACAAGAGGAATAGGTGATGTAAATGGCAACTTATAACTCAATAGAAGACTTTTTAGATGACGTAGAAAATGCAATAAGTGAATCTTTGGAGGAAGCTGGGGAAAAAGTAAAGGAGAAAATGTCACAAACAATATATAGATTGGTGTATGCTACTTATACACCAAGTATGTATCAACGTACATATCAAATGCTTAATTCCCCTCAAATAATAAACAAAACTAAAGATTCAATTACAATCAATATAAAAGAAGTTATGTATCCTAGTTTATTTGGTGGTATAGATAGTATTGATACAGTCATAGAAAAGTTTTCAACTGGTCAAATTATAGCACATGGTAGTTCGCTAAGATCTAATCCACCTATGATAAATTATCGTCAAGCAGTTCCATTGTCACAAGAAATAGACAATAATTTAAAAGAATTTGATGAATTTTTTTATAAATCAATGAGAGCTAAAGGTTTTTAGAAAGGTGGTGAGATAATTGGCAAATCATGAAATTAAAGTTAAAGCAACGATTGATAAACAAGCAGTAATGAACGAATGGCAATCTATGATTTCTAAAATGAATAAAGAAGAAATCAAGATGAACACTAATGGTGTAGTAAATGATATAAATAACTTACAAAAATCACTTGAAAAATTAGGAAGTACTAAATTAAATTCAATTGAAAAAGTAACTAAACAATTAGAAACATTTTCAAATAGTATGAAACAATTGAATAGTATTAAAACTAGTAGTTTTGATTCTTTAAATACTAAATTTGAAAAATTAAATACTTCTTTAAATTCATTAAATAAGATTGATTTTGAAAGTTTAAAGACGGCTAATAGTGCGTTGACTAAGTTATCTAAAACAATGGAGTCTTTAACTAGTGTTAATTCAAATAAAATGAATGATCTTAATAAAAGTATGAAACAAACTGGTAATGTTGCTAGTGGATTTAATACTGATTTAACTAATTCATTTAAAAATATGGGTACTTCATTTAATGTAGTTACTAAACAATTAGAGAAAATAAGTACTTTTACGAAAAAAGATTTCAATAAACTTGCACAAATGAGTGATGTTATTGGTAATTCATTAAAGAAAATGTTTAGTGGTGGTAATCAAGAACAATTTATTAATAATATCAAAACTGTTACAAGCTATTTAGAACAACTTAGTAGACTAGATGTTAATATTGCTAAACGTATATTTGGCGAGAATTTAGGTACTCAAGCTCAAACTACTGGTACTGCATTAAAACAGATAAATTCATTGTTAAAGGAAAGAGAATCATTACTTAAACAAATAAGTACAACTACTGATTCACAATCTCAAACTGTATTGTTAACTCAATTAAAGAACGTTGATAGTGAGTTAGCTAAACTTGGTCAAAGTTATAAATCAACTGGTCAAATGGGAGAACATATGATTCAAACTATGGCTAAGAACTTCCAAACTGCGCAAGAAAAAATGGTAGGTTTGGAAAGAGATTTAAATAATGGATTTAAATTATCAGGTGGAAGTGATGAATCTCAAGCCAAGTTAAAAGAATTACAATCTGAATTTGAACAAGTAAGAACTAAATATAGTACCTTGGTTAAGGATTTCGAAAGTAATCCTATAAAGGTTATGAACTCTAAAGAATTTAGTGGTTTATTTACTGATATAGATCATCTTCAAAATAAGTTAAAAGATTTAAAAGTAGACATCAATAATGAAAATCAAATTAGTAAAATGAAATCAGATGTAAGTGGTTTAGAACAAGAATTAACTAGAGCTAAACAACTTATGACTGGATTAAAACTAGATGTGGATTCTACTAAACTTGAAAAAGCTAGAACAGTGATGAAGGAATTATCTCAAATAAAGATAACTCCACAATCAACATCTGAGGAAATTACTAATTATGTAAATAAATACAATGAAGCAAAAGTAGCAGTTAAGGAGTTAAGTCAAGAAGTAGACGACTTAAGTAAACATAGAAAAATTGATTTAAACATAGATACGTTGATTAGTCAATTGAGTAAATTGAAAGGTCAAAGTGAAGGTGCTGACAAGGAAATTGACGATTTAGTTGCTTCATTGAGTAAGTTGAAATCAGAAGGTAATATTGAAATAAAAACAAAATCTTTTGGTACAATTAAACAACAAGCAACAGAAGTTAAAAGTGCATTAAATAGTACTCAACAATCAATTAGACGTACTGGTAAGATGTGGAATACTATTGCTAATACATTAAGCACAATAACTCCAATGTATACATTAAGTACTGCTATAACAGGAATGTTTAGTGGTTCTTTAGATAAGATAAAAGAAGTAGATAGTGCTTTAAGGGATTTACAAAAAGTTGCTCCTCCTTCTTTTAGTGGTACAAAGGAAGCATTAGAAGAAGTTAGACAAAAAGCAGTTGAGGTTGGTAAAAGTGTAGCTGCCAGTTCAACAGATGTAATTAATTCAACTGCTGCGGCTTTACAACTAGGTATAAAAGATATGGATAAAGCTATGGAATATGCTAGAAATTCTACACTATATGCTAACGTATCTGACCAATCACAAGATGTAGCTGATAAACAATTGAAATCTATTTTATCTGCTTATGGTGGAGTAAATAAGGCTTTACAAAAAAATGGTAAATTAGTTAAGGGTGCTGGTAAAGACTACAATGAAATGACAAATTATATCGATATGGCAAATGTTTGCCTAGTTGTCGAGTAATCGGCTTCTAAAATAACAATTTTAATTGCAGGTAATCCCTAAAGCCTTGCACCACAATAGAGGGGAAACTACTCTATGAAGGTACGAAAGTAGAAAAAACGCAAGGATTCTTATATGGTTAAATCCTAAGTAAGAGTTAACAATGGGTGTTCATGCAAGTAAGATTCTAAAGTTCAATTTTTTGATTATTTTAAGTATATTATAAATAGGGGGTGGGGATATGAGAAAATTAACATATGAATTTATAGTGGATGTGTTTGAAAAAGAAGGATTTAAAGTGTTAACTAAAAAAGAAGATTATAAAGACACTAAAACTAGACTACAAGTTATATGTCCTAATGGTGAACCTTGGGAAACTACTTATAATCGATTTCATAATGGATGTAGAAAACCTTGTAAACCATTAGATTATGATTATGTAAAATCATATATAGAAAAAGAAGGATATGAATTATTAGATACTACTTATAAAAATAATTCCACTAAATTAAATATAAGATGTCCTAAATGTAATGAAATATTTCGAGTGCATTTTAATAATTTTAAAGATTCACAATCAAGATGTCCTAATTGTCACGCTATATCAAAAGGAGAAAAAACAATTGAAAGTTATTTGAAAAAACATAATTTGAAATATAATAAAGAATTTAGATTTAAAGATTGTGTTGATAAACGACAATTGCCTTTTGATTTTTATTTACCTGATTATAACGTATGTATAGAATATAATGGTTTACAACATTATACTAAGCGTTTTGGTATGAGTGATGAAGATTTTAAAGATAGACAAAAGAAAGATTTAATAAAAAGAACAATATTGTGAAGATAATAATATAACTTTAATAACTATCCCATATTGGGATTATAAAAATATAGAAAAAATATTAAATGAAAAATTGAACCATGAATAAACTTCAACGACTATCCCTGAAATGGGAGTACAACCAAGTGGTTGGAAAAGGATTGCCCCTATTAAACATAGGGTGAAGAAATAGTCTCATCTCTCAATGAAAGTTGAGGAAGTTCATAAGAGAACTGATATAATTTAACGAATTATATTGAAGGTAATTGAAACTATGCCGGCAATAATTTTGCATTGACATCAGGTGACGTTGGTGTGGCTTTACAACAATCAGCATCATCATTTAAAACTTTGGGCGTTGATTTAAGTGAAGGTATTTCATACATTGTTGGTGCACAAGAGAGTGTTCAGAACGCTTCAAAAGTTGGTAATGCATTTAAAACTATAAGTGCCAATTTAGCTGGTATAAAAACTAGTGCTAAAACTGGTGAAACATCATTAAATAAAACTGCCGTAGCACTTGAAAAATTAGGAATAAAAGTTAAAGATGATAAAGGCAATATTAGAGGTATGAATGAGATTTTGAACGATTTAGGTTCAAAATGGAAGGACTTAAATAAAACTCAAAAATCAGGTATTGCTGAAGCCATTGCAGGTAAAAACCATATCAATACATTACAAGCATTAATGAATAACTGGGATACAGTACTACAATATCAAAGAGAAACAATATTCTCCGTATGTACAGAAATGTGCATAGGACACAAACTTAAAAGCAGGTAACCCCTAAAGCCTTACACCACAACATAATCAGTAATGATAAGTGTGAAGGTACGAAAGTAGAAAAAACGTAAGGATTCTTATATGGTTAAATCCTAAGTAAGAGTTAACAATGGGTGTTCATGCAAGTTAATATCTATTTAAAATAGATTTTGCTTTCAACGACTATCCTTGAAATAGGAGTAAAATCTCAAGCTAATGGAGAAAGAAATAGTTTGCCCTTAACACGTAATGGTGAAGGTGAAGAAATAGTCTACTCACGTCTCGAAAGAGAGTGCATTGGAATAGACCAAGTATTATGAAGTTGCGTTCATAATAAAATACAAGGAATATAATGCTGGAATGATGGTTGGTAGTGGTGAGAAAGAGAAACAATATTCTCCGTATGTACAGAAATGTGCATAGGACATGTATCTAATTGCAGGTAATCCCTAAAGCTCTGCACCACAATATATCTGAAAAGAATATATGAAGGTACGAAAGTAGAAAAAACGTAGAGATTCTCATATGGTTAAATCCTAAGTGAGAGTAGCAATGGGTGTTCATGCAGGTAAGTACCCCTGTCTTATGACGAGGTAAAACTTCAACGACTATCCCTGAAATGGGAGTACACTACAAGTTATTGGTAGTGGAAAAGGTACACCCTTAACACGTAATGGTGAAGGTGAAGAAATAGTCTACTCACGTCTTGAAAAAGAGTGCGGTGGAATAAACCACGTATTATGAAGTTGCGTTCATAATAAAATACAAGGAATGAAAGATACATTGACTCAGTTGAAGGTAAAATAACACTTCTTAAAGAAAACATAACTCAATTAGTTACTACTGTAATGAGTACAGATATGTTTAAGAACTTGTTAGATGGAGCAAACTCATTTTTAGAAACAGTAAATGGTATAGTTAAATCATTAAATGAAATCCCTGGACTATTACAATCTACTATAATAGGTGGAGGATATGCACTATTCCAAGGGATACAACAAAAAGGTGCTGGTGAAAACGTAACTGGTTATTGGACTAAAATCGCCAACTGGTATAAAGAAGCATCTCAAAGTGGAGAACAATTAGTTAATGTTAATAGTAAAGTTAGTTCTACTATGAATAGCGTTAATTCTGCTTTAGAAAAAAATGCATCTACTAGTAAACAAGCTGGTTTAAGTAGTGAACAAATGGCACAAGCTATGCAACAAATGGGTGATTATACTATTGATATTGATAATAAAGTATCTAGTGCCAGCAAAAATTTAGATGATTTTAGTAATAAAGGCAGTAAAGTAGGTAACACATTAAAAGAAACTGCTTCTAAGACTAGTGAATTTGCAAGTGGTATGACTGAGGTAAGTAAAGGTGCTGAAGCAGTAAACAAAAGTACTTCTTCGACAACATCTAAAATGGGTGGGTTTAAAAATGTACTATCTAATTTAGGTAGTAGTGCTTTAAGTGCTGCCAAAGGTTTCTTAACTATGGCTGGAAACATGGCTTTATTAAGTGCTGGTGTGTTTGTAATTGAACAAGTTGCTAGTGCAATTTATAAAGTCGCTAATGCTAATAAATTAGCCTATCAAAGTGCTCAAGATAGAATTAGTGAAACTGAAAGTACAGTTGCTGGCTATAGACAACAAATAAGTTCTTTAAGTTCTATTTCTGAAAGATATGATGAACTTAATAAAAAGACTAGTAAAACTAAAGATGAAGAAAGTGAATTGTTATCATTAAGACAACAAATAGCTGAAATATCACCGGACTTAGTTATAGGTTGGGATGACGAAAATCAACCTTTATTGGCTTTGAATGGATCATTAAAAGATTATATTGATAATCTAAAAGAAATTCAAAAAATAGAAAGAACTAAGAAAGCATCACAAGAAAATACTGCTGGTAGATTAGCATTAAATGAGATAAAAAAAGCAAATGAAACAAGTCATGATAGACTTCAACCTGGTTTTGATTTTACGAATGAATCTCAAATTATGCAAACTAAATATTTTGGAGCACAAATAAAATCACTTCAACAATATAGTGAAAACTATAATAGGATATTAGAAGAAAGAAATAAGCAAGTATCTAAGAAAAATGAAGACTTAGCTGAAAATTATGATAAGATGAGTGAATACATTCAATCTGCACAAACATTAGCTTTGAATAGATTAAATGATAGTGGCATTTATAAGAATTGGTCAGAAATGTCCGATAAAATATCAGGTTCAATGTATACTTTATTCAATGAATTTGATTGGTCTAGTAAATATGTTGATACTCAAAGTGAACAAAATAAATTCTTAGAAGGTTTCAATAAGATAGCTGAATATGCTGAAAAGAATAAAAGTAAGGTTGAGGATTGGACTAAGACAATTAATGCTGCTCAACAGGCTTATCAATTAACTGGAGATGCTGATGCATTTGCTGATTCAATTGGTGGTATAGCTGATCAATTAGAAAAAGTAACAGGCATAGATGCAAGTCAATGGGTAGACACATTACGTGGAACATTAGAAGGTGCTTTGGACGAAGAACAAATGCGACTTGCTGATTATCTTAAAAATAATGGTTCAAGTCTTACTGATTATCTTCAAGGTGATGAAAAAGCAGTTGAATTACATGCTAAATGGGTTGCTGATAATACATTAGCTGACTTATTGAATGATCAAGACGTAACTAATGATGAAAAGAAAGTTCAGATTAGAGCATATGCTGAAGGTGAAATAGAATACGAAGGTTCTAGTGAAGTTCAACGATTAATGAAAGCAATGTTTGAAAACGATGGTAAAATAGACGATGTTGAATTAGGTATAATTACTAAGATTACAAGTAGTGAAGCTAGAGGTGGAGGGCTATCAGGTGAAAATGCTGATTTATTAAACAAGATACTTAAAGGTGAAGCAGTTGATGCTGATATAAAAACTGACATAGTTATGCCTGATGGAACAATTATTGCTAGAGAAGAACTTCAAAAAATGAACGACGAAGCCAAGAAACATCCTGTTGAAATGCAAACTAAATTGGATAAAAAAGAAGCTGAAAAAGCTATAAAAGAAGTTACTGATGATAAAGACCATAGAGAAATATTAATGAATATCAAAACTGAATTTAGAGATAAAGACCAAGTTCAAGATTTTGATAATTTGATTTCAGGTTTACAAGGTGATAAAGGTAACGTTGAAGCGGTAATAAATGCTAATGTGGAAGGCTTAAGTGAATGCGAAACTTATGAAGAAATGATAAGCTGGTTGATTGACAACAATGTTATTACAACTGAATGTGGAGTTACAATATTAGGTAAAGACGATGTTGCTGGTTTAAGTGATTCATTAAAAGAACTTAAAGTTGATGATAACATAAGTACTAAAATAACTGCTGATGTACAACGTGGCGATTTAGATTCTTTGGAAACTGATATAAATAGTTTACCTGAAGAAAAACGTATGAAAGTTGTGGCAGCCGTACAAGAAGCATTAGGTAATTTAGATACTGTTGAAGGAAAAACACTTCATGATAAAACTCTACAAGTATCACAAAATGGTGCTGGTGAAGTAGTATTTAAATTAACAGAAGTAGATAGCAAAACTGGAAATAAAACTAAACATGTTAACGTAAATGAAAATGGAGCAGATGAAACTAAAAAGAAAATGGAAGACATACAAGCTCAACCTAGTACAAAAAATGTAGTAGTAAACTTCATTCAAAATGGTTGGAATTATATACAAGGATTGCTTTCAAAAATATCAAGTGGTCTACAATCTACAATTGAAGATGGTATACCTATGTTCGATGGTATATCTGTAAATCCTTTTGATACTGAAAGTCCTATATCTGATCATATTTTCAAAGCAACTGCATTAGATATGCCTGTTACAAGTGCAATAGATTCATTTACTGCTGATGCAACAAGTAGTATAAATAATAGCATAGGTTCTTTTAGTTCTTTCAAGACAAAAGAAATCCCTATAAATGTAGGTTTATATGGAATATCTTCTATTAAGAATGGTATAGAATTAATGACTACTTTGAATAATCAACTTAGTAAAGTTGAACATAATGTGTCTTTGGCAAATGCTAAATTAGATAATTTATTTGGTAAAAAACGTATAAGTACTTTACAAGCTATGAATAAATCATTACAAGAACAACAACGTTTATTGAAAAAACAATATAGTTATCAAACTAAGGAAGCAAGTAAATTACAAAAAGTATTATCAAATACATATGGATTTAAATTTGATGAAGATGGAAATGTAACAAACTACTTAAAGAAATTAACACAAATGGAAACTAAACTTAAACAATTGGAGAAAACTAGTGAAAAAGCAAGCAAATCAACTAGTGAAACAACTAAGAGTAGTTCTACAAAAGATACTTCAAAAATGACTAAGACACAAAAGGCAGCTTATAAAAAGCAACAAGAAGCAATTAAGAAACAAGCTGAAGCTGATAAAACTGCTAAGAAAAGTGCAGCCGATACTGCTAAGAATAATTATGATAGTTATAAAGATAGTTATGAACAAGCTAAAACATATTTAGAAAAATATATGAAACTTCAATTTGATGACATCGGTTCAACAAAAGAAGAATTTGAAAAATTGAAAACTCAAATTAGAGAAAACAACGATGAAATTGAAAAATTGAAATTTGAGGATAAGATTTATAAATATGTTAATGCAGTAGAAATGTTAAATTCTAAATTTGAAACACTAGGTGACATATTAGATGGTTTAGATACTAAATTAGACATGTCTCATGGACAAAAAAGTTTAGACATTATGAATAAGCAATTGAAATATATGGCTGAACAAAAGAAATACTTAGAAAGTTCATTGAATAAGGAAACTAAAGAGTCTAAGGAATATTCTAAGAAACTTAAAGACTATGGATTTAAATTTGATAAATTAGGTAATATAAGTAATGAAGATAGTGTATTAAATAAACATCAAAATAGTGCTGATTTAGATAAGATAAAAGAATATGTAGAAGGATATAAAGATGTTCATAATAATCTACAAAAAACTAAGAATGATATTTTAGATATAGAAAAAAGCATAAAAGAAACTAACGAAAGTTTATCTTTGGTTAAGTTAGAACAATCTACTTATAAAACTAAAAATGCAATCACTGCCACAGATAAAACTATAAGTAAATTGGAAGATGATTTAGATACACTTGATACTAAATTAAACTATGCGTATGGAACTGATAGACTAGATTTATTAAATAAGAAACAAGAAACTTATAACAAATTGATTGCTGAAAGTAATAAAAATCTATCAAATTATAAAAAAGAACAATCAGCATATCAAAAAGAATTAGAAAAATATGGATTTAAATTTGATAAAGATGGTCAAATGAGTAACTTCACTGATGCAATGAATAAACTTCAAAATAGTGGAAGTTATGAATATGTATCTGACTTAATTGATACATGGAATGATTTAAATGATTCTATAAATGATTTTAAACAATCAATCGATGGTTATAATGATAGTATCAAGAAAGCTAACGAAGATAGATTGAACACAACAAAAGATATAGAAGACGAAATTACAAATATGTATCAATATCAATTGGATAAACGTAAAGAGCAACTTCAAAAACAAGCTGATAAAGAAGTTGATATAATCAACAAAGTTAAAGATGCTTATAATGACAAGAAAGATGAAGATGATTATAATGAACAACTTAAAGAACAACAAGATAAGATTGCTAAATTAAATCAAAGTATTGAATTGGCTAAAAGAGATACTTCATTAAGTGGTCGTGCAAAACTTGAAAGTTTAATGGAAGAATTGGCTGATGAAAATAAAAATCTACAAGACCTAGTTAAAGATAGACAAGATGATTTAATGAATAAGATGTTTGATAATGCAATAGACAATGTTACTAACAGTAGTGACAAAGCATTAGACGATTTAGAAAAAACTTGGGATGATGCAAAAATAGCTGAAATGGTAAAAAATGCTTTAGGCTCAGGTGTGTTTGAAGATATAGATGGTAATTTAACTAACTTACAAGATGCAATGCTTAAATTTGCTGAAGACTCAGGTGAAGCATTTGGTGTTATGGGTGAATCAATTAAAAATGATTATATTGCCAACTTACAAATAGCATATGACACTATTAAGAATATAGATAGTATTTATTCAAACTTAGGATTAAAACCAAATGATGATATACAAGCTGGTATAGCAACTGATGATTTAAGTAAGACAATAAATGTAGGTGGAATAGAGATATCAATAGCTGGTGCTGGTTCTAATGCAACTGATATAGCCATTGAAGTTAAAGCTCAATTAGAACGTTATATGAGCGATATAATAAATAGAGTATAGGAATTTTCCTATACTCTTATTTTTATTTTGGGAGGTGGTATTTGATGTTTATAGAACCTAATTTTATATTTAGGGGAAAAGATTGTAAAGAATTTAATGTGCAAATCGTAAGTGTGAATGAAGATGTATTGAACTATAAAGGTAAACCTTATTCAAGAAGTATAAATCAAGAAAGTATAGCAAATAACATAGCTTACACACAAGAACCAAATGATACAGAAGAATTTACTTTAAATTTAGCTTTATTAGACAAAAATGATGAGCCTATGACTTGGACAACTGAAATTTATAATAGAATTTGTGATTGGTTAATATCTGATGATTTTGAACAATTTATAAGTTATGATGATTTAACATTAGTACATTATGTTATGGTGACTGAAATTAAACCTAAATTAAATTATGCACAATTAGGATGGATAGAAGTAACATTTAAACCACTAGATAATTTTAGATATAAAATATTAGAACGTGATGAAATGGTGTTTGGTTCAAAATTAATAGAAATATTCAATGAATCAAAAACAACATTAGAGCCATTAATTACTTTAGAAAATCTAGGCACAAAAAATAATATAATTTATATAAACGATTTTATGATAAGTGGATTGGAAGAAAACGAAGTTGTTTACATAGATAATTATATGACAAATGTAATGAATGAAGAAAACGAAAATAGATTATATTTATGCAATAGACGATGGATAAAATTGCAACCTGGAATAAATCAAATATTAGTGAAAGGCGATTGCAACGTTAATATTTATTGTGAAATTCCTATGAAGTAAGGAGGTGAACTAAATGGACAATATTATAGTGAAAGAACTTAAAGATATCAAAGAAATATTATTAACTAGAGTAAATCACAAAGTAATCGGTCAAGTTTCAACTGAATTTGTTACTTCACGAGCAATGAACTTTGATGATATAGATACTATTAAATTAACTATACCTAAAGAATATACAAACACTCAACATAAAGCTAAAACAAGATATCCTTTGTATGATGAATTTAAAAATGAAAGATATTTAGAAGTTGATGGGGAGCAATATGTTATTAAAGAAATATATGAAAACAAAATAAACAATACAAAAGAAGTTACTGCTTATGGAATAGAAAAGAAATTAGAGAAAATAAATTTTGCAGTTAGTAATATAGGATTAACATTATTAGACCCTGACGAGGACAATAAGATATATGCTTTTAATGATGAATTATATAAATTAACTGGATGGAGATTAGGACATGTTGATGAAACAGTAAGATATAGTGAAAACGGTAAACCTAAAATGAGAATGCAAGAAGATACTGATACTTCATTCTATTCTTTTATAACTGAAACAATAAGTGAACAATGGTGTTGTGTACCAATATTTGATAAAAAGAATAAGTTGTTAAACTTGTATGATGAAGATTCTTTTGGAGATGTATTGAAGTTAGTATTAACAAAAGATAATTATATAAAAGATATTAGTAAAACATCTAACAGTAGTGATATTGTAACTAGATTAAAACTAAGAGGTAATGAAGAAAAATGTGACATAAGAGATGTCACTCCAACTGGATTTGATTATATAGAAAATTATAGTTACTTTGTACGAACTCATGAGATGAGTGATGAATTAGTTAATGCAATAGTGTTATTTGAAAAAATTACACCTGAGAGAATTGCAAAATGGCAAGAGTTATCAAAAGAAAAAGTACAACTTACAACTCAATTATCTGATAAAAAAGCAAACGAAACTATAATTAATACTGCTATAACATCTTTAAATAGTATGATAAAAGGTTATGAAGAAGCCGAAACAGATACTACAAAATATTCATTGGATGATTTAAAAACTCAATTACTATTAAAAGAAGATGAATTGGCTGATATAAATGATGAGATAGTTAATGTAACTACTAAATTAAATGAAGTAAATGCACAAATTGATGAGTTGAATGTATTATGTACTAGAGAAGGAGCTTTAGATTATGTAGGACATCCTATATTCACAAATGAATTATTAGACGAACTAAAAGAATTTGTTTACTATGATACTTATTCTGATGATTCATTTATTGAAGCAAGTGAGTTATTAAAAACTGGAGAAAAAGTATTGGCTTCTAAATGTATGCCTACTTTTGAATTTACAATAGATAGTGCTAACTTCATGCAACGATTACTCATGAATCCTACGAGAAAACAATGGCATGGTAAATTAGGTTTAGGTGATGTAATTTCATTATATGATAAAGAAAAAGATGAAGAAGAATTTGTATATTTTGTTGGTTGGGAAGCAAATTATGAAAATCATAATCTGATTTCTTTAAATTTAACTTTTTCAAATAAAAAATCATCATTAAACAATGGAAAAACTATGGCTGATTTATTGAAAAAAGCAAAACTTACAAAGAAAGCACAAGCATCACAAAGATATTTATTAAATGATATTAAGTATCAACGTGATAATAATAGTATTTATACTAGTAATATATTAGACTTTGATTTTGTAACACCTCCTTTAGTTTCTAAAATTCCTGTGGAAGAAATTCAATTAAGTGAAACATCATTACATTTAGATTTAAAATCTTCATATACATTAAGTGTATCATTTACTCCTAAAAATGCTACCAACCAAAATGTAGTATGGATAAGTTCTGATAACAGTGTTTTAACAGTTAAGGATGGTAAAATAACAGGTGTAAAAAGAGGTATTGCTACAATAACGTGTGTTAGTGAAGATGGTTTGAAAAAGGCTTCTTGTGAAGTTAATGTTGGTGAATATTATGATCCTTCTGAGAAAATACCTGTTACATCAATTAGATTAAACAAGATGAGTTATACTATGAATATTAATGGAGAATTTTACGTAGTACCTACTATTATCCCATTAACTGCTAGTAATCAAAATGTAACGTTTGCTTCTACAGATACTAAAGTAGCCATGGTTACTAGTGAAGGATTAGTTGTTGGTGTTAGTGCAGGAAATTGTGCTATAAATGTATTTTCAGGTGAAAATCCTGATATTATGGCTAGCTTATTATTAACAGTTGAACCAGTGGATGAAGGTAAACATGCTAATTTAGATAATGCATTAATACTTGGTTCAGATAGAGTATTAAGTATGAAATCATTAGGTGCTTTAAGTAAAATGACAGTTGTAGCAAAATCTCAAGTATCAGGTGGATATTTCTATGAAAGTGGTAAAGACATAATAAATGATTTACCAAAAGACCCTGGTTGTGTAATAGTTATGTTGGGTGCTACTAATCCTAGTAAAACTGGAATAATAGAAATGACTAGTTTGTTAGATAAATTAAGAATTAAATACAAATCTAAACAAATATATGTTGTGCAAGAATTACCAGTAAGTGTTGAATATGATAAAGTTTCAACATCATATGAAGCAATTAATAAAGAAATTGAAGAATTTAATAATGCAATATTCACATATAGTCAAGGTGTTGAACATGTTACAATAATAAATGGTTCTGATGGAATTGTAGAAAATAATTTATTAATAACTACTTATAGTGATGACGGATTCAACTTAAATATGAATGGTGCTAAATCTTTATATGACAATATGATTACAAATATATTAATTGATATGAATACTAAGAAAGACAAAGATGAGTTACCTGATAAAGATGATGAAAAACCTTCAACACCACAGAAACCTAGTGATAACCTTGGAGAAAATCCTAGTCTAAACAAGCCAACAACTAAGTATGTATGTACTGCTAGTTCATTAAATATTAGAAATGGAGCAGGAACTAATTATAAAGTATTAGGTACATTTAGCGAAGGTGAAGAAATAGATGTTTATTCTATAAGTGGTGACTGGGCAAAAATAAAATGGAAAAATTTAGTTGCTTATTGTAGTGCAAAATATATTGAAAAGAAAACTGATGATAAAGATGATGAAGATATTGATAATGATGGAATAGCTAGTGTTCGTGATAAAATAGTAAAAAGAGCTAATGACATTGTTAATTTGAGAAAAGAAGGTAAAGCGTGGTATTCTCAAGCATATAGAACAGTTAACTACAATAAGAAAAATACTATAAGAGCACATTATGAAACAGTAATGGGAACTACTTATAAACAACCTGGTTATGGAAAATGGGGATTTGACTGTTCTTCATTAGTTGGTTGTGCTTATGATTATGCTGGATATTCATTTATGAGAGGATTATCTTGTTCAGGTGGTACATTACAAGCCATGGCTAGAAAGCATAATGCTACTGCTTGGAGATATGCTGATAATACTTCTTTAAGTAAATGTAAACCTGGTGATATTGTAATGTGGACTAGACAAGGGCATACTGTAACTAAGAAAAATATGTTTACTGTAACAACATCTCATACTGCCATATATGCTGGTAATGGATATATTATTGAAGCGGCTGGATATCAAACAGGTATAGTAAAAAGAAAAAGAAAATTTGAAAAAAGTAGAGTATTTTTCTTTAGAATAGAGGAATTATCAAAGGCTGACAAAAAAGCAGTAACTAAAAAACCTTCTAAAAATAACAAACCTAATGAATCTAAAAAAGATGCTCCTAATTGTTACAATGAAAGTGGTACTAAAGATGGAAACAAATATATTTATAAATTTACAAAAGCAAGATGTACTGCATATGGTGGTAACGCAGGTTCTTCTGCAAGTGGACAAAAAATGACTGCTGGTAAGAGTTGTGCTGCACATAATATGCCTTATGGAACTAAATTATATATTCCTGCATTGAAAGGTAAATTTGGAAACAAATCAGGTATTTATACAGTTCATGATACAGGTGGATATTGTTTTGATTTCGATTTATATTTGAGTTCATCTGATTCAAAAGCTGGCGAAATGTTAGGGTCACCACTTTATACAGACGTGTATGTAATATCATGGGGGAAAGGACGTGTGGCTTCTAATTTTAGTTCCATGGCAAAATTCTGTGTGAATTATTATGGTGCATTTAAATTTCATAGTGCTTGGACACAATATATGAAATATGGTGGTTGTACAATAAACTTTTGGAAATTTGATACTACTGATAAAAATATAAAAAATCAATCATATTATAAGAAATTATAGGGGGAATGTAATATGGCTTGTAACAATAATACTCCTAAAAATGGATATGTATATATTGAAAACTTAGTGGTAGAATTTGATAACAAATTCTACCCTATTAATAATATTGTAATTAAAGATGAGAACATATATTGGAACTCTGAAGACCCATTTAATTTGTACACAAGTAATGATAGAATAGCTAAAGATAATTTACTTTTTATTATAAAAAACATGAATGGTAATAGTGTTATCATGAACAACCCTAAATTAAGATTAATATTTGATAATTTTGATAAAGAAAAAGTTGTTGAAAATATTAAAACTATTAAAAATGAAATGACTGACTATACTGTGGCAATGGAGACAATGTCAAATGACGTTGAAAGTTTATCTGATAAATATAAAGAAGATAAAAGTTTTGATGAAATCAAAGAAGATTTAAATACTTCTCTTATAAATTTTAATTCAGATTTAATATATTTAAATACTTCATTGAAAAAAGCATTAAACGATGGTAAATTTACTGCATTTGAAAAAGGAGAGATTAATTCAAAATTAAATGAAACAAATAATTTGTGCATAAGTACTTTAGCTTACGCTGATGCATTGTTGGATTTGTATTGTCAATATTTAAAAGAAGATGATAAAGCTGAAGAAAATTATGATGTATTTCAATACAAGGTTTTAATTGAAACTTATATGTCACAATTGAAAGTAGATTTATCAAAGTTAACTAGCTCAGCTGAGGAAAAAATGACAACCGACGTTGCAATTCCCATAACAAGTTGCATAACTAATATGATAGAATCGCTAGTTAACCTAAAGACAGCTTGTAGTGAATTAAAATTCTTGGGTTCAGGAGGTCAAATACCATCTGAAATTTATCAAGCTAACGATAGAATAGATACGTTAACTACACAACTTAATGATTTACAAGAATCAATGTTGAGTTCTATGAATACTGAGAAACAAGAAATAGCTAATATCCTTGATGATATAAGAGTAGTATTGAATAAGATAGTCACTTTACATAATAGCGTAATTCACACAAATGGTGTAATGACTACGCAACAATACAATTCATTTAAAAGTTATGCTTTTTCATTACAAAGTTTTTATACACAAATACAAGGTTATTATGAAGTTTATTATTCAAACACTAATTTATCAGATGTTACTAAGTTACAATTAAAATCTAGTTTTGATGATTTTAATAAAAAACATTATGCCATGATGAGTTATGTGAATAATAAATTATCTGACTTAAATATATCAAACTCTGATAGAAGTGCTTTTACAAAAGCATACCAAGAATATAAAGATAGTAGATATGTATTAGGTTCTAAACTTACAATTTGTATAAATGAAATAAATAGTAATGGTTCACAAGCAACATTGGATGAGTTGAAGAAAACATTCCAAACTCAAATTGATTCTCTCAAAACACAAGTAAGTACATTAAGCGATACTGTAATATTATTACAAAATAATTATGAAAATTTAGATGCAAGATTGAAAAAATTAGAAAGCTAGAGGTGAATAAGTTAAATGAGTGGTATAAAAAGAGAATACACAATCGTTATTGATAAGGGCGAAAGTAAGTTAAATGACGATTTAGAAATATATACAAATGATATAGGTGTGAGTATATATTTTAATATTTTAAATTCACCATATATTAAATTATCTAATCAAACTGATTTATATGCTAAGGTTGTATTAAGAGATAAATTGGGTAATAGTACTGAAAGCAATGTTGTTCCTGTTGTGAATAACATTGTTATTTTTACGTTAGATAATAAAATTATGAATTCATTAACTGAAACTGGTAAATATCAATTGTACATAGTTATTATGGATGATAAAAGAAATAAAAAGGTATTACCACCTATAAATATGACTTTAGTTGAAACAGATTTATTATTAAATGAATTGGAAACATCTTCTATAGGAGCAACTATAAATGAGACTGCTATAGAAAATTATGGAAATGAATTGATATTATTCAATTTGGATGGTACTTATAATAGAACATTATGGGTAGTCGGTGACATAATAACAACTTCAAAAATGAATAAGATTGAAAAAGCTATAAGTAAACTTACTGATACAGTATTGTCTAATTCTGTGAAAATAGATAGCTTTAATGATAATGAAGTACATCAAACATTAGTTGGTACTGAAGCAAAACCAGTAACAATTTCTAATTTAGAAAAAGGATTTTATATTGTAAGTGGAGAAGTTAGAGATTTTTCAACAGATGTTGCGAATACATTGACTGGGGAAAATTATTATATGGTGACTTATTATGATGCATATGAGTCAAGAGTATTGAGATGTAAAGCTGATGAAAAAGAATTTCGTAAATATAAATATGATAAGAACCAAAAAACAGTATTTAACAATGAACAAGAAATTCATACAATACCTATTGTGGAAGGATATGCAAATGTAACTGAAGATAGATGCCAATTTTTAAATGTAAGTGCTGATGTAGAAGTGCAATTACCTAGCCCTAATACATTTGCAGAAATTAATTTATATGTGATGTCAACTAAAGAAGGTGCAAATATAAAACTACCAACTATAAGTTGGGATAACGTACCTGTGATAACAAAAGGTAAAATGTGTAAATTAACATTAGCATATATAAATGATTTATGGTATGGATATTATACACCTGCAACAAATTCTTAATTTGAGGTGATAACATGAGTGATTATGGTAGAATAAAGAAAGATGGTACATTTAAAAATGTTTTAGTTACTGCACCAAACACATACCAAAAATCTGATAAGGAAATAATAACAAATTTTAATGAAGACGAAGCATTAATGAAAGAATATGGTTATAAACAAGTAATTACTACTGAACCACCTTATGATGAGAATTATGAAACTTTAACAGTGGATTCATTAACACAAGATGATGAAAATATATATTTAACTTATGGGGTGGATAGATTTGCAAATCCACCTACTGGTGTAGATTTATCTAACTATTATACTAAACAACAAGTTTATAATAAAAAAGAAATAGATAGTATGTTAGAGAATCTAAAAAATGATTCAATTACTACTGACGATTTATACGCATTAAGTGCTGAAATAGAAAATTTAAAAGCTGGTTTTGCTAAAATTGATATGGCTGAAATAGATAGATTGTCAACTGCTTATGCAGATATAGAAGAATTGAAAAGTAAATTAGCAAATATAGATACTGCTACAATCAAAAATTTAACAACTGAAGTAGGGAATATAAAATTATTATTGAATGGACATTTGACTTCTGATAATATTGAATCTTTAGTTTTAACAGCTAGTAAAGTTACAGTTGAAGATGCATTTATAAAAGATGCTATGATTGATTCTATAAATGCTAATAAAATAAATACTGGTGTGTTAAATACTAATAAAGTTAATATAGAATCCGAAGATGGAAGTATGACATTAAAAGGTAATCTTCAACAATTTAAAGATAAAAATGGTAAGGTACGTATTCAAATAGGAAAAGATGCTACTGGTGATTTTACATTCTCATTATTTAATGCAGAAGGAACAGGGGTATTAATAGATGAGAATGGTATAAAAAGTGGAGCAATTGGTAGTGGATTAATAGTAGATGATATGGTTAGTGATAATGCTCATATATCAGGTGGAAAAATAGATATTGATAGTTTAATTACTAATATAAATGGAAATACAAGTACTATTAATTCTAGCAAAATTAAATTCGATGATACAAACCAAACTTTAGATGTAGCATTTAGTAGTTTGAAAACTAAAGTTGATAGTATAGAAAAAATAACAGTTGATGGTGATTTGAGTTCTGTTATAAAACAAGTTCAATCCAATACAACTAACATAAAACTTCAACAAGGACAAATTAGTTCTTTGATTGATAACACAACAATAACTAGTGAAAATGGTAAGACAATCCAATTGAAAGATGCTTACAATTCAACTGTTAGTAAAGTAGATAGTTTAGTTACTAAAATAGGAACACTTGAAACAAATGTAAGTTCTTCCTTGACTAATACTGAAACACAATTTTATACATCTACTTCACCTACTTCTTTAGAAGGTGGTGAATGGATTACTGATGAATCTCCTACATGGGTTACTGGAAAATATATATGGCAACGTATGAAATATACTTATTCTAATGGAGGAATAAAATATTCAACACCAGTATGTATTCAAGGTGCTAAAGGTGAGCAAGGGGATAAAGGTGAAAAAGGTGATCAAGGACAACAAGGTATCCAAGGTATTCAAGGGGAACAAGGTGAACAAGGCGTTCAAGGTGCAGCTGGTAAAGATGGTAAAACAACATATTTCCATATAAAATATAGTGCTAACGCAAATGGTAATCCAATGACTGAAACTCCTAGTACTTATATAGGTACTTATGTTGATTATGATTCAAATGATAGTACTGATTATACTGCCTACACATGGAGTAGATTTGAAGGTATGCAAGGGGAACAAGGTATCCCTGGAACTAATGGTACAAATGGATTAACTTATTATTTACATATAAAATATAGTGATGATGGAGGTAAAACTTTCACATCAAATAAAGGTGAAACTGCTGGAGCATATATAGGAGTTTACACTGATACAAATGAAAAAGATAGTGAATTAGTTACTAAATATACATGGAGTAAGATAAAGGGTGATCAAGGTTTACAAGGTGTGCCTGGAAAAGATGGTAAGACTTATTATACATGGATAAAATATGCAGATGATATCAATGGAACTGGAATTAGCGATGATCCAACTGGTAAACTTTACATTGGTCTTGCCTATAACAAAGAAACACAAGTTGAAAGCACTAACAAAACTGATTATACATGGAGTCTAATAAAAGGGGAAAAAGGAGATACTGGTATAAAAGGTGACAAAGGTATAGATGGTACTACTTATTATACTTGGGTTAAATATAGTGACAATGCAGATGGAACAGGTTTATACGATACACCAAAGGCTAGTACAATGTACATTGGTATTGCTGTCAACAAGACAACACAAGCTGAGAGCAATAATAAAGCCGATTATACATGGAGTAGATTTAAAGGTGAACAAGGTGTAAAAGGAGAGAATGGTAAGACTTATTACACTTGGATTAAATATGCTGATGATGACAAAGGAAATGGTATTAGTAACGAACCTACTGGTAAAACTTACATTGGTTTAGCATACAATAAAACAACACAAACTGAAAGCAATACTCCTTCTGATTATATGTGGAGTCTAATTAAGGGTGACAAAGGTGATACAGGTGTACAAGGGGAAAAAGGTAAGGATGGTATTACTTATTACACTTGGATAAAATATAGTGACAATGCTGATGGAACTGGATTATATGATACACCAAAAGATACAACAAACTACATAGGGATAGCTATAAATAAGACGACTCCTACTGAGAGTAGTAATAAAACTGATTATGTATGGAGTAGATTTAAAGGCGATAAAGGTGACAAGGGAGAAAAAGGAGACCAAGGACAACAAGGTAATCAAGGGCAACAAGGTGAAAAAGGTGATACTGGTCAATCTATGACAAGCAGTACACCTCAATGGTACGCTTCTACTAGTGCAACTACACAAACAGGTGGAAGTTGGTTAGATACTATGCCTACACTTGAAGTTGGTAAATATTATTGGATAAGATACAAACAAACTTGGGAAAATCCAACTAAAACAACTTATACTGAACCAATATTAGAAGAATTGGGTGAAGCCATTAAAGAGGTTAAAAGTCAACAATCTAATTTAGAACATACATTAGAAGGATTTAAACAAACAGTTAGTAAGGATTATGCTAAACAAACTACTGTGACTGACTTAACAAATAAATTAGCTAAAGACTATACAACTACAAGTGATATGAATAGTATAATTGATCAAAAAGTCGAGGGTGTATTAACAACTGTGAGTAAAACATATGCCACATCATCAAGTGTTACAGATTTAAATACTAAATTAGAAAAAGATTATTATACTAGTACACAAGTTAATAGTGCAATTAATCAAAAAGCTGATGGTATATTAAGTACAGTAAGTGATAGTTATGCTGAAAAAACAGTTGTAAATGATTTAGCTAATAATTTATCAAGCAATTATACTACTACAACTAATATGAATAGTGCAATTGAACAAAAAGCTAATGGCATATTGAATACAGTAAGCAAAACATATACAACAAAAGATGAATTAAAAGAATTAAGTTTTGGTGGTAGAAACTATTTACTTGATACTAAAAATGCTAAAACAATTACTGGAACTAAAAGTGCTAATCAATGCACTAATTTATATGTATTAAGTGATGCAAAATCTTCTTGTAATAGTGAAAAAATGTCATTATCATTCACATATAAAGTTTCAAGTTATACTGGTGGAGATTTTATAATACAAACTTATGGAGGTTCAAGTAAAGGATGGAGTAGAATTACCCCTAGCAGTGATGGTACTTTTACTTATAAACATACTATAACTACACCAACTAATTTTGATACTGCTACTGGTGTACAAATTAGAATGGATGCTTTTGTAGGAACAGTAGAAATAAGTGATATGATGTTAGAAAAAGGAAATACGTTTAGTGACTGGACACCTGCTCCTGAAGATAACGCAAGTCTTATAGAAGATTTAGGCGATTACGTTTTAAATATAACAAAAGAAACTGTGATAGTTTCAACTGATTTGAGCGGTAATATATTGAGTTAGGAGGTTTAATGATTATGGCAAATACAAACGACTCTACACCTAAAAGTATTATTAGTAATTCTTTCAATATGATTATTAACCGACCTACACAAGAAACTACCAAACCAAGTACAGTTGTAAATATATTGAAAGATAATATAATGTTAACTCCTGTGAAAACGACACCACAAGCAGGAGAATACAGAGTAACTATAATTAAATGTACAAATTGTAGTGCTGAATTAAGTAGTGATAATAAGACAATTGTTGTAAATAGTGTTACATCTAGTAATGGTAAAATAGATATATCAGTTGATATTGAATCTAAAAAGTCATACAATAAAACAATATCTGTTGCCAAAATAGTAGATACTACAGTATTAACAAATGAATTTAGTAGGATAGACCAAAAATCAAACAAAATAGAATGGCTTGTTAAAGGTAATTCATCTAGTACTATGGAATTAACTGAAGATGCTTTAAGTGTTATTACAAAACAAGTTAAAGTTACTGGAGACATGCTTGTGGATGGTGCTATAAATGGTAAAACAATTATTGGTGCTACGATAATGAATTCTGCTACAAATCCTTCCTTTAGTGTAGATCCACAAGGTAATGTAGTTGCTTCAAAAATAACAATTAAAGGTGGTAATATCACTTTAGGTGAGAACTTTAGAGTAACTGAAGATGGTACTTTAACTGGTAAAAATGTTAAATTAAGTGGTGACATAACTGCCCTTGTTGGTAAAATTGGTGGATTTACTATATCTGAAAATGATTTGGTTGGTACTAACGTTGGTATGGGTACTGAGACAGGTAGTAATTTAGCATTTTGGGCTGGTAGTGATTTACCAAATGAAGCTCCATTTAATGTAAATCATGAAGGAAAACTTAATAGTTCTAATATAAATGTTACAGGTGGAAGTATAAATGTAAATGATAACTTTAGAGTTAGAGATGATGGTACTTGTGAAGCAAAAGACTTGTTAATAGAAGGTAGAATAAGTTGTAAAGAAATAATAGCTGAATCAAGTAATGTCGAATGGCAAGATAAAAGTTTAGTTAGAAATTGTAAGGTTTATGTAACATATGGTTATACATATCCTGATGATTATGATGAAAACAATTTTGAAGATGGAATGATATTTGCAAGTTTTAGTGATTTACAAGACGTAGTTCCTAGAAATTTAAATGGTTACACATTAGATATATATGTAACTAAAAAACATACTGAAAATATATATCTTAATAATTTTAATAATGGTAGAGTTAGAGTAGCCATGCAAGGACATCAATTGAATGGTAGTATAGCATTTTATGGTCATGGTATGGACTATGAATTTTATGGTAATGTACCTGGCTCAGTAAATAATGCAAGTATGTATTGTAATATAGTACCTGGAGCAAATGGTAGACTTCAAAGTAGTTATAGATATTGTTTGGTAGCTGATAGATGTAGACTTACAGTATATGATGTAAGATGCTATAGTGGTACTGCTACTGATTATAAAAATAATGGTATTTGTTGTACAAACGGAGCAATTGCATATTTATCTTCAATAAGTGCTGTAAATAGCCCTTATGCGTTAGTTAGATGTCACAGTGCATCTCATGTTTATATAGCAAGTAGTGATGGTAGAACAAGTGGTGAAACATTCCATTGTGTTAGTGGTAGTATAATTCAATTAAATAAAGGAACTCATTGTGGTACAACATCTAGTAAAGGGGCTAAATACATTAACAATAATGGTCAAATATTTGATACTGGTGTGACTTATAATAGTATAATTAAAGACGATACATCTACTCCTACTCCTGATGTACCTAAACTTACAACTGTAACTAAGACTATAAAAAGTTCAGGTGGTCGTACTTGGAGAACAAGTGGTAATTATGCTAACAGTTGGTCTAGTGAATCAATAGTTAGACAAGGTGCATGGACAAGTGGATATGGTAAAAATGTAGGATATTGGTTCTTTGATAGTGATGTTTATAATATATTACAAAATCCTGATTATACTGTTACTAGCATTAAAGTAAAAATTACTAGACAAAGTGGTGGTAAAAATGCAGCAGTAACTCACTATTTAAGAGCACATACTTATGCTAAAAAACCATCAGGTACACCTAGTCAATTAGGTACTGGAGTTATCAATAAGAAATTTAGTTTAGCAACTGGAACAAGTATCACACTTACATTAAGTAGTAGTGAAATTACAAGTTTAATATCTAATAAAGCTAAAGGATTGGGTATTTGTACAAGTGATTATACAACAGGTGCGAATGGTTCTTATAGTTGTTGTAGTGCTTCATGTTCGGTAACAATAACTTACACTACAACTGAATAATAAAATAAACGAGGTGAAAATATGGCAATTACAAATAATTATAATATAATTGTTCAAAATGGAAAATCATCTTTAGATAAAGATGTTTATTTAACTGCTGGAGACAAAAACTTAATGTTAAAATTTAAAATTAAAGGCTTAGATTATGACATAAGTGGTTGTAATACATGTGAAATAAATTTATTATCTCAAGCTGGTAAAGTTGTAAATGCTACTGCAACAATAGATGCAAGTGTAATAACAATGACTGTGTCACCAACAATGATTGATGAGTTAACTGAAGTGGGAACTTATGCTTTAGAAATTAAAATAAGTGATGCTGATAGTACATTAACATTACCTTTAATAAGTAATCAATTTCATGTAAGACCTTCTTTAAGTATGGGTGGAGATACTATAAATGTAGGAACAAGCTCAGTAAATAAAGGTCATGTTGGTTTAGGTGATACTGAAAGTGGAATATTTAATACTGATAAATCATATAAAGCTAACACATGGAATAATGGAGATATTATTGAAGCAGGTAAATTAAATAAAGTTGAAAGTGCATTGAGTTATTTAATGGATGTAGATGTAATATATGTTACTGCTGTTAGTAATACTGTGACTTTAAAAGTTGAACGTAAACAAGCATCCAAATTAACAGATAATGGAATTATAGTTTTACCTGATATGATTGGATGTGCATATGCTAATATGTTCTTATTATTGGAATGTGCTAAAGAGATTAAAGTTACATTTAGAAGCACAGGTGATAATACTGAAACTATAACTATGCCAAAAGGATATCATGTTATAAATATGATATACTATGAAGATTGGATAATAACTTGTTAGGTGGTGAAATAATTGAATAAAATATATATAATTCAAAAAGCAAATAATAACGATAATCAAATGTATGCTTCTAATATAAACACAACTGATGCTCGTTTACAAGGATATAATGTTGAAAAAGTATTAGTTGATTATTTTAAGAAATTTAAAGAATTATATCATATAACAAGTAGTATAGATGTTGAAACAATTGAAGGAGATATATACGAAACATTAAGTTCTACAATTGGTGATATAAATGATAGAATAAGTGTTATAAAACAAAGTGCTGATAAAATAGATTTATTAGTTAAGTCAGTTGATGGAAGTAGTTCAGTAACTTTAACTGATAAAGTATTAGAAGCAATAAGTGGTAACATTAAATTAACTGCTGCTAATATAGATTTATGTGGATATATTTCAAATAGAACAATAATAGATGAAGATGGTATTGAACAAGTAATCCCTGGTAACTGGTATATAAGTGAAGATGGTGCAGCTGGATATAAAAGTTTAGCAGTAGAAGAAGATTTATCTTGTGATACATTATCTGTTAAATCAATAAGTAATCCACAATATCCTAAAGCATTAACTGGTTCAATAGATGTTTATATAGATGCAACTAATGGTTCAGATGATATTACATTAGAAGATGAATGTACTTTTAAAACATTAGAAGGACTATTAGATAAATTACCTAAAAATCTAAATGGTTCAACAGTAAGAATATATTTAAAATCTAATATATCAGCTGGAGTAACTTTTGATTATTTCTTTGGTGGAAGACTTTTATTTTTCTTATGTGGTTTAACAATAACTGGATATTTACGTTTCTATTGTTGTAATGCTGATATAAAAATATATGGAGGAGATAGCCAATTATCAACTGCTAGAGGAATAATTGCTCCCGATTCATTATATTCAGGTAGTGGTGATGAAGCAGATGGTGCTTCTATACTAGTGCATAAAGTTCCATTCTTCGCTATATACTATTGTGATGTTTATGGAAATAAGAATAAAACTGCTTCAACTATAATGAAATTTATGGAGTTTTCAAGTGGTACTATTTTAGGTGTTAAGTTTATAGATGGATATCATGGTGTTATCGCAACATCTTCTAGTATAATTTATGCTACAAATACAAGTGGGCAAGTTAAAGGTAATGGATGGGTTTCTCAAAGTGGTTCAATAATTCACTTAGCTAATGGTACTCAAATGAGTGGTACACTTGCTAATTATAAAGAATCTAATGGAGATATAATATTAGGTACTATCAAAGACATGATTAAAAATAGTGGTGGAAATCCTAGTATAACACCTGACCCTACTCCTGACCCTACTCCAAATCCATCTAATCCAAAAGACCCTGTACCAAAAACTAAAACAGTTACTTATAAAGCAACAAGTGCTGATACATATAGAAGTTCAGTATATAATAACTGGAAGAAAGATGGTACTTGTAGACAAGGTGACTATGGTTATGGTGACTGCAATGGATGTTGGTTCTTTGGTAGTCAATTTGCTAACCTAAAAGGTAAAAACATATCAAGTATTAAAATTACAATCAAACGTCAAACTGGTGGATATCAATCTGCACATAATGTTACATTAAAAATGCATAAATATGCAAGTAGACCTAGTATATCTAGTGGTTCAAAACCAACTTATAATGATGGTTGGTCTAAGACAATAAGTTTAAAAGTAGGAGAAACTAAAACAGTTACAATTACTGATACTGCAGTATTAAATGCAATTAGAAATGGAACTATGAAAGGTTTCGGTTTACAAGGAGCTTATGACAAAGCATCATATACAGTATGTAGTGGTGCTATGACAGTAGTAGTAAGTTATAAAGAATAATATGGAGGGGATTTTCCCTCCTTTTTTATTTAAATTAGGAGGTTATATAAATTGAAGAAATTAATTAAAATGTATAACGAAAAATATGGTAATACTTTGGGAATTATAGATGATGACTTCAATAAAGAACAAATGTATAGAATATATTACTTTATAAAAAACAACTGTGACGATAAAGACATACAAGAACGTTTAGCTAAAATTAAATTAGACAAACCCAAAACATTAGAACAACAATTGACTAAATTAGAAGGGGAGAATAATAAAGATGTTAAAAAATATGTAGATGATAATACAGTAATACATCCATTGCCAATATACAAAATGGATGAAGCACCTACAATGATAACTTATACGGTAAATATAATGGATTTAAAAAAATTAACTACTTATGGAGCTATTAGAGACATAAATTCTACTAAATATCAACGTTATCATTTTATATATCCTTGTGACGATGGTACAAATAAAACTATTGTCAATACAGGTGATGATATCAGTGATACAACTTTTAGAGTATATCATTATGATAATTCTAGTACGTTGACTTTTAATAATGTAAGATACTCTATAGATTACACTAAACATAGTACGTCAACTGATGTAATTGTAACAGAATATATACAAAACTATTTAGGAATATATAATACACGAGAATATACACCAACAGAAGATTATAACCCAGCTACTAAAAAATATGTAGATGATAAAATTGCTAGTTCACCTCAATTTAGCTTTAATGAAGCTGGTGAATTAGTTGTAACAATAAATGGAGTTAGCAAAATATTTGTACCAAAAGCTGAATAGAAAAGATTGGAATGGGAAAGTAAATAACAAACTCCATGAATAAGTAAAGATAGGAGGTATGGATGTGGCAAAAATAACAGTTAGCCCAATCACTTATAATATAACTGATGCAAATGTAAACATTGTGAAAATTTATTTTACATCAGATGTTACATTGACTGATGTTAAATTAAGTATTGATAATGGACAAAATTTTTTAAACAATGTGAGTATGACACAAACAAGTGCTGACTTTAATATAGCGAATTTAGTGAACAAGAATTATACTTGTTTATTAAAAGGATTTTATGAAGAAACTGTTACACCTAGTTATTCAATAACCAACAATTTAACACATTGTGCAACTAGTAATACTGCTAAAACTATTAATGCTAATAGTAAATATTCCACTACAATAAATGCTGAAGCAGGATTTACATTAAACTCTATAACTGTAACCATGGGTGGAAAAGATATAACAAGTAGTGTTGTTAATAACAATGTTATAACTATAAGTTCTGTCACAGGCGATATAGTTATTACTGCTAAAGCTATTGAAATTGTTGCACCTACTGTTTACTCAATAACTAATAATTTAACAAATTGTAACACTAGTAATAGTACTACGAGTGTAACTAAAGGTGGAAGTTTTTCAACAATAATAACTGCTAGAGACGGATATAATATCAGCACTATAACTGTAACCATGGGTGGAACTAACATCACAAGTACTGCCCTAAATGGAAATAGTATAAGTATATCAAATGTAACTGGCAACATAGTTATCACTGCTAGTGCTATTCAAATAACACCTAATACTTATACAATAACTAATAATTTAACTAATTGTAATAATAGTAATAGTGCTGAAATTATTAATGCTAAGAAAAGCTATTCTGCTACAATAACTGCTGACGAGGGTTACACAATGAACACAATTGCAGTAACTATGGGTGGTGAAGACGTAACAAGTACTGTTGTAAATAACAATACTATAACCATAGCTTCTGTTACAGGTAATATAGTCATTACTGCCAAAGCAATAGTTGTTACACCAAGCACTTATACAATAACTAATAACTTAACAAATTGTACTACTAACAATAATGCTAAAACTGTAAGTGCTAATGGTAAATATTCTGCTACAATAACTGTTAATACAGGATATGTATTAAGTACATTTAATGTAAGTATGGGCGGAGTTGATATAACAGATAGTGTTGTTAATCAAAATACTATAACTATAAATTCTGTTACAGGAAATGTAATTATTACTGTTAAAGCTATTGAAGAAAGTACTAAACCTGATATACCTGATATACCGGTAGTAGAGGACGAACTTGAAATACTACCTTCTTGTACATATGTTGATATTGCCGAAGGTGGAAGTAAAACTATATACTTCAAGTTATCAAATAAACCTACATCAAATACAACTATAAATATTTCTTCATCATCTTCTAATTTAATATGTTCTACAAGCCAATTAACATTTACTACTGAAAATTATTATATTGCACAATCAGTAAATATCACTTCTGTTGCAGATGATAATGAAACTGATGATGTATATACTCTAACAATTTCATCAACTGGATTAACAAGTAAAACAATAACAGTAGATGTTATTGATAGTTCTAATAGTAATTTTGAAGTAATTTATGACAATGGTACTTTAGTGGATGGAGCTTCATTATCATTAAGTAACGCAGTTAATAATGGAACTTATATAAGTACGAATCAAAGTCAAGATGTTAGTGTTGCTATAAGTAATCATCCATTAAATCTTAATAAAAATGACAAAGTACATGTAGTTTTAGGATTAGGAACAAGTGAACCATCATCAATTTATTCTTTACGTAGTTTAGTTTTAGGTGATGGGTCTGCTAATAACATAAGTAATTCTAACATGATTAATGAAGTGCAAATAAACGAAGCATTATCAAATGATGGTAAAGTAGATACTTACTGGACAATAGCTGGTAATTTATCAAATATAACTTTAACATTCACATGTTATTTTGCACGAGTTAACATTTATAAAATTTATATAGAAAGAAGTGAATAATCATGGCGAATACGATAAATTCTACTAATAATCTTACATCTATAAAAATACCTCAACTATATATTAGATATTTTAATCCTAAAATAAAAGCAAATGAGACAATAACTATCAGATACTATGTATCTGATAGTACTCAAGCTGAGTATTTGAATAAGGATGATAGTAAAACTTTTACAACTATTGTTAAAATAAAAGATAAGACATATAACAAAACTACTAAAGCAGGAGAATATTCAATTGATATAGGTTCAATTGCTACAACTGGAGAAACTTATTTTAGCATCCAAACCATAGACGATAATGGTGTTGCAAGCATTGAACAATTTTTTGATATATTAATAGTTAATGATTCATATAATCAAGTGAATAACTATAACATGACAACTGCTGATTTGTCTACATATAATATAACTGTTGGTGCAACTGCTAATACAACACAAGCCAAAGCAAATAATACAGGATTGAACAACTTGTTTAAAGCAGTTGAAAATAAGGGTCATAATAAGATCACTATGCTAAATAAAGTTTATATGTTAGATTATCATTCTGATAAAGTAGTTTTACCTGACCATTTCACAGTAGACATGAATGGTGCTACATTCAAAGCAACACAATGCAATGACATTAATGTATCAAATTTAGTAGACTTGAAGGATTGCTTTGATTCACATGTTAAAAATGGTAAGTTAATTGGTAACTATGATGGATTTGACTTTGAAGCAACGAAGACTAATACTAATTATAATATCCCTGGTGAAGGATTAGCAGTTGCTGAAATCAATGGAGCTAGATATTCTTCATTTGAAAATATGGAAATGGGATATTCAGTTGGTTACAATTTAGGTGTGTTCGGTGGTAAACTAGCTGGATATGTAGGAACTCCTGGCCAGTTAGCTTTCCCAAATGCATACTATATAAATGATCAAGGTAACACAGTTAGTAGTACTACTATGAGTACAACAGAATTAATTGATATTTCAACATTGTTGGATAGGGGAGAAATACAATGTAATGTGTATTTAGGATATGGTGGATTGGCTTTGAATAAAGCAGAATTGTTTTTTCATTTTTATGATAGTCAATCTGCTTATAAAACAACAATAAAAACAAGACAATATCAAGTGGTTAAAATACCAAGTGGTTCAAAATCTATGAGAATTACTGGTTTTACTCCAACTACAACATCATCAGGTATGACAATATGCCATACAGGTGGGGCTACAAATTGTGAATTAATTAATGTAAAATCATATAACACAAGAACATGTGCAATGCACCCTGGAATATATAATCATCTACTTATAAAGAATTGTTCATTCAACTATGTTGCTGATGAAAATGAATATAAAGTAACAAAATTAGCTTTGGATTTTGAAGATGGATATGAAAATGGTAAAAATTTATTTTTCATAAACAATGAAGTTTATAATGGAACATCTGCTTTAACAATTCAAAGAGGTTTCAATTGTAATGTTATTAATTGTAGAAATTTTGGATTAGACTTAAGAGGACACATAAAAGGAGCTAACATTAAAAATAATTTCTTTAACGATGGAAGTATTTATACAACTAGTTTTGAATCTCAATCACATATTAAGTTACATAATAATACATTTTTAAAAGTATTGAAATTTTTAAAATGGGATGATACTGGTGATTATAGTACAATAGGTTTAACTAAATTAGATTGTAAACAAAATTATCAAAACAATTCTAACATTAATGTGATAATTGATAAAGCAGTTGAGAGCAGTAGTGGTGGAGAAATTACTCCTGAAACATTAACTATAAGTAATATAGAAAATATGACACAAACTGAACAAACTGAATTTTATATTCAATATACTACAAATATAGCAGTAACAAAACATGAAGTTTCATGGGATGGTGGAAGTACATTCTATGATAAAACAAGTGATGTAACTGCTAGTGGAACGACTTATAAATTTAAACACGATAACAAAGGTAATGCAGGAACTTACCAAATGGCTATAAGAGTTACAACTGCAAAAGGTACTACTAAGACAAGTAATGTATTTACTGTTACTCTTACAAGCGCATCTACTCCTGAACCAAGTACTATAGGTAATATGACTTATGGTAAAGGTGTGAATCAAACTACACATGTCATAAAAGACGATGCACAATGTTGGGCAACAATTAATCCAGTAACAGTTGAACAAGGAGCAACTTATACACTACAAATGGATGCTACATGGACTTGGGCATATGCTTATGACGACAATGATAAATTTGTTAAAGAGTTATTCACTAGTACTGGTAACAATAACTATAAATATACATTTACTGCGCCAACTACTAAAATAAGATATGGATGTTATGACCCAGGTAAGTATTTAACATATTGTAATTTAACTAAAAATTCAACTGCATTAACTATAAGTAATATAGAAAACATAACACAAACTCCTAACACAGAATTCTATATTGAATATAGTACGAACAAAGCAGTGACAAAACATGAAGTTTCATGGGACGGAGGAAATACATTCTATGATAAAACTAGTGATGTTGTAGCAAATGGAACATCATATAAATTTAAACATGATAATTCAGGTAACGAAGGTACGTACAATATGGCAATTAGATGCACTGATGAGAAAGGTAATACAGCTACAAGTAATATATTCACAGTTACTTTAGTTGATACTAGTAAATTAACATTTACACAACATAAGAGACTTGATAACGGTGTAATTGCAGATACGACAGATGGAACATTTTATAGTACTGTTGAAAAACGTGAAGTAATCCCTGGTACAAGTTATACTTTCAATCTAAATGCGTCTAATTATATATGTGTATGTTACTATGATTCCGATGGAACGTATAAAGATTTTGCGTCCCAACAAACAAGTGATAACACAGTTGCCAAATTTGCGCCAACGTTTGCTATACCGTTGGGCGTAAAATATATACAAGTATGTGCGACTGGTTATAGTAATACTCCAATGACATGTACTATTTCTAATAGTTTATTATATACCGACAATTCATATATCATTGATGATTTTTCTACTTATTATCTTAATAAAAGTCTGTGGAAAAATGAATTGGGTTATATAAGAAATAATGAGTTACAACGATACAGTACAAATAATACAGAGATTAAAGATGGAATATTAGAATTACAAGGTAAAAAAGACAGTGAAGGTACTTGGACATCAGCATCTATTATAACACATGGAGCTTTTTCATTCTTATATGGTAAAATAGAAGCAAGAATGAAAGTTAGTACAGAGAACGGTTCATTCCCAGCCTTTTGGACAATGGGTGATGGTTTTGAATATGAATACAATGAATGGGGAGACCATCCATGCTTAGGTGATTATTGGGCATGGTGTGGTGAATTCGATATAATGGAATATAATTATAAAGAATTTACTACTGGTGTATTTTTCAATGAAAAAGACCAAGCTGGTCGTATAAGAACTTCTAATTATGACATAAATGAATGGCATACATTTGGAATGGATTGGGGAACTGAAGGAGATTTAAAATTCTATTATGATGGTCAATTAGTAACTCAAACCCCTGCAACAGATAATAAAGCCTTCCATACTCCTCATTATGTAATGTTTGACCAAGCTATAGGTGCAGCTGGAGGTAATCCAGATAGCGATTGTACGGCAATGACTAGTTATGTCGATTGGGTAAGATATTATCCTCATAGCTACGACAATCTAAAATTATATGCTGAAGATTTTGACTTATATTTAGTTAAAGATCCAAGTTCTAAATGGTGTATCAGAGTTAAATGGAATGATAATTGTATCAATAAGGCAATGTCTTGGTCATCAAATAAATCAGAAGCATTAGAAGTTCATAGTGGATACCTAAATGTTAAATGGCAATACGGTGAAGCAACTATTACCTGTACATCTCCTAGTGGCGTAAGTAAAGATATAACTATTTGTATTAACAATTATGAATTATCAACCGTACCGACTATAAGTAATATAGCAAACATAACACAAACTCCTAACACAGAATTCTATATTGAATATAATACTAATGTAGAAGTAGTAAAGCATGAAGTCTCATGGGATGGTGGAAATACGTTCTACGATAAAACAAGCGATGTAGAGGTTAGTGGAACAAATTATAAATTTAAACATGATAATTCAGCAACTGCCGGAACATACAGTATGGCTATAAGGGTTACAGATTCAAATGGTAATACTAAGACAAGTAATGTATTTACTGTTACTCTTACAAGCACATCTACTCCTACACCAGTATACGAATTAACTTCAGATACAGTATTTGACGGAACTTCAAAATACGTAGACACAGGAGTAAAACTATTCCAAACTGCAAGTGACCACACATTATTCATAGATTTTGATGATTATGGAGCTTCTCAAAACTCACTTGCACATCTATTCCATTGTGCATATGAGAATGCCGACGGTGACGGATTAAAAGTATATTATAACAATGAAGATAATCATTACTATATAATAGGAAATAGACAAAACACTAGCGATGGTACTTATGAAAGTAGTTGGACATTAGTTGGAGGGCAAAATAATAAGATAGCAATATCTATATCAAAAGGTGTTGTTAGTAATATAGTAATAAATGGCGCAACTGTTGCAGTTACTAAAAATGAATATGACATGAATGATTACTCACTAATATTAGGTGCATATCAGGATGTACAAGGCAATAAGAGTAAATATTGGAAAGGTACAATACATGCTTGTAAGGTATGGAACTCAGCTTTTACAGTAGCTGAAATGAAGGAACTATTCGACTCATCTAGTGGTGGTGGCTCAGGTGACGGTTATAGACCAGGAAGAACTCTAATATGGGAAGATGACTTCACTGGCACAACTTTAAATAGAGCTAACTGGGATTATGAAAACAACTATAGTAGACCTAATGAAGTACAAAACTATGTAGCAGGAACAAATAACGTATGGGTAGAAAATAGTAATCTTGTTATAAAAGCTAAAAGAGAAAGTTCTAATGGTAAAGAATGGTCAAGTGGTTGTATCCATACAGACAACAAACGAGAATTCATGTATGGTAGATTTGAAGCTAAAATTAAGATACCACAAACAGTCGGTTCATTCCCAGCATTTTGGACTCTAGGTGGCAATTATGAGGAAGGTAATGGTATTACCTGGCCATACTGTGGTGAAATCGACATTATGGAACACAAATATGGTTATGCTTGGACTACAGCCGGTGCGTTATATAGAACCGACTTAGTATGGGACAACTGGGATGCCAAAGATTTAGGAAGGGTGGATTCAGGTAATATAGGCAGTTTCGATGATTATCATGTCTATGCTATGGAATGGACTGCTAATAAACTAGATTACTATGTAGATGATAGACTTATAGGACATTCTGATATAAGCGATGACTCTCAATGGTTCATGTTCCACCAACCACATTATATCCTACTAAATCAAGCTTTAGGGGCTGCGGGTGGTAGTGTTCCTAGTGATATGACTGAATACACTATGTATGTTGACTGGGTTAGAGTTTATGCACCGGAAGAAGCACCGAGCGGTGGAGGTACTTCAAATCAAATTTGGTTCGAGGACACAAGTGCAAGAAGTATGGGTAAATGGTCTAAACTTGGATTGATACTTAAATTCAACGAAAGTTGGAATAATAAAGTAGTTACATGGAAATCTAGTAATACTGACATAGCAACTGTATGTGGTGGTAGAGTGGACTCTAAAGGAACTGCAGGAAGTTGTGTCATAACTGCAACAACACTAGAAGGTAATGAAGCTAGTATAACTGTTAATGTGAGTTAGGAGGAAGCACAATAAGGGTGTAGCACAACCTAAGATAATTGAAATAACAAAAGAGTGGAGAAGATTCTCAATGACTACTGTTCCACAAAATTGGACTAATGGATTCCCACAATAATGTTTAAAATAAATAGAAGGTGATAAAGATGGAAGAATTTAAATTAATACCTAACCATGAAGGATTTGAAGTATCTGAAGGTGGTAAAATTAAAGAAATTGCAACTGGTAAAATTAAAAGAGCAAAAATTGATAAAGAAACTGGAGATAGACATATTAAATTAGATGACGAAGACATAAACATAAATAAATTAGTTGATGAATTATTTAAGGTGGAAGAAGTCAAAGTAGAAGTTTTAGTCAAGGAAAAACCAATAGAAGACGAAGTAAATAAAAACATGACAATAGAAGTTGCAAAAGAAGATGAAAATGACATAGAAAATATGAACGACACAAAAGTTCAACATAACCCATTATATAATTTATTATTCAATTAGGAGGTTATGCAATTGAAGAAATTAATTAAAATGTACAATGAAAAATTCGGTGACACTTTAGGTGTCATCGATGATGATTTTAACAAGGAACAGATGTATAGAATATATTATTTCATAAAGAATGATTGCGATGACAAAGATATACAAGAGCGTTTGTCTAAAATTAAATTAGATAAGCCTAAGACACTAGAACAACAATTAACTAAACTAGAAAGTGAAAATGGTAATACAAATGAAATGCATAATCCTTACCAAAATTTAAAGCCTTTTATGACTAATGGTAATTTTGCTTATTTTGATATAACCAATTTAAAAGTAGGAGCATATACTCCTACAAATGATTATAATCCAGCAACTAAAAAATATGTAGATGATACTATAGCAAGTCAACCTCAATTTAGTTTTAATGAAAGTGGGGAATTAGTTGTAACAATAAATGGAGTATCTAAAACATTTGTACCTAAAGCTGAATAGAAAATAGATATGAAGTAAAGTCATACCAATACTTTGGGGTGTTGGTATGACTTATAATTTATAAACGAGGTGGTAAAATAATGAAAACTCAAAATGGTTTTACACTTTTAGAAAATGAAAAAGATGTTAAAGATTGGTTAGCAAAACAAAAGGTAACTAGAAAAATAACAAGACTTCAGGTGCATCATATGGATACACCTAGTTACAGTACGTGGGAGAAAACAGATAAAAAACTATTTTCAGAACCTCACTTTGGAAGAACTGAGTCATTGGATTCTTATGGTAGAAGTAAATGGCATAGTAGTGATGGACATGGAAAATTTATAGCTCAGCATTTTAATATTTTTTTAGATGGGAAAATAACAACTGGTAGAAACTTAAACTCCACTCCAATAGGAATTAAAGAATGGAATACAAATGCTATTTGTATTGAGATTTATGGTAATTTTGACAAAGGACATGACAAAATGACTGCTGCACAAAAGAAGGCAGTTATTTATCTTTACGGAGAATTATGCAAGAGATTTGATATTCCAGTAAACACTACACACATAAGACCACATTGCTGGTTTACTGCTGGAGGAACTTATTTAGGAAAATATGATGTTAATAGAAGTGCTAAAACTTGTCCCGGCACTGCATTTTGGGGATATGGATGTTCTCCTAGTGGCTTCGCACATTTTATAAAGGATGTAAAGAACTATGTAGATGGCAAAAAGGAAGAACCAAAAGTTGTGGATAGAAGTGGAGAAAAAGACGTACCTAATTATAAAGTAAAAGTTATAACTGATACATTAAATGTTAGATATGGAGCTAGTACATCATACGACAAAATATCAACACTAAAAAAAGGTGATGAAGTTGTAATTACCCATGAAAAAGATGGTTGGGGATTGATACAAGGTGCTAAAGGTTGGATATCTTTAAATGATAAATATGTGAAAAAAGTTGAAGTTAAAAAAGAAACACCTAAAGAAGACACAAAAATTAAATTTCAAATACAAACTTTAGATAAATTAAATATAAGAAAAAAAGCAGATTGGAATAGTGAAGTAGTGACTACTGTGAAAAAAGGACAAATATTAGACGTAGTAGATACTGTTACTGCTAAAAATGGATCTACTAAAATGTATCGTTTAGAAAGTGGTTTATATATAACTGCTTCTGAAAAATATGTGAAAATAATCAAATAAAGGAAGTGATTATTTATGTATTTACCTTTATTTCCTGAAAATAATGGAAAAAATAAAGCGTGGAAAAATATAAAAATAGTTAATAATGAAGTAAAATTAAATAAAGATTATAAGTATCAATTCGTTGATTTTGCTAAAAGTGAAGTTGCAAAAATTGAATTACCTAAAGTAAGAAATAGTGAAGTAGCAGAAATACATTTAATTTTTAAAGGCAGTGAAACATTAGTTTTAACTTTACCATCTTGTAAATGGCAAGCTATACCTACATTTGAAGATAATAAATACTATGAATTAATATTCACTTATTATAAAGGTGTTTGGTTAGCAGGTTGCGTAGTTTATGGTGATTAACTCTAAAATAAACATAAGGGAGGAGGATATCATAAATGAGTAAAAAATTATTATTTAAAGGTGGTCATGCTACTAGCATGATACCATATGAAATAGAAGATTTTTCATCATTATATATGCGAGATGCAAGAGTTGATGAAAAGACAAAAGCATACATTGATAGTGTGATAGGTAATAGTGTTTTAAACTTATGCCCATATAGAAATGTATTAGTTACCCATAAATATGATACTGTTGAAGGAAACGTAGTCACATTAAATGATTGTCAAGATGATGAAATAATTCAATTATCTGAAGTGCAAGGAAATACAATGGTTAATTGTTGTAAAGATGGTTCTAAAGAATTAATACTTAATGGAGATATAGATACAAGTGGATATAATAATGTTACTCTTACAGAAGGTGTAGATGGTGGACTAGTAGATGTGGCACTAGAAGGTAATACTATGGTAAATGTATGTGACCAAGAAGAACCAGTAGCAATTACTAAAAATTATGAAGTAAGCACTGGTAATCATATAGCACTACAAGGTGAATATGATGGTAAATGTAGACCTAATATATATGGTAATACTTTATGGGTAGATAATGATACAGAAGAAATATTAACAACATTCGATGGAACTAAAAGCCTACGTTTACAATCTTCATTTGAGGATAAATTAATTACAGACGAAAAGGATGCACATAGTGGCAAATATAAAGTAGACTATAAAGTTACTGGTAAGAATAAATGTCGCATTAAAGATGGTAATTATACTAATACTTCTGCTGGATTGACTTACACAATAAGAGATAATCAAATACAAATTAATGGTACTTCTACTGGTATGAGTTCTTTAGGTATGAGTATGTGTTATCCTAATTTTATTAATGGTAAAACTTATATGACTAGTACTAGTAATAGTAATGTAACATTATATATATCATATATTGATAATGGAACTAGAAAATATAGTGGTGTAGGTAATAAAACATACACTCATAATCCTAATTATACTGATATAATGTGTTATCTTCAAATAAATAATAGTGAAGTAACATTTAATAACGAGATAATAAAATGTCAAATAGAAGAAGGTACTAAAACAACAACTTATGAGCCATATAAAGAATATACTAAAACATTATACTTAAATTCTCCATTATTAGAAGGAGATACAATAGAACAAAGTGGTAATAATATAATACATGTGCATAGATATAATAAAGTAGTATTAGATGGTAGTAATTATGTGCCAATACGAGAAAAAATCATGGCGACATCAGGTAATTATAGATGGACATTTGTAATACCTAATGTAAAGAACAGTATTGATGCTAATACTGGTTTAGGTATATGTGATAAATATCCTATTGTAACCCCTAATGATACATGGAATAGTATTAAGGGTATTACTCAAAATAATTCAAGTAATAAGATAGTATTATATTTGGATAAATATAAAGATGGTAGTGATACTAGTAAACAAGCTTTAATAAAAGAATTATCAAATAATCCAGTAACATTTGTATATGAATTAGCAACACCTACACCAGAAATAATATCAACTAATGATAATTTACTATTAGATAGTTATGTAAATGGACATTTAGATGTAGATACAGTAGTGCCTACTGATAAAGTAGTATTCCAAAGTTATGGCACAAGTTTAAAATATTTATCTCCAAATACAGAATATATAATTCAATTTGAAAGTGATAATGTTGGTAAATTGGAGTACTTATACATGGATGGAGCTTTATTATCTAATATAAATGTAGTTAAAGGATTAAATAAAATTACTTGTACCACTTTAGATAAAGGATATAAAAACTTAGATATTAATGGTATAGGTTTTAATATGTCTAAAATAGTAGTAACACCTAAAGTAGAGCAACCTTTTGGATATTTTAAAGGAATGAAAAGTGTTGGTGAATGTGAAGGTAATGTAGTTGAAGTTGTAAGTAATAATAAGGATAATACATTATCTAATAAGCAAACTATAACACACGAACCACTACGAGGACTACCTAATGGAGTTAAAGATAAATATGTAATAATAGACGGAAAATGGTATATAGAGAGAAATACTATACAATTAATAATGGATTCAACATTTATACAAGATAAAACACTACATCATTATATATCACAAGATTACCCTGATGTAATTGGTTTTAGTACACCAAATAACTGGTTTAAATGGAACAGTTCATTAGTTTGTGCTAATTTGGTATATGACGGACATAAAAATATAAATGCTGGTAGTTTAATTTCCAACCAAGAAAAAATATTTGTCCACGATTATATATTTATTACTTTAAATAAGAATAAGGTTAGTACACTTAACGAAGCTGGTTTTAGAGAATATTTAAAAAATAATCCTATAACATTAGTGGGACAAAATACTGCACCAACATATGAACCAATAGATTATAATCCATTTGAAGTATATACAGATATAACTCATATATCTAATAATAGTATAATTCCATGTAATATGGTAATTAAAAATACTGGATATAATACAATAATCAAACCTAACACTTTATATACAGTAGCATTAGATATTAACAAAAATGGGACTATTGGAATGGATTTAGGTGGAGCAAAAGTTACTACAACAAACAATGTTGCTACAATAACTACTCCTGCAACACTTTCAGATGATAGTTTAAGAGTATATGGAAAAGGTATAAAAGGTTCTAAAGTTAGACTTCTTGAAGGAGATATAATTAATATTCCAAAACATTTTACTGGAATGCAATCCAGTTTTGAAGATAAAGTTCAAACTGATGGTTCTTATAAAGTTGAAGTTTTAAGTAATAATGAAAACTTATTTAGACTAGAAGATATAAAATATTCAACATCACCAGGTAATAGTGCAAGACCTATTAAAAATGGTTTCAAGATAATCACAGATACAGTAAGCTATTGGTACGTAATAGTATCTATGGAACTTAATGTAAAACCTAAAACAACTTATACTCTTGGAGTTTCTAAAAAAGTAGTAATTAATGCATATCCTAGCCAAGAGCCTATTTGGGGAGTAGGTTATGTATTTATAAGAGAATATGGTGATAAAATATTAACAGAAGGAAAAGTAAAAGATAACACTAGAACATATTTTAGATTTAATAGTGGAGAAAATACAAAAATAAGAGTTATTTTTACTAATGCAACAGATGTTACTACTCAAAAAGGAGAGTACGATTTTACAGATTTAGATTTAAGAGAAAGTAAGTCTAACCTTGAATATGTTGATAATAAATACAATAAAATACAATTTTTATTAAATGAACCATTAAGAGGAGTAGGAGATATAAAAGATAAAGTATATGTAAAAGAAGATAAAGTAGTGGTGGAAAGAAATTGTGGTATTAGAGCATATAAGGATGGAGATTTTGGAACTTATCTAACAGATAAAGTTAATACCGTATATCAACTAGCAACACCAGTATATGAAGAAGTAGAATGTGATTTATCTAAACTAGCGTTAGAAGGATATGAAAATGGAACATTATTCTATGATACAAATATACCTGTTACTACACAATTTTATGATTTTAATGTTAATATAAAAGATATGTTGATCCCAAATGAAACTTATTGTATTACTTTTAACGCAGATAGAGTAAAAGATATTACTATAAATTTAAGTGGAGTTCAAGTAAAATATAAAACATCCATGGGATATAATAAAGTTCCTATACAATTAGGTGATGTAGTAAATACTAACTTTAGTATGGATTCTAGAGGTGTTGAACTTAACGATTTAATGATAAGTACTTCAACAAGTTTAATTTATGTAAAAGATATGAACGATGTATGTATTTATGATGAAGTAAATAATAAATATTCTATAACAATAACTAGTACTGGTGGAAAAGAAAGCGATAAAAGAGTGATTTTATTGGATTATCCACTTTTAAGACTTAACAAAGATGTTTATGATAGACTATATTATAGTAATAAAGATAGTAGATATAGAATAGATAAAAAAGTATTTAAGCATAAATTCACTAATGATTACGAATATAGCAAATATGCTGCTGAAACAAATGATACTTATTATTCTAGTTTTATTTCATTAAATGAAGCTATAAAAGATTATGTTGTTATTACCAATGAAAAAGTAAAAACTGTTAAAGTAGAAGATGACAAATATTATTTCAAAATTAAATGGTCGGATTTAGGTGTTAGTGATAAAACGGAAGCAAACGGAAAACAAGGAGTGAAAGACTTCTTTAATAACAATGAAGTATATTTATACTATGCAACAGATGGTTTTGTAGAAATAGTTGATGGATTGACAAGACAAACTTTAAAAGTATATCAACCTGAAACATTTATGAAATTTTTAGGAAACACTACAACTACTGTTACTATTTTAATCCCTATGAAAAATGTTTAAAAGGGTGACACATAATATACTTAGGAAACCACGTCATACTTAAGTATGACATGGTGATTATTATTTAGGGGGTTATATAAATTGAAAAAGTTAATTAAGATGTATAACGAAAAGTATGGAGATACTTTAGGTGTCATTGATGATGATTTTAATAAGGAACAAATGTATAGAATTTATTACTTCATAAAAAATAATTGTGACGATAAGGACATACAAAATCGTTTAGAGAAAATTAAATTAGATAAACCTAAAACATTAGAACAACAATTGACTAAGTTAGAAAGTGAAAATGTTGCTATGCCACAATCAAATAGATATAGAGTTAAAAGAAAAGAAGTATTTAACTTAGATTTATTAGATGAATCTTGTGGTAAGAATATAAGAGGTAACGTAATTGATTATGTATCTATGTTTGATTTAGTAAATGTTGCTGATGGTAAAGAGATAGTAACTTGGAAATTTTCTTCTGATGATGGTCAATACACTATGACACACTATGATTACTATAAACATGACTTATATCAAAAATTAACATTTAGTAAAGGGGGATTAAGTGACCCTCACTATCCTTACACTGGTACTATATCTTTTAATGATGTTAGTATAATGTTATCTTTAAAATTCAATTCATCTTGGTATACAAATGAAAAATATGTTGAAGGTGGTAAAGAACAGCTAATTAGCTATAATAATAAAGATACAACAAAATCTAATTGGATGTTTTCCGCCACTGGAGTAGATATAATTAAAATAGGATTCCCTACGAAATGGACTTTTGAAATAGAATATTACGAAGATAATCCAAATTTTGTAATGAACTTATTTAAAGGTAATGATGTGTTAATACAACCTCTGTCAAATTTCACAAATGGTACATATAAATTTGATATAGAAAACTTAACATTTGATAAAGTATATAACTTGATAAATGATGTAGCAGATTCACCTTATGGAGGTAGTGCCCTTCAATTCTTTTATAATGGAGAAAAAGTAGGTGCATTTCTATTAGAATCATATGACCCTTATCTAACCATAGGGGTTAGAAGTTCAAGTAATTGTTTATGGGTTTCCTCATCATCAGATTGTACAAAAATAGATATTACTAATAAAACTTCTGAAGACGACCCAAATTATAGTAAAGTTACCAAACGAGAATTTTATGATAGAATTTCATTTGACGAAAATAATAATTTAGTTATAAAAATAAATGGAGTAACTAAAAAATTCAAACCAATAGACGAAGAATAAAAATGCTTATCATGTAATGCTATATAATGATAACTTATAAAGAACGTATAAAAGGAGGATAAAAACAATGGACTATGCTAGATTAGTGGATGGTCAACTAGAAATAGCACCTGAAGTAATGTATAATGAAGGTGAAATAATAGTTAACTTTAATAAAAATGAATTGTTAATGAAAGAATATGGATTTAAAGTATTAGTTGAAGATAAACCTGATTATGATGAACGATATCAAACATTAGACGTTGATAGATATGAAGAACAAGAAGATAATATCATAGCTAAATATGTAGTTATTGATAATGATTTAGATGAAGAAAAGGAAAAATTAATACTAAAATCTAAAATGGATTTACAAGTATTCTTAGAAGAACATCCTTTATTTTCTAAAGCTAAATATGAAGATGGTAGATATTATAATATAACTGCTGAAAAACAACAACAATTAACAAGTAAATTATTAATGTATAATGGATATGCTACTTTAGGAAAAGAATATAAATTAATGTGGAATGATACTGGTGAAGTTTGTGAAGAATGGAGTTTTCAAGAGTTATTTACTTTATCATGTGAAATAGATATTTATGTAACTCAATTAGTAGAGTATCAAAGAAGAAAAGAAGTAGAATTAAAAGATTGTAACACAGTAGATGAATTATATAAAGTAATAATTGATTATGAAACTATGAAATAAGACAAGGGTAATTCCCTTGTCTTTTTATCTTTCCAATGGAGGTGGAGAAATTGCCAAGAAAACAACCTTATAACAAGCAATTCGATGAAGAAAAATATAAATTAGTTAACAAATACAATAAAAATGCACTTAACGATTGGTTACAACAAATGAAATGTGAAAAGAAAAGTAAAAAAACATTATACCAATATGAACGAAATGTAAAATTATTTTACATGTGGGTGTATGAGGAACAAGATAATGTGCCTATTTATCAACTAAAGAAAAAACAATTTAGAAATTACTTATTATATTTACAAGATTTAGGACTTCATGCTAATAGAGTTAATAGTATGAAAAGTGCAGTATCATCAATGTTAAATTATTTAGAAGATGATGAAGAATATCCTGAGATACAAACTAACTATATGGCTAAGATTAAAGGATTACCTAAAGATGAAGCTAGAGAAATAATATTCTTAACTGATGAACAAATAAGTTACTTATATAAAACTTTAATTAAATCTGAAAAATATCAAGAAGCACTTTTATTAGCAATATTATATGATACTGGTGCAAGAAAAAATGAAGTATACGGATTAAAATTGGATTATATTGACCCTGAAAAAAATAGAACTACTAAAAAGGTTTTAGGGAAAAGAGCAAAATGGTTTTATCTATATTATCATGAAAGAACTCAAGAAGCATATAAACTTTATGTTGCTACAAGAGATTATGAAAATGATGAATTATGGTGTAAAGAACCTAATCACAAGTACACAATAGATTGGATGTATTCCGTTGTTAAGGGATGGAATAAAATTATTGAGGAGAAATATGGTGAATATTTAGATTTTAATGTACATAGTTTTAGACATGCGTTTGCTACAAACATGACAAATGGTACTCACTATGTATGTAAGAAAAAACATATAAAATTAAGTTTAACAGAAACACAACTAATATTAAATCATGAATCGGCTGAAACAACACAAAATTATATCAAACGAAATGATGAGGAGGTAATAGCTAACGCATTTGGTTGGGATAAAGAATAATTAGGAGGTTATATAATTGAAAAAGCTAATTAAAATGTATAATGAAAAATATGGTGATACTTTGGGAATTATTGATGATGATTTCAATAAAGAACAAATGTACAGAATATATTATTTCATAAAGAATAATTGTGATGATAAAGATATACAAGATAGAATCAAGATGATAAACCTTGATAAGCCTAAAACATTAGAACAACAATTGACTAAGTTAGAAAGTGAACATAACAACGGTTTTGTTGATATGATGAAGGGATATGTCACTAATGATATAGGAGATTTTGAAATTTTAATTGATTCTGAAGGAAATATATCAAACAATGATGACCCAACATCTTTTTATAAAAAGTCTAATGGTCAATGTTATATGACTTGGGCGATTGATAATTTCCCTATAAAACCTGAAAATTTAGTTAAAATATCAATATCTGTTGATGAAAGTAATTATGATACAGATATGAATATGATATATGAAAGTACTGTTAAAAGTTTTGCTAGTTCACTAAAATTATCAAGTGGTAACTTATTAACTTTTCAAACAATATTCAGATTTAACACTAAATATACATATTCACAAGAAAATGGCACTGCTAATAAAGAAGATAAACAAGATACTCAATCAATGACATTGATGTTTTACAGTAAAGATGAAACTCTTGTTAATAAAACTATACACGTTAAATATACTATCTATACTTATAATAACTCTTTGTTACAATTCCCTAGTTTGAAGAGTACATCTTTATATTCAATAACTCATTCAGATAATGAAAATGAAACTGGAATAGGGAGTATAAATTTATCTAGTTCATCGAGTCCTAAATATACGTTTATCATGGCAGGGGTCAATGGACATAATGAATTTAAAAATAGTTGTCCTCTTGGACAAATATTTGGTTATAAAAATACATTATCTAATGTTCAATTTTATAACATACTTGGGCAATATAATACTATCACTGAAAGGGCAAACTCTTCTTTGTGTAGTACTTATATCAATATTATAGGTCAAAGTAATAGATATATGCCTGATAATAGTGCCATTAATTATAAACCAGTATCAATAATAGGAAATTCCTTAAACGTTGTAAATTCAGGACTTTACATTGGTATGGGTGGTACTTTTGATAAAGATGATATAATGGGTATAGCTGATGGGACTGATACTAATGAAAATGTAATTTTTAAGGTAAAAAGAGATGGTAGAGTAAAAGCATCTGTTCCTAAAGAAGATAACGATTTAACCACTAAAAAATATGTAGATGATAAAATTGCTAGTTCACCTCAATTTAGCTTTAATGAAGCTGGTGAATTAGTTGTAACAATAAATGGGGTTTCTAAAACTTTTGTACCAAAAAGTGAATAATTTGGTGATGTAAAATGAAAAAAATACAATTTTTAAAGAAAGAAATCATAATATTTTTAATTTTTGGTTTCTTATATATTTGTTTAGAATTATTATATAGAGGTCACACACATATATCTATGTTTTTTGTAGGTGGATTGTGTGGAGTACTTATAGGTTTAATAAATGACAATACTCCTGATATACCATTATTTTATCAATGTATTTTGGGTACTGCTATAGTTACATTAATTGAATTTATATCAGGTTGTTATTTAAATATATATTTAGGTTTAGGCGTATGGGATTATTCTCATGTGCCTTTTAACTTTTTAGGGCAAGTGTGTCTTCCATTTAGTATAATATGGATGTTTTTATCTATACCAGTTATATATTTGGATGACTACTTAAAAAATAAATTATTAAATGAGGTGTAGTAAAATGATTGATTTAAATGTTTTATCTAATTATTTAGTTTTAGTAGTAGTGGGAATATGTGTATGTGTTGGTTATGTAATTAAAACAAGTTTTCCTACTATCGAGAACAAGTATATACCACTTATAATGGCAGTATTAGGATTAGTTTTAAATGTTTGGTTAAGTGGTTTTCAAATTAGTGGTGAAATCGTATTAGGTGGATTATTTAGTGGACTAGCTAGTACTGGATTACATCAAGCATTCAAAAATCTAATTAACCAAGATGAAAAATAAGAAGGTGATTAAATGAAAGAATTAATTAAAGAATTTAATAAAATTTGTAGAGAACAAAACATGCCTTACATTATAGATGATGACTATAATGAAGATGAGATGTATAAGATTTTATATTTTATAAGTTGTTTCCAAAATGAGTATTTAAATGAAATTATATTTACAAAAATACTTCCTACATTAAAACCTAAAAATAATGTTCAAAAAATACATTATATAATGATGTCAATGGACGATGCCCCACGCTAAGGAGATGAAATTAAATGAATATATCAGATAGAGACCTTGCCCCACAACCATCTGTGGGAATGCAAGAAATAATACGTATATTTAATAAAAAATATAGTAAAATAATAGGATTTACTATTAATACTGATTATTCTCAAAACGAAATGTATCAAACTTGTGTATTAATGCATACTATAGTTGAAATTTATGGCAATCGAAACTATCCATTAAATAAATATTTAAACGACTTAAAATATTATTTAATGGATAGTACAAAACCATGTAGCAATATAGATGAATATAATGCTGATTTGACTTTAAATATGATTAATGATTTATCAGAGGGTAATAATCAATAAGGAGATGAAATAAAATGAAAGAATTAATTAAGGAATTTAATAAATTTTTATATGCAGAACATGGTGTTACATTAGATTGTAATTATAATAAAGATGAAATGTATTTAATATATTGGTTTATAAGAACAACTCTAATGATATCATATGACAATATGAGTAATTATTGTAATATAGAGTTAATTAACCATTTATTAGAAACAATTAATTTAGGTAAACCTGAAACAGTATTTCAACAAATGGAGTATGTACAATTACATGGTATGGAAGAAAAGTAAGGAGGTATACAACATGAGTGAGTTATCTAAACGAGAAATATTAAAAAGAGCGAATGAATTTAAACGTAAAGAAGAAGTTCCAAAAGAAATTAGAAGTATAGATGAAGCACTTAAAGAAAAAGAAATTAGAGAAACTCAAAATCTTAAAATCAAATTAGAACAAGATAGATTATGTGCAGAAATGATAAACATGGAGCAAATCGCTAACATATTAAATAGTACTACTGATGCTCAAGCTGGTTGTCCTATAAAACAACCTAAACAAAAAGTAGAATATAAACACGTTACTTGTAATCATCAATGTAATTTATGTGATGAAGTAGATTGTGTTGAAAGAGAAGAAGAAATGCATTCAGTTGGATGTCATTGTTCAAAATGTTGTCCTAACCCAAGAAAAAATTGGTTACAAAGTCATAAACATACAATTGCTATTGTAGTTTTATGGTTAGCACTTATTGTGTTAGGTGTAGGTTGGTCTCCATCAGGAGGTACATTTGATGCTATACAAAAAAGTTACGTTGAATTAATTGTAAACTTTTTCAAAATGTCAATATTTGCAGTTGCAGGGGTAGTAACATGGATATTGTGTAAAAGAGACAACAAATAACTATGTTTCGTAAGGTATTTGCTTTATGTTTATCAATGTTGTTGATAATAGGGGGTATAACAAATTGTTATGCCTCCAGTGGAGCAGATATTATTTACGACATATTGAACAAAGACAGTGGAGAAAATAATACTTGTACTTCAATTATATACAACATCATTAATGGGGAAAAAGAAACTAAAAAAGAAATCAAACTAGTAAAATATGATCAATTCAAAAAAGAAAAGGTAACACCAGTACCACAACATAGTTTCAACTTAGACATAAAAAATAGAAGTAACAATGATGACGACTATATTTTAGGATTAGATATAAGTAAACATAATGGACGTATTGATTGGAATGCTATCAAAAAAGCTAACATTAAATTTGTTATAATAAGAGCTGGATATGGAACTACCCCAAATACAGATATTATGTTTAAAAGAAACATTGAAGAAGCCATAGAAAATGATATGATAATAGGTGTTTATTGGTTCTCTTATTCATATACATCTGATATGGAGTATAGAGAAGCCAAGGCTTGTTTGGAAACAATAAACAAGTATAAAGAACACATAAATTTACCTGTATTTTATGACTTTGAATATGACAGTATTAATTATGCTCATAAAATGGGTGCATCAATAAGTGGACATAAAGTTAATGAGTTAGCAAGAATCTTTTGTGATACAATTAAAAAAGAAGGATATGAAGTTGGTATTTATACTAATTTAGATTACGCTTCTAATTATTTTAGTAGAGATACGTTAGATAAATATCATACTTGGATTGCATCTTGGACAAACGCTTGTTATTATAAATATAATTATATAATGTGGCAATGTAGTGATAGCAAGTGGATCAATGGCAAAAGATTTGACTTAAATAAATTATATTATAATCGTTTTGAAAAGATGATTAATAATGAAAAAAATTAAAATACTCATATTAATGATTATAATCATTATGAGTTCTTTTATTCCTTCTTACTCATATGATTTAAAACAAGAAATTCCTATAGTGAAGAAATCGCAAGCATATGCTTGTATGAAAGATAGACATGCTAGTAAAGAATTTCTTGATGACATAGATTTTGTATATGATTATTCTAGTGAATTAGGTATAGACCCTAGTATAATTATAGCTATCTCAGCTATTGAAACAGGATATGGTAAGTCACATTTATTTGTAGCATTTAATAATCCAGGTGGTATAAAGTCAGTAAGACAGCATGGTTGGCAAAGATTCGCCACAACAAAAGATGGATATAAACATATGATTAATTTGATGGCGACATATGCTGGTATAATTAATCGCCATAGTTATTTGTTCAATAAAGCCCCAACCACTGAACAATTAGGTAATTATTATTGGGTTGAAAATGGACGTGATGCAGGATATCACAAACAATTAACTAGAATGATTAAAATAATGCAAAGTTATCCTATTAAAGAAAGTGAAAAAAAGATAACTTCTAAAATAAAAACTAATAACTCTCTTTCAAAAGATGAAAAGAAAATTGAAACAAAAACATCTCCCCTAGATATAATTTATAATATATTAAATAATAAAAATGATAGTTTTAATGCTTATGATTATATTATGAGTTATATAAAATAACCCCTTACTAAATCTAGTAAGGGGTTTTCTTTTTTTTTATTCTTTTTCTTTAGTTTCTTTTTTACTTTGTTCCTCTAATTTAGCTATTAATTCATTTACTTGCTTTTCTAATTGAAAATATCTAGCCTTCCATAATATTATCTCCTCTTGTTTAGCAGCCAACTCTTGTTTATATATGTTCAATACAATTTCTTTATCAAACTGTTCATTCATAATATCAATCTCCTTTATAATTTATTTTTGTAAGAATTGATCCTTACATTTATAATATACTTAACTTATGTAAAAAAGTGAACTATTTTTTTTAATTATCTTGCTTGTCTATCAGCAAGTTGTAATAACTCACCTGTTTCATCAATTGGATTCATGTGATTTTGAATCAATCCAGCTATTTTAAGTATATTTGCTTTTTTCATACCTAAGGCGTTCAATGTATTTATACTTAAATATGCCGATACATTTTCATGTTTAGGAAAGTGATAATGTATTCCATCTTGATCAGTCATAATGCATTCTACTTTCCCAATGTCATGCAATAAACTAGCAACTAGTAAATTTTGATTAGTTGTTCCAAATTCAATTAATTTTTTATATGTTGCATACATATGTCTATCAATTGATAATGTATGGTGTATTGAATTTTGAGAGACACCGATACAATCATCATTTGCAGTAAGTTTTAGAAAATTATGATAATCATATAATGATAACTCGCCATCACATATTTTATCTAAAAATCTTTTATGATAAAAATGTTCCTCAGCATCTTTATCATATTCTAAAACTAATGAATCAAATCCTTCATTTAATGTTGGTACGTTGAAGTTTTTATATATGTCATGTATCTCTTCATAAGATAATTGCCCTTCACGTCGAGAGTTCCAATAATAACATTGATATAAACTCTTGTAAACGAATATTCCTTTTATGAACAAGGTGTAAGGTTTAAGTTCTTTAATTATATATTCCCTGTGTTCTTTAATTGTATTAGTGTCATCATAGTAAATACATTTACCTTGTTTAAGAAGTTCTTTGACTTCTTCTAATTCCTCAGGTGAATTTATACTATTTACTATGATTTCGTCAACCAACCTATGTTGTTTTATGAATCTTGATTTGCCTGAACCAGGCAAACCAATCATCATTTTTAGTATTCCTCGCAATTCCATATTATCACTCCTTCCCTTTATAATATACTTAAATTGTGTGAAAAAGTGAACCTATTTTTTAAAAATTTATCCTGCAATCATAGTTCCTCCTTTTAACCATAAGTCACTTGGCATTTCTTCTAATTCCTTCCAATGTTGGCTCAAATATTCTTCAGTATCTTTTTCAGTATTATACCACTCTCTAGGTATTCTTACTATTTTGATTCCCATATTATCAATTTTAGGTAGAGTGTTTAGATCTATACCGTCTTTAAGATGAAGTTTTTGTGTAAAAGAACTAAAATCTATCTCATGATGAATACGATGGAACTTATATTTTAATTTGGCATATTGTGGGTAAACATCAACTAATATTTGGGACTTAGCTTGTGTACCTAAATCATTATAAAATTCTTCACTATTTCCACCTTTTTTAATTTTTTGTGTAGTTATTTTTTCCGAATTAAAAGCATTTAATTGTAATGTACAATATCCCTTAGTTAATACATCAAGACTTAATATACTATCTTCATTCCATGTTCCTCTCCAACAATTCTCTCCACAAAGTTCATTATTTATTAATAATATAGAATACATTCTAGTATTAGTTGTGAATGCAGGATAATATCCTTCACCTACAACAAATCCTGTGTAATTCAAACTTGATATTGCTACATTATCGTATCTATCGCTAATATCTTCTAATACTTTTAATGATATACCGCTTCTTGTTAAAAGTCTTCTTCCTCTATATCTATAGTCGAATGTGTCTAAGTTGTCATCAAATACAAAATGTTTTTTGAATCCATTTAACTTGGAATGATGTAAGCAAAAGTTTCTTGCGGCTCCAGGACCGACACCTACATTTAATCCATATTTAGTTATATAATCATAATTATCTTTATAACTCATATCTAATTCTAATATTGTAACATGCTTATCCCATCCGAAGTTTTTCTCATATAACTCTTTTTCTTGTGGTTCTACTACTAAATAATGATCTACACCACATTGAGATAATACAAAACTAGTGTGCCATGTTTTTCTTTCGTATCTTCCCTTTGAAACTATATAAACAGGATATTTAAGTACTTGTTTCTCAGTTGTTATTACCCTTAAATCTTTAAATACACCATGTTTAATAGGTTCAGGTGCCCATACACTTTTAGTCTTGTCACTTATATTTTGAGTGAATACTTCACTTAATCGTGCAGAATCATAAAACTCTTTATCAAAATAAAAATCAATTTTACAATATTCACTCAATGCAAAATCAGTTTCATATTCAGGTAATCCAACCCAATGGTCTTCCCATTCTTTACGTTCTCTAGGTTTTTTCTTACTTGGTTTTTTGAATTTCATTAAAGGCAACGCTATATCACTTATATGAACTTCTTTTACATCTTTTATTAACTCCAAGTCATTAAGTTTATTAAACTCATGTAAGTCCTCTTCACTTCTAAAACGTGCTATTATTCTACGTTCTTCCATATTCCCATCCCCCATTTATTATTTATTTATCTTACACTTATAATATACTTAACTCATAAAGAAAAATGAACCTATTTTTTATAAAAAATATCCCACAAGTTTTACCTCATGGGATATTTAATTTAACTCTAAATATAATTGTATAGTTCACCTAAATTATCTATAACAGTCATATCACCAATAGGTTTATTAGCGTTATGATTACTTCTCATTAGTATAGCTTTTCCATTAGGGTTCTTCTCTTGCCATTGTCTTATGTTATTTATATTGTCATCTACAAAGACGTCGCCATTTATCATTCCTTTGTTTTTGATAAAAATTATATGATCTTTTTTAAAATATGGTATTCTATCTAACAACCAATCTCGTTTACCTGATTGTGCCAGTCCTCCAGTGGTATCAGAAACTATATATACTTTATGTCCATTATCGATAAGTGTTTTAATCCAATGTATACTATTATTCTTTTCATGAACTTTGTTAAGTAAAAAATCATAAGTAATTAAATCAAATATATTTTCTTCTAAGTTTAAAGTTTCATTAATTCTCCAAAATGTTATGTCTTTAGGTGAGTAGTTAGTATCATAAGTTTTATTATATTCGTTTAATAAATCATCTATAAAAGTAGTTATTACATCATCATTATCCAGCAAAATTGTTAATCTTTTCATAAATATTCCCCTCACTTTTATTCTAATTATTTTAAAGTCCTGTTGAGCCGAAGCCGCCTCTATCAGGATTACCTAAATCTTCCACCTCAACAAACTCAAACTTATTTCCCATACTCTCCTCTATTTTTATTTGTACAATACGTTGCCCAATTGATACTTCACCAGCTCTAGTTGCAAAGAACATGCAACTGTACTCATCTTTATTTCCGCAATAACTTGTATCTCCAATTCCCATAGAGTTAGTTAATAATAAACCTGTGTTTTTAAATGTACTTGAACGTGGTAATAAATGCAATTCATGGTTAGGAGGTAGTTGTAAAGCAAATCCAAGTTTAACTATAACAACATCGTCTTTAACATAATGTATTGTGTCGTGTTTATTTTCATCATACCAAACTACTTCATTGTAATTATATCGACCTCCCTCATCAGGTGATACAGTTCCTATTTTTGATACATAAGCATCCATCCAATTCCCGTTGTGTGCTTCAGGTAATATACTATTTTCTCTTATTTTTCTTATTTTAACATCTAACATAATTATCAATCTCCTTTATTTTATATAATTTATTTTCCTTTTTTTCTTTTTATCTTAGCTTTTTGTTGCTTTTTCTTTTCTTCTTCCTCATGTTTAATTTTACATTCTTCAACATAATTTAATGTCAACTTCATTCCTTGTTTCATCCATCTATTATAATATTTATTCCATAATTCTAAGTCTACATCTTTTAACTCATACAAAGTAACTCTTTCATTGTTCAAGTCAATCCAGTACTTAGTTGAAAATACTTCATAATGACTTTCATAAAATCTCTTTACCCATTTTCTACTTGATGTGTGACAAAAACATGGAAAATAACTTTTTATCGTTGAATCCATTATTTCATAAATTTCATTTCTAGTCATTAATCTCCCTCCTTCTTATTTATTTTTATCAGGTAAACATAACACTATGAGTAGTGCAAATGCTCCGAAGAAGAATCCTAATATCGTCCATGCTATGTAATTTCTACCTTTTTCTTTAGCAACATAACTACTAAAAAATCCAAAGATACATCCCCATATTAGTGTAGCCATAATCCCAACTCCTTTTTATATTATTAATATGTTATAAGATTTAGTTCTTCCATTTTATCAATTCCTCCTTACATCTATAATATACTTAAATTATATAAAAAAATGAACCTATTTTTCTAAATAACATATACATAATGCTATACTATCAAATATATCACTTGTTTTCTTGCTATTATTTTTATCAGAATATTCAATATCAAGGTTAGTTTTTTCTTTAATAGCATTGGCTACATCCTCTTTGGATGCCCTACCACTTCCTGTTACCTTCTTTTTAACAGTAGAAGGATAATATAATTGTATCTCTTTATCATTGTATTGGATAGTTCTAATGACCATTCCTTTTAAAACATTTACTTGTAATACTGATTTACTATTTTTAACAGGTATACTATCTTCTATAACAATAATATCAATCTCATTTGAATCTAATATATTTTGAATTTCTTCACATATATGTGCTAATCGTTCTATTGTGTTATTAAAATCAGTTTGTTTAGTTTTAATTGTCCCATAATCAAGAATGAGGTATGATTGTTGGTCATACCTCACTATAGAATATCCAGTACATGATAATGATAAATCTAATCCTAAGACATTTTTATTCTCCATTTTACTTTTCTCCCCTATACTAAATGATTGATTGTTATATCAAAATATTTTTTATTCTCTTTTCCGCTATATCAAAATATTCTTTCACTTTTTCAACACCTATAAACATTCTATTATTTAACAAAGCCATTTTTCCCGTTGTATTGGATCCCATAAATGGGTCAAATATTAAATCATTTTCATTACTCCAACTTAATATGTGGTCTTCAGCCAATTGTTCAGGGAATATTGCAGGATGTTTATGTGCTATTTTATCTTTTGTATTAAAACCATTACCTACAACATATCTCCATATATTATTTCTTGGAGAAAAGTCAGGCACTGGTTTTATTTTATCAGTCTCTTTTAAGTCGCCATCCTCATCTCTTTGTGTGTTTTTTCCCCAATTTGTATGTCCTGCCCATTTATTAGGTTTGTCACAAATTAAATTTGTCGTTTTAGGCTTTCCTTTACTAAAAACAAACATATATTCAAATATTTGAGTATACCTATTACCATTCCTTCTTGCAGGGAAGCTACTAGTATTCTTTTCGTATATCATTGTATCATGTAAGTTAAATCCTATTTCTTTAAAATATAATGCCTGTTTAAAAGATGTTCCTGTTTCACTTCCATTTTTTACTCGGTCTCCTACTACCCAAACAACAATTCCACCATCTTTAGTTATTTTATATAATCTATCAGCAACTTGCTTAAATACATCAAAATTCCAAACTAAAGTACCTTTGTAATTTCTTAAATCATCATAAGGTGGGGAAGTGACTGTCAAATCAACTTGAACCCCTTCCTTAATTAATTTATCTATAACTTCTAAGCAATCACCATTATATAATTTATATTTTTCGTCCACAATTAACACCTCCTGAAAACATTTTATTCTCCATTTTTATTTTTCTTCCTTATACTAAATGCAATTGCTACACATATTGATCTATAAATATGATTGTTTTTGCCTTTACCTTTATTAATTATATCCCCTATATTGATATATTTTTTAGCAACATATCTAAACGTTTCAAGTAAGGTATAATTACCTACTCCCATAATTTCTTTTATAAAAAAACTACTTTTCATTTCCCCAATTTTAACTCCATTTTCATCTATAACTCTATATATACCGCCTATTATTTTGTTATAAGTGAATCTAAATTCTAAAGAAGGAGTTAACTTTTCTTTTTCAAATACAACCACATCAACTTTGTTATCCTTTATTAAACCTGATAAGAAGTTACAAATCGTGGTTATCTTATCAAAATCCCCTTTAAGTTTTTCCGTATCTATTTCCCCATAATTAAATGTATTATTTTCATCATCATATACGCAATATGCAGTATTATTTTTACTTAAATCTAATCCTAATATAATCATTATTCTCCCTCAATTTCTTCTTTAATTAACTTATATAATTGAATATACGAATTGCATATTGCATCATCGTTTTCAAGTATATAATCAGCAACCACATCTTTAAAATCTTCTTCATCACGTTTATATCTATCAATCATTTCTTTTATATTAACGTTTTCATCTCTATTTATATATGCTAATATTCTATCTCTATCATCTCTTGTTATTAAAATTGATACGATGTTATCTTTAAATTCACTCTTTGATAATTCATTTAAACCATAAGGATTAACTATAGTCATTGCATAAGGAGTGTCCATAACTTCTTTTTTACTTAATCCATATTTATAAATCTTATTTTCACTTTCTATAGTATATGATGTAGTTTCTAAAAATTCATCATTGTCTACCATTTCTTCAAAAGTTGAATCATCTACAAAGTGATATGTCTTACCATCTTCTTCCCCAGTTCTCATAGGTCTAGTTGTGTGAGAAACTAATGGTTTTATTTCTTTAAAATCAGATAATAACATATTCATAAGCGTATCCTTACCACTTGCACTTTTTCCTACCAATAAAAATACTTTTTTATTTAACACGATTTTACCCCCTTACACCCTAGTGTTTCCAATGGGTTCAGAACCATCTTTTACTTTTTCTAACACATAAAGCTCATTTTTTGTCAAAATATGCAAATACCCATCTTTTTGATAAATTTTTGGAGAAACTAACAAAACACGTTTATTTTCACACTCCAAATATAATAACCCAAGTCCTGTCTCAACTAACTCGACATGTTTATCGATCCACTCCAAATGATGTTGAAATTCACCAGTCACACTCATTTTAACGACTTTATACATAAACATCACCCTTATTTATATTTTTTTCTCAACTTGTCAATTTCATCTTCAGTCAATGGTGTTATATCATCTCTATCTAATGTTATCTTGATCAAAATACTTACTTCATTCATCTTATTAAATAATATTCTACCTCTTTTATTATTTAGTGTGAATATGGCACTTTGATTACTACTTATAATTTTTCTAGCCAAATCATCATCTAAACTTAAAGTTGTCTTATATAGTTCAAATAACTCTTTACCCTCACCTGATAGTTTATCAAAATCAATTGTGTCATTGGACGATGTGAAAGTCATATCATTAGTCACGTCTACTCGTTTTTCTCCAAATGGAACATACTTTCCATCAACCAATATAAATAAAACACCTTCCACTACTTTGAAATTGTTATCTATTTCCACATTTTTTCAACCTCCTTACACTTATAATATACTTAAATTGTGTAAAAAAGTGAACCTATTTTGATGTTATTTCCTCAAACATTTCGTGAACAAATTTCCATTTTATATCGTCTTTATCTTCGTTGATCGTGTAAACAACTAGTCCATTATTTTCTTCCACAGTAGCTATTGTTAGGTCTTTACCTTTAAAATTATTCATATAACACACATAATAACCATTACAATCACCATGTCGTAAATCATCTTTTAGTCTAACTTTGTCCCCAACTTTATATTTCATAAAATCACCCCTTTATTATTTATTTGTTTCTTCAATTCTATTATTTGTAATTTCTACAGCTCTCGAATTAATATCACAACCTATATATTGTCTTCCTAATTCTTTTGCTACAACTAAACTCGTACCACTACCACAGAAAAAGTCAGCCACAACATCTCCTTCATTAGACGATGCTTTGATTATTCTTTCTAATAATGCTTTAGGTTTTTGTGTATTATATCCTACTCGTTCTCTTGAAGAAGGTGGTATAAAGGGTATATCACACCATACATCACATTCAGGAACACCTTTATTCTCAGTGACTAAATATTTTTCACCATTTTTAAATCTATGTAAAACATGCTTTTTTCTTTCTTTACTACCTTTTGTATAGTCCTTTAATTGAACATTAAAGGTATATTTTTTTGTATTTGTCTTAGTATAAAACAATATATTATCATGTAATGACTGATATTTATTTGATTTCCCAGTCCAACGTTTATAATGCCAAATTATTTCATTTCTAAATCTATCAATTCCAAATATTTTATCCATTTCAACTTTTAGGTAATGAATTAATCTATAGTCACATTGAAGATAAATACTTCCTGTATTCTTTAATACTCTTCTCATCTCAATCAATCTTGGTTTATACCATTCCATAGCTTGTTGTGGTGTTCCTAACTTATCGTCATAGTCTTTGAATTTTTTACCTGTATTATATAAAATGTCGCAATATATCAAATCAATTGATTCATCTTTCATTTGTTTTAATAATTCTAAATTATCCATACAATAAATTTTATTCAATTCCATATATCCATCCCCTTTATTTTATAAAACTCACTAGAAGTTAATCTAGTGAGTTGTTTTTAATCTATTTAATTTCTTCTCCATTTCTCATTCTTGTGACAAATCCAACAAGTGTATAGAAGCTATACAGTTCTAATTTTCGACCAGCAATTGAACTTACTCCAAATTCATCTTTTATTCTTTTTATAAGTATACTTTTCATTTTACATTACCTCCATTTTATCTAATTTTATAAATACGTTGATTACTTGATCCTTTAAATGGCAATGATATATCTTTTTTATCATCTTCATAAAGTCCATCTACTAAATAATCTATATGTTCAAATATTTCTTTCATTTCACAATTCTCTATTTCTTCAATTGTAAAACCAGTATATAACCAAACATCATGTGTTGGATTATATGATTTATACAATTTAATAAATTCAATAACTTCTTTATAAGAGTACATTGGGTCTCCGCCTGATATTGTTAACCCAGTTATTAGTGGATTATTTTTAACTCTAAGTGCAATTTTCTTTTGCTCTTCTTTAGTAAATTCTTTACCATATTTAAAATCCCAAGTCTCTTTGTTATGACAATTTTTACAACAATGCTTGCATCCTGAAATAAATACTACACTCCTTACTCTTTCCCCATCCACAATTGATTCTTCTATAAACCCTGCTATATTCAATTTAATCATTCTCCTTTGATCCATAATCTTCACGATAATTGCTATGTTTTACTCTAGCTTCAGTTTCAGCAATTTTACCCTTATTAAAATTATGATAATCTTTTGTGATATAACCAGTTACACGTCTAAGTCTTTCTATATCATCAGAACCACATACAGGACATTTGTCGTTTATTTCATTTGAATAACCACATTGGTTACAAGTGTCTATTGGAATGTTTATTGCTAGATATCTAACGCCTTGATCACATGCATAATTTACAATGTCCTCTAATGCTTTTAGATTATTTCTTATAGAAGATTGTAATTCTACATAAGTTATGTTACCTCCATTACAAAGTTGTGCGAATGGACTTTCTAATTTTAATTTTTCAGCTACACTTATGTTGTCATATACAGGTATGTGATATGAATTACTTAAAAATTCTCTATCAGTAACACCTTTTATAACACCATACTTAGAAACCATTTTATCTCTTAATGTACTACACAAACCTTCAGCCGATTACACCGTAGCTTTCGCTATACTTTAACACTCTTTATAGAGTCGGACTAGACTATATCTTAATCTTATATTCTTTTACCAAATACAAGACTCTCTACATTTCAATTTAAAGGGATTTACTTGCCACATCACCCTACCTTAATAGGCTCTACTCTACTTACTTCCACTTATCGTGTTTCTCGAATAAGTGTGTTTTCGATAGTCGTTAGACATTATTATTAAATCGTATTTTTTAATTATTTTGATATCTAAAACGATATCCACATCTAGGTTTGCCTTTGGTAGTTCCATTACATTGCCCACTTATTGTAGATTTCGATATCTTTAATTCTTTACTTGCAATTGATATTGAACCAAAAGAATATAAAAGATTATCATTCATATCATAAACATATATTGGTTTTGATTGACTATCATCATATCCTTTATCATTAACTATTAGACAATCATCATATGCTTGTTGCGTATTCTCTTGGATAGTTCCCCATTTTAAATTTGAATAATGATTATTCGTTTTATTATTGTTTAAATGCATAACTATAGGTAAATTATTGGGATTATCTACAAAATATTTTGCTACCAATCTATGAACTCTATATTTTTTAGAAGTCCCATCAGATAATATTAATCTAATGTATGCATAACCATTTCTTTTATTAATGTATAATTTTATTTTTCTAAAATAATCATTCTCCATTTGTTTATATATGTTTCCATACTCGGATATGAAATATCTTTCAGATTCTTTTAATTGTTTTATTTTTTCTTTTATATCTTTTTTATTTATTCATTGATATTTAAAAAGTCTTTCAGCTATTTTAAATCTCTCCCCTTCTTTAAATAACGATTTAATAACTTAGTACGGTATTACCACTATCCTTTATAGGACTTAGGTTCTCTTACCAGCTTATTGGTTATTCAGCTATGACCGTTTAATAGAGATTCATACAACAATCACTTATTGTATGCCCAAATATTTAGGAGTGGCGTAACAACTAAAATTTAAACTATATTTTTCTTTATTTTCATCAGCTTTTTCTCTAATTCGTTTAACTATTTTATAAGCAAATTTTCTAACTTCTTCATCATAAGTATGTGTTTTACCAAACATAGCATAACATGTTTCAGCCATACCATGGAATCCTATTGCTAATGTGCCATGTTTTACACATTCCCTAACTTCTTCATCAGGTCTTAATTTTCTACCCAATGTATTTTTCACTAACCCATTTTCATAAGTGAAGTATGCGGAACGTGCTTTTTGAGATGCTATATATTCATATCTATCTAATAATGAATCTACGCATTCATCTATTCTTTGGTCTAATTCTTTGAAAAATCCTTCTACATCAGCTTCTTTTCTTTCGCCTAAACATATTCCATGTCTTATACCTAAATCAACTAAATTTATTGTGGCAGGAGCTATATTACCTCTACCAGTCATAGTGTCACCTAATCCGTTAATATCAAATCCAGTTTGAGTTCTACAGCCCATTGTACAAAACGCTTCATCTTTTTTCGTTGAACCATTATCAATTGGACAATCTAAATTTGCTATATTAGGATATATTCTTATTGACATTGATTTTAAAGCTAATTGAAATAAGTCATAATTTGGATCATTTGGATATCTATTTATTCCACCTTTTAATTTAAATATTGAAATTGGGAATATTGAAGTTCTATGTAGATGACCAATTCCATCAATAGATGCTTCTAATAATGATTTTGAAACTAATCTACCTTCTTCAGAAGTATCTAAACCAAAATTTATAGAAGTGAATGGCACTTGTGAACCTGGTCGGGACTCCAGAGTATTCAGATTATGAAACAATGATTCACATGCTTGTTTAGTATCTCGTATTGTATGTCTTAATGCCACATCATAACATCTTTTTAATTTGTCATCTTTTAATATGTCTTCATTTCCTATTTTTAAATCACTATATTCCTTCATACATTCTTCAACTTCATGTTCATTTAATTCTAAAACATCAATTAAAGCATCTTTAAAGTTTTTTACAAAAGATTTATGTACGTAAGGTGCTCCTTCATAATCTATTTTAGCACTCGCTATTCCACCGAACTGGCATTGTGATTGAGCTTGAAATACTACGGCAACCAATTGCATAAATGACATTATATTAGATGGTTCTCTAACGTCCCCATTTCTTGTTTTAAAACCATGCTCATTTTTATATAAGTCTTCAAAATCAACTACTAAACAATTGAACATTCCATTCGAATAATTATCTAAGTCATGTTGATATATCACTCCATTTAAATGATTATTTTTTGTTGTCTCGGACATTAAATTATCTAATGCATATTGTTTTAATACTTCACCCATTACTTTATTATTTCTTCCACTAAAAGACCCTTCATCAACGTTAGCATTAGAATTGATAATATCTTTAGTTGCTAAAATATTACTAATTTGTTTTTGTAATCGTTCATACATATCAGAATTTAATTCTCTAATTCTTCTACGATTGTCTCGATATAAAATGTATGCTTTTGCTTCTTCTTCTAAACTAAATTCCATTAATAATTTTTCAACCTCATCTTGTATAGTTTCTATTGGTAATGGTACTAAATCATCTTTATGCTTAGTTTCTATTTGCATTGATATTAATGTTGCAATAGTTTTTTTATCTTTAGTTGCTTTTCCCACGTCATTTATACATTTAATTATAGCTTGTTCTATTTTCTTTTTATCAAATGATACAATTTCCTTATTTCTTTTTTCTACAGTCAACAAAATAATCACCCCTATATTTCTTCATCTAATTTTTCATTTAAAAGTGTAAGTAGATCTTCATAAACAGACCCAAACTCTTCTAATGTAAATCTCAAGCTATCTATTGTATCCTCAGAAGTATCATTTTCATCAGTTATAGCATATATTACTTTTTCCAATCTATTGAATAAAGATTGACTATCATTAGCATATAATTTTAGTTCGTCATTTATATCTTTCATTGTAATTCCCTCCCAATTTATAAATATTTGTAAGATTTATCTTACATTTATAATATACTTAAAACTATTAAAAAAGTGAACCTAAATTTTTATTTTTTTAAATCATTTTTCATCACCTTCTTTATTTAATCACCTCTTATATTTATAATATACTTAAATTATACAAAAAAGTGAACTAAAAAACCCAAGAAAATTCTTGGGTTTAGTATTTATAACATTATTTGATTGTTCTTTTTGTTAATTATTTTGATCTTTTTAGGTGTACCTGAAGCATACATACATTCTTCGCCATAGAATTTAAGTTGTTCTTTAGCTAATTTGCTACCGTGGTGAATATAAACATCATCGCATCTTATTTGTTTAATATAACTTATTAGTTCATCACGTTGGATATGTCCTGTGAAAGTATGGAAAACCTTAATTTTACATCTTATTTTAACTAAAACATTATCTATTAGTACTTCTTTATCACCACGTTGGATTTTACCTCCTATTGTGTTAGGTGAGCAATAACCAATGAATGCGATAACATCTTCTTGTCTAGGTAATATACTTTTAGCATATGTTGTTACATGCCCAGCACTCATCATACCACTAGAAGATAATATAACCGCAGGAGTATCTTTATCACCAGCCATTATTTCAGTTTTCTTAAACTCGTCCACAAATACAAAGTTTTTCCAATTCATAACTTCATTCCAATAATCTAGTTTATCACCAGTTAAAATATTCCTATACACTCCATTGATGGAATTTAATAATCTACTATCCACTATAACTTTTGCCTTAAAAGAACCATCATTTTTAAAACTATCATATAAAAAAGTCATGATACTTTGTGCTCTATCAAATGAAAAAGTAGGTATAAGTATTCTATGTTTATCAGCTATAGTATTTTTAATTAGTGATTTAAACTCCATCATTTCGTTGTCAACTTCTTTTTTAGTAAAACTTCTTCCATCTTCTCCGTAGGTACTTTCAAATATTGCTAAATTGCATTTGGTTATATTGATTCTATCTTTTGAATATGGTCTATATTTTTGGTTCAAGTTGCTACCTAGATCACTCGTGTAGCCTATTTTTACAATCCTTCCACTTGGTTTTTTGACAAATAATTCTAATTGAGTACTACCTACGCAATGGTTATTCGGTAAAAATCTAAAAGATAAGTTACTATTCAATTTAATTATTTCATTTTCAGGATAAGATTCTATTTTAGATAGTGTTGAATACACATCAGACTCATCGAACAACGTTTCATATTTTTTACCTCGGTTGTTTAATGAGGTTATATTTCTATTATGAATGAATGCAGTATCTATTAACATTGGTTTCATTATCTCTTGATTTTCATAATTAGTTATAATCTTTCCACTAAAACCTCTAGTAACACAAGCAGGTAAGTTGCCTATGTGATCACTATGCGGGTGCATTATGAATATATTACTAGCCAATGAAAATGGAATGTTCTCAACCATCTTTTTATTTGCTATATAATCATCTAACACCACATTAGTTTGTACAGCACCACACTCTAATAATACTAAATCTCGATTACCATTATCCAATGTATATTCTATGGCAAAACAACTACCTGTTACATCTTCTTTTGAATTACCTATAGCAGTGACAATTACTTTATTTTTATGTTTTGAGTGAAAATGATGTTTCTTTTTGTGTTTAGCTATTACATCTAAATTAGATTTTCTATTGTTTAAAACATCATTATCCAAATAATTAATTTTGTCGTTTGTGTCCATTAATAAGTTAGGAAGAATATAGTTATATTGATTCGCTCTACCTACTATTACATTTCCTTTTAATTTCCAAATTATACCTTGAACTAAAGGAACGTCTTCTACGTCAATGATAACTTCTTGTGTAGGGTTAAAATATTGATCATACAATTGAATTTCAGCATGGTCGTCATACACTTTTATTTCATTTACATCATATTCATCTAATGCATTCATGTCTTGAACTTCGCCAAATTCATCGTATTGAGTTTTATGTCTCGGGCATAAATTATTAATTATTTTCCTATCAGCTCTACCACAAACTTTACATTTATCCATATTAACCACCCTTGATAAAATATATTTTTCTCCTCAAATCCAATAACTTTATAAGTCGTCCCTTGCAAATCCCATTCTTCTTATTTCTTTTTTTACCCAATTAATATAATAATTAACATCTAAATTGCTAGGAATATCTTTATTTGTTATATCACCATTATCTATAAAGCAATGTTCACTTGTATCAGCAATTTTTTCATACCCTTCAATCATAACTCCATCCTTCATTTTATCTTTAACCTTGAATACTCCACTATCATTTTCATCGTTACTAGCAAATATTCTAACGACTCTTTCCTTTATTTTTTCATCTCCATGTGATACAAATTTATACGTTTTTCCAATCTTAACTACCTTTTGAAAATCAATATAATTACATTCTTTAATACTATCTTCCACAGGTTTGTTAAAAATTAAATAGTTTACAATAGATTTAGATAGAAATGGTAAATCATTTTTTAACAATGAGTTTTCTTGAAAATATTTTCCCTTACGTTCTAACTTTCCATTGTCAAATATGCATACATAATTGTTTACATTACTTTGATATAATTTTGTGATTATGTCATGCTCTAAACTTAATCTAGTTCTATTTTCCCATTCTTTACACACATTTACATACTCGTCGAAATCCTTTTTGTCTTTAAGCTTCATAATAATACCATCAGTGTTGTATTGGATAGGAATACATCTATCTCCAAACGCCTTCTCTAATTTTTCTATTAAGTCAGTTATTAATAATTGCCCATAAACACATACGCTTCTACCATGCTTAGGGTCATACAATGTAGAATATTGATCAAGAGTTATTCCATACGTCGAATTCAGGACTATCTTATACGGTGCCTGTTCTTTCTTTTTACCAGCATGTTTTAATGCTAATCTTGTTTCTAGTATCTCTCTATATTTGTTAGGGTCAGTCACACCTCTACTAAGTAAATCATATTCTAGCATTAGGTTAGGGTACAGTGCATTACCTCCCATAGTTTATCATCCTATGGGCATGGACTATATCATCTAAGTTCACCGCTTCCATTAACGTACCAATAGTTAATGTATGCCCCTTTAAAGAGGACTTACTAGTCTCTTGAGTTTTATATATTTTATATAAATATATACTTACCACAGGATTGACCAATTTTATGAAGGCTTCCCCTGTTAGCAATGTCATTAAGTTATCATTTCCTATAACAAACTATATCGTTGACATCACACCCTTGGTTAGGTTCAATGAATTTTACTTGCCCCATTGTGTTAAGGCAACATCGGTGTGGACTATTAATCCTCCATCACTATCATCAGTATAATATTTTTCTAAAGCACCATGACAACCACCATAACCATATGTTGTTTTTAGTCCATATACATCTATGTTTAATTGATTCTTTCTTTTTGTTCCTTTTTCATTCACAACATGAGTGTATCTTTTCTCATCGAAATGTTTCTTTATATCCCCATATTTTTCTAAAATCAATGTATTTGGAAAACCATACTCCATTTCATCATGTAATCCATGTTGTCTTACACCACCTAAAATCATAGCAGATAATTTAGCTTTAGTCTTACTAAAACAATTCAAAGGTAATTTAAAAGTTTGTATTAAACTAAGTTGAGCTTCAAAATCATTCTTAGTTAATTCAAATAGTTTAATAGTTTGCTCAACGTCATGTATGTTGTAATATACAGTTTCTTTTAATTCTTCTTTTGTAAGTTTTCTATCCAAGTTGAAATCAACATCAGATTCATATATTTTACTACCAAAGAATGCTTCATATTGTTTTAGCCCCATAGCTTTATTTATCATGCAATCATATGTGTTTATAAATCCAATTTTATTATAAAGTCTTGATATATTGAAAGCGTTTTTTCCACTTACTAACATGTCACTCACTTCTTTTAAAGTATGTCCTATCTTATCTTCTCCAATTAAAATTGTTTTAAAAATAACATCGTCATAATGTGCGTTGTTAAATCCACATAATATGTAGTTGTCTTTAATTCTATTATGAAATTCAATCAATCCATCTCTATCATTTATAAAAGTTTTTCTTTTCATAGATGGATATGTTATGAATGTCACACAAAAATCGTCATGGAAAACTTCAAAATCATAAAAGATCAGTCGTAACTTCTTCAATTTTCTCATCCCCCTTATATTTATAATATACTTAAATCACAAAGAAAAATGAACCATTATTTATAGTAACAATAACGTTTTTCAATAGCTTTTATCATGTCTTCATCCTCATCAAATTTTTCATAAATGTTCAAATGTTTATTATATTTGAATACTTGTAAATCTAATGGATCAATTTCACCATAAACCTTTCCATCTTCAATTGTAACTATTAAAGCATATTTATACCAACAATCGTCTATTCCACCTATGTTTTCATATACAGTTCTCAATGCAAGTGAACGATGTGAAGTAATCATTGCAATTTCTTCACTAAATGTATATTTGTCATCCTTATTTTCCACATTGAATACTTTAACTACATAAATCTTATCCATAAATAATTCCTCCTTATGTTACGAAAGACTAGGAATTTCCTAGTCTTCGCATAATTTATTTTATATATTTATCAGTTTTTCTTGTTAGACTTCTCACAGGTAAACCTTTATATTTTTTAATGATGTCTTTAGTTGTCATCTTAGTTTTGTCATCGTTCAATATTCGTGACATATATTTTATTCTTCCACATACACAACAATATTCACAAAGCATATATTCACTTGTTTCAAGTACAAATACTAAAATTTTTTTATTACTATGTTTATGTTTACTCATATAAATCTCTCCTTTTATAATTTATATTCTTTTATTAATTTTTTCGTATGATTAAATAAACTATTTGGATCTTTTCTTTGGTATTCTACACGAGTCCATTCCATTGGCTGTCGCACCTTCCAGTCTCCATGTCCACCTTCTTTAACATTACAATCTTGATACATTCCCATTCCAATTTCATCACCATAATATATACAAACATCTCCACCTAAAGAAAACAATATGTTTATTGCTTTGAATAATTTATCCATATTGTGTCCAATTGAATTGGAAATTCTCGTCATATCATGATTCGATAAAAAATTTACATCATATTGAGGGTCATTTTTAATTGTCAGTGGTTCACCTGTGTTTAATGCATGCTTGATCCAACCTGACATTTCAAAATTAAATGATTTTCCAATTGTTCTAGCGTATTTATTTGATACTTCATATGTATCCCATGCTTCAGCAACTAAGTATGCATCACTTTTTATTTCATGAACCATTTGAGTAAACCAACCCCAAAATTCTATTGGGTCACAACCATAACTTATATATGGGACGGCATCTAATCTAAACCCATCTACACCTTTATTTAACCAAAATTTAACTACTTTAGTTATCATATCTCTAACCTTTTTACTATTTCCATTTAAAGCACACATACTATGATCCCATGGAGCATAATAAAACTTTTTATTTTCAAAACAATATCTCCATTGATTATTTATTTGTGTATCACTCCAAAAGTAACAATCGTTTTTTCCTTCTATACTTTCTTTAAACAACTCGTGATGATAATCAGTATGACATAAAACTAAATCTAAGAATATTTCTATGCCTTTATCATGAGCTTTAGATACTAGTTTATCAAAATCTTCAAAAGTACCATATTGTTTTTTGATTGATAAATAATCACTAACGTTATAACCATGCTCACTAGGAGATTCAAATATTGGTGTAAACCATATTGAAGTTGCACCTAATTCCTCAACATAATCTAACTTATCATACATATCTTTTAAATCACTACAAAAGGCAGGAAAATAAATTTCATAGATTATTCTTTTTTTACTCATATTATATCTCCTCTCACTTAATCATTTGTCTTACATTTATAATATACTTAAATTAGTGAAAAAAGTGAACCAAAAGATAAAAAATTTATCTTTTGGCAGCATATGGGCATTCATTGTAATGTCCACATAAATTTTTACAATAGAAAGCATTAGGTTTCTCAGGAATCCAATCTTCCTCTACGTCAGGGTCATGTTTCTTTATTTCATCTATCGTACTAGTTATAAATTCTTTTAGTTTTTCCTTCATCTCTTCATTATATTCCACTTCAATAAAACAACGTTTATAATCAAAGTTATCAAATAAGTCATCCACAGTATTACGTTCGATTACAGTTCCTCGTTTATTCCTTGTGTATTTAAGCATCTCAAATGCCGGTGGTAGTATTTTGTAATCAGGATAAGCATCTTCTAAATACATTGAATATAATATTAATTGGAATACTTTTTCAGATTCTAAATCTTTTTTACTAAACTTACTACTTGTTTTATAGTCTATTACTCTCATTGTTTTGTTCTCTTGATCAACTTGTACTAAATCTATGAATCCCTGCATCATTATACCTTCAATCGGCTCAAATGTGAAATGCAACTCAGTTAAATATTTATAATTATCAGGATATTTTTCCCAATGATCCAGGCAATGAATCATCGAATTAAAATAATTTTCTTTGGACTTTTCCGTTGGGAACTTGCAATCCAACAACTCACACATTTCAAACTCAGTAATCCACTCTTCCTTAGCTTTTTCAATGTCTATTTTACCTTTAAATATCCTCTCTAGGCAATCATGAATCTTTCCGCCCAAGATTCCATATACGTTTTCTTCACCTCTTTGATGTAATACATAATTTAAATACCACCCATATGGGCAGTTATACCACGAACTCAGTTTTGAATACGACCATAATTTATTTCCCATATCTCTTCTCCCCTATCTCTAATCATCAATCTCTACTTCATAATTTATCATTGCATTATATAATTTTTGTGGTATCACATTTTTATATTCTTCAGCAACTTCTTTGATGTATTGCTCTTTATATTGTTTATAAACCTCAAATGCTTCTTCAGGTGTATTATATCGTCCTAAAGATTTTCTTTTTTCATTCATATTACATTGGGCTCTATATTTTTTAGTTGATTTATCATAAAATACTCCAATGGGAAAATCACCTCTATCATTATCACGTTTTACAAATAAACTATTTATTTTTTTAGGTACAAAGATACAAGTATCAGGAGAATATATTTTATTCCCTTTACACAATATATCTTTATCTAATGACATGAGCTCTCCTGGTATTTGATAAAAATTAGTATAATACCATTTTGCGAAGACCTGGAAATTCAACCATTCGTCGCATACTTCACAATCTTTATAAGTTGGTTTTTCTACGTGATATTTAGGCTCATAACATCTTCGCAACATCCCATTCCATGTTTTATATACTTCTTTGTTATTTAAAAGAGAATATATCCCATTGCCTAAACATCCTTTTCCAAATGTCCTACATTCATATGGAGTTTTTATGTTTCCTTTTATGAAACAGTTATATGATGTATGTTCTTTCGTCCACCCATATTCAGGGAAAAACACATCTATATCTTTATTATTTCTATATTTGATTATTCTCATTAAACTACCGAAATTATTGGTTTTTTCTTCTCCGATTCTATCTATTCTATTATCTATTCTATCCTTCATATCACTCAATCCTCTCCCATCTATTTCAACCAGCGTATACAATGGTCAACCATGTCAGTCCATACATCTTTACCTAGATCACTAGGGGAATCTTTACTCCCTTTAGGTAGATATTTGTTATGCCCATCGAACATTACACCAATTTTCACTTCGTTTTTAAAATATTTTTTAGTTATCTTTAATGCCTTCTTTTGAATATCAGTCTCTAGTCCTTCGTCGAAACAGAAGACTATTTCTTTGACATTTAATTTCTCCAATAAAGATAATCTATATGAATCTATACTATTTCCACCTAAAGCTAACGCATTACGAACATTCATAGTGTGTAATTGCAAAACAAACTTTTCCGATTCACCTATATATACTCTATTGTTCTTTATATATTTTTGGTTCTCATATATTCCATATAAAGAGTGATGTTTCTTAAATCTTAGTAAAGGAACATATTTAAAGTTACCATAATTATCATAATAAGCACGCCCCATTACACCAAGTAACTCTCCCTCTAGTGTGAACCAAGGAATTGAAATTCTTCTACTCCTATAATCATAACCTATATGGAATACCTGTTGTGTCTTTGGCATAATATTATCCTCGACAAATTTCATATTCCATACATGTTCATAATTGTTCAATTCACTTTTGTCATAAATTGGTATCAAAACTTCTTTTGGATTTGTATCTAAATCTAAGTCTAAGCCATCAAAATCGTCATCGTCAATATCTTCTATATTGAACATTTCATAACATTTACTAACTATATTCGCATAAGTAGTATCAGTATGAAATATTATTAATTCAAATATATCACCATTGAATGAACTACTAAAGTCAGTACACATCAAACTATTATTCAGTCTTATCCTACATGTAGAACCATTGGAAGAGTCAGGCTTACTACACCTGATCTCATCTTCATTTACATTAAATTTATCATATCCATATTCTTTTAATAGTAATACTAAATCCCTTTTGTTATGCAGTAAATGGTTTTTTATATCGTTAGACAACTTTCAACACCTCTACTTAGAATAATAATTTTGGGTGATTGTACCACGTTTCGGACTACATCTACAAATCTCTTTCACACTTGCATTTTTTCCTTGGAAAGAATATAGATATGCAGTATTACTATCATTAAATGTATTACCATCTCTAGTTTTCACTATAAAGAATATACGATATGTACCTTTTTTATCAATGTTTACACTTTTCTTTACTAATTCATGGGTGCTTTCATCTTTAATCCATGTGTATGGCTCACAAAAATATTTATGATCATTATCAAGTTCTTCATAAAATAAATTTCTAAATAATATTAAACTATCTAAAACCTCATTGACTTGTTTTGAACCAGCCAACATTGATATATCTAGTATTAAGTTACCAGCATAACTTTGTGAAATTTGTAGTGCGATTACTCCTACCAAGTTAAACTCTCTACATAATTTATCTATCAATCTACTACCTATTATTAGATCCTTGTAATCCTCATCCCCAGTTGCGTAATCAGCTTTAAAAGTATCATATAATAAACAGGTTATACCTTTGGATAATGCATATTTTCTAGTGAATGATTTAACTTGTTCAAGGTTAGAGTCATTAATACTAATTAAAAATATGTTTTCACCTAAATTTGAATTATATATGTCTTTAGCTATTTTAACTTTTTCTAATTCATCAGGTGTTAAAGTACCACTTTTTAATTTCTTTTTAGTAATATTAGATTGACCTAATACATTTGCTAATGTGTAAGCTATAAAGTTTAATTTAACATCATTAATTTTCATTTCGTTAGTAATATATAAAACTTTTTCACCAGCACCAGCTAATGACATTGCTATCTCAGTCATTAAAGTAGATTTACCTTGGTTAACTAACGCCCCTATACCAGTGACAAATCCACGTCTTAACCCTAATATCTCTTTGTTAATAGTAGGCATGAACTTAATATTTTCGTTACCAAACCTAATTGAATCTATAGGTACTCCTAATTCAGTACCTTCAGTTAAAGAATTTATAAAGTCATCACCAATTATACCATCATCTTCAATTGCTCCATTATTTGATGGAAGTTGTATTGAATCACTAATTCTAGTTTGCATGAATGATAATACCTGTTCACAATTCATTGCATCAAATATTTCTAAATAAGTTTTTTCAATTGATTTACCTTTTTTATTCTTTATTTCAATTGTACTTGTTAAGTCTATACCATCATCAATAAATGTTAATAGTAAATTATTTTTCATTATAGCATCGAAATGAGCATCGAAGTTATCTTTACTACTTGCCTTCATAAGTTTCTTTATTCTTTCAAACCCACCATATTCATTATATGTTTCTAAAAGAGTATCATTTAATACTAATTGTATATCAGTATTTGTTGGAGTAAATATTTCTTTCTTCATAAGTTGTGATAATATAGTAAAATAAAACTTACCTTTATCAGTCATAAATATGTCTTCAGTTATCTTGTATTCTTTGATTAACAACATATCATTAAATAGATCTCCTAGCAGCAACCCTTCTTTATTAAGTCTATTTTTCGTTAATTCCTTTGGATATTCCATACTTATTCATCTCCTTCCTCAAATAAATCCTCCAATACATCTTCAAATGTTTTCTTATTAGTTTTTGGTTTTTCAAAGTTTACTTCTATATTTTCATCTTCCCAAACATCCTTTGTTTTAATTTCAACTTTTCTTTTTTCATTAACTCTTCTACTATAATCTAATATTTCTTTTTGTATAATTGCCATAAAATAACCTATCTCATTGTTTAAGTTATCAAAATATTTACTTTCTAATATATTAGTTAATCTAGTTTCATTTTCTTCTAAATATTTATAAATAACTATTGGTTTATAATTACTTTTAATCTCTTTAAATAATTTTGCAAAATATAAATTTGCTTTAACTTTAACACCAAATATATTAGCTAATAAATCATACGACTTATCATAATAAAGTTTTTCATTTTTTTTCAAATTATAATGGTCTTCATTGCAATAATATTTTTTAATTATCACAAAATTATCATTAAAGTATTCATCTAAATAAGCATCCTCTTTATTTAATGTTTTGCCACAATATTTACATTTAACTTTACGCATATGTTAGTCCACCTCCACATCAATGAATGCAGCAAAGATAAATACTATAAGTATTAACCATGAAGTTGGAACTACAAACCCAAAAACATATAACATAAGTAAATATATCATATACGTAAGAAAAATACTTACAAATAAATTGATCACTACTTCTAAAATCATTTTTAAATATTTCATTTTATCATCTCCTTATATTTATAATATACTTAAATTACACAAAAAAGTGAACCATAAAAAATAAGAGAGGTTATTAATAACCTCTCTTACTACTACAATTATAATGATTCTACTATATCAAATAATTCATCTTCAGTTAATTCAGTTAATGATTTCTTACCTAAACCTTTAACTTTTTTCAATAAAGCTCCTTTTTTACTACCATCTTTTTTAATAATGTCTTTAACTTGTGATAATAATTCTTCTTTACTAGGTCTTTCTTTACGTTCTTCCTCAACTAACACTTCTTTGGCATTTTCTTTAGAATCCTCATCTTCTTTTTTTGCTAATTTTTCAAATTCTTCATTAGTCATTGGTGTGGATTTACTTCCTTTTATCGCTTCTTTTAATGTTTTTACAAATAATTTTGCATTAGCTTTTTCATCTTCTTCAAACACTATATATTCAGGAACACTAGTTGATTTAAATCTTCCACCAGCTTCTACAAATCCATCGCCTCTAAAATATAATCTTCTTTCAGTACCTTCTAATTTACCATCATCAACTTTTTTATCAATAACACCAGTACATATTACATCAAATACGGCAGATATACTATTTTCATAAGCATTTGTTAAGTTACTTGTTAGTTGCATATAACCTTCATCAGAGTTCATACCTTTTTCAACAATTGTTTTTACTTTAGTATGAGCTATAAATACTAAACCAAATCCAGCTTTGGATAATGATGTCACATACTCTTTTATAAGTTCTTTAACTTTTTCAGCACCTTTTCCAACAGGTTATCTCGTATTACTACGAGCCTTGACTATATCTTCTCGATAACTCTTTTACCAAGTTATCTACCCTTGCACTTCGATATATGATATTTCAATCATACATCTACTCTACTCTCTTCCATTTAACGTATTTCTCGTTTAAATGTGATTTCGATAGTCGATAAACGTTACTCACTTGTTAATGAGTCTTCGCATGGGATTGTCCTCAACACTACTTGGTAGGAGTCCCCCATTAGCATATCTCCTAGTTATCATTTCCTATAACTCCTAATCGTGAGATATACACCCTAGATTTCTAGGTTCACAAGGTTTAGGGTGAGCCTGGAATTAATTTAACCCACCAAATGCACTATTAATTGTGTCACAAGGTTTACCACTTCTTTTTTCACTTAATTCACATACATATTGTTCACATAATGGAATTAACTCATCTAATGTATCAAAAGCAACTAATTCAATCTCATGTTCTCCTCTCGCTTTACCAGCAATTAAATATTTCTTTAATTCAATTGCATCATTCCAAGATTCAATATGAGATACATTTAAGTCATCTAATAATGCATATCCATATTCATTACCTACACCAACTAATAAACCTTTTTCAGGATTACCACCATACTCTTCTAATACCATATCTCTAAATAATGTACTTTTGCCAAATTTACTTATTGCTCTTATATATAATTTTAATTTATTCAAACTATTCACACTCTTATTTACAAATGGTTTTTTAAACATATACACATTTCCCCTTTATTTTTAAAATTTTTATTGGGAGTTACTTGATTTTTATAAATAAAAGACGAATTTATTCCTTAATCAAGTAACTCCTAGTTTTAATTTCTTACAATTTTACTACATTTACCTCAAATATACCTCTTAAAAAGGTAATTCATCGCCAAATAAGTCACCGAATTCGTCATCTTCGTCAACAACTTCAAATGATTCTTGCACTTTATCTTGGTCACTAGCTAATAATTCTTTTAATGTTATCTTAGTTTGATCACTACCAGTTGATAGATAAGGTTTTTTAAATCCACATATTTCTTCACCAGTTATATATTCACTTATACCAAATTCATGCTCTTTCTTTATGTCCTCAAATGTACAGAAATCAAGTTCGATAAATTCTTTTTCCTCTTCAGTTAACATACTTTCGTCAAACTCAACCTTACCACCTCTATTAATTAAGTTAACAGAGAAACCAGTCATAGCTAATGTATCTTCATCACATCTAAATATTTTTTCTTTTAATACACTAACTTGTTTAGCTTTTTTATAAGGGTCGTCACTAACTTCATATGTAGCATGTCTTACAAATCCTCTTTCAGGTAACATACCAGCTTTCTTTTTCTTACTATCAAATTGTCCTAAGTAATAAGTTATATTTAATTTATTTTTCTCAGCAAGTTCAGTTTCATCTAACGCTTTATGATCTATATAACCAACTACATTTGCTTTAGCATGTACTACTAATTCCTTATCTCTCAATATTCCATTTTCATCAGCTACATAAATTCTTTGTACTTTGTAATTAGTAAATATTTTAGTATTACCTTCTTTATCTTCATAAGAACTCATTTCTATTTCACCATTTACTTTAAATAATCTATTTCCATAAGGATTATCTTTTAGTTTTGTATTTAAAAAGTCTATAAACTCAAACTCTCTAGCAAACTCAAATCTACTTTCACCATCATTAAATGTGAACTTCTTGAAGTTAGCTATATCATCTAAATGTTTTTCATAATCTTTAGCAGGGAAACTTAATTTCTTAAAAGTTTTATCTAAAGTATAAATTGTATCTCCACCCCAACCTTGTATTCTAAGTGAAAAGGAATCATCTCCACATTTCATGTGTAATTTTAATGTCTTTAACTCATTTTTACTACCATCATCTCTAGTGAAGTCCCTAACCTCATAATGTAAACTTTTGTCAGTATCCTCAGCTAAACTTAAATTACCAGCCATCTCAAAACTCATCTTACTATTTGCCATAGTATCAATCTCCCTTCAATTCTTTAATTTTATCTTACATCTATAATATACTTAACTCATTTAAAAAAGTGAACCTATTTTTTAATTTTTTATAAATCTTTTTTATTAATAAACTCTTGTAACATACTTTCTACTTTTTCACGACTTGGATATTTTCCACATGAATTTCCTTCAGGACAATACATTAATGATTGACATTGTGCTACTAATAAATCTTCATATAAAGGTTGTGCTTCCAGTACTTCCCTTCTCATTAATTTAGCAACTTTTCTTATAGGTAAATCAGCACGTGTACATAATCTTTTATGAGTAAAATGTATTAATGCTTCTAAAGTAAAACCTATTCTAATCTTAGACATAACGCCTATGGGTAGCAGCGTTCTCATTAGATCATTTGCAGTCTCCCCAGTTATACCTAAATCTTCAAAACAAGCACGATTAACTTTGTATCGAGCCTTACACATTTCTTCATATTGAATATATTGTTCTAATAATCTTTCATCGTTTGCTACTTTAGGTGGAACGTATATACTAAAGTTATCATCCATGTCTACATATCTTTGAGATTGAACATTTTTAAACACACCTGCTTCATGGCGGCATATTTGATCAATAGTGAATCGGGGTGCTTCTATTTCAAATTTAAAGTAGTCACCTCTAGAACCACTTAAATGTCCATCTTTCATACATGATAAACCTACCTTTTCGGCATATTTTTCATTAGTATTATAGCACACACATGCTACTTCACCATGGTTTTTGATAAAATTTTTCACCTCGTCAGCATTTAATAAAGTAACTTTGATATCATTGATTGTATGCATTATTGTATCCCTCCAGTTTTATTTAATATATTTAACATTGAGAATTATGTACCATAAAACCATTTGCTATAAAATTACGATGAGGTGCATTCATTTCTATATCATAACTATCTTCAATACCCACATACTTAATAGAGATTATTTTTGATGGTTTTACGCATTTCACAGGTATTCCTTTATGTTGAACTTTATGGCAATCTACACATAATTCTATTAAATTCGTTTCAGTATAATTTTTAGGATTTCTATCTTTATGATGTATTTCAGTATAACCTTCTTTACCACAATATTCACATATTCCAGTTTTTGTAAAGGTTTTATGTGTACGATAATATCCACCACTTAAACTTAAATCTTCTAAATTCTCTACATATGAAGGATTATTTTTCCCACTTATATCTCTATTATTATGATTCCCCATCATTTTTTCGCTAACTCTTTTCATAGGTTCATAATTTTCTTTTGTTTTTCCTTTATTAACAGGTTCTTTATTTTTGCTCCATTCTCCTAATTCTTTTTGCAATCCAAATTTAGCTATCCATTTTTTTATAGTATGTTTTGACACACCGCAAATTTCTCCTATTTCTTCTTGTGATAATTTCAATCTATTATACATCATATATAACCAAGTTGCATTTTTATACGCTTCTTGTCCATTTGTATATACATAGTCTCCAACTTTTAATTCTTCTAATTTCTTCCAACTATTATTAGTAAAAAATCTATGTTGACTAGTTGATTTTATAAAATACCCATCCTCAGTTTTTATTTCATATAATTCTTTTCTTCCATAGTATATTACATTTTTTATATTATTCATAACTATTTGTTGAGTATTTTCATCAACACTTCTTATTTTTATTAAATCTTGATATTGTTTTTCTTTTTCATATAGCTCTTTTATAGTCATACCTTTTACTTTATTATCATAACCTATTACAGTATCACCTGATAAACAAAATGATGTCAGTGGATTATTCATTGGTAGCACCTCCTTTGTTTATTTTTATCTTACAATTATAATATACTTATATCACTAAGAAAAGTGAACCTATTTTTCTAATATTTTCCTAAATCTTTTTTTAGGTTTTTTATTGCATTTTCAATAAATGTTAATTCATTTGTCTTCTTTTCTCTTTCATCTTTTAATTCATCCATACTTTTCTTTTTACAACAAATTTCCAATCCAATTTCAGGATTAAAGGCATCACTTCTATGACATTTAGCCTTAAAAATATTGAAATTTTCATCTATCACTATTACTTCAGGATTATTTATTATTACCATCTTTGCCCAAATCCTGTTCATAAAATCATCCCAAAATTTGTTTATAAAATCATAAGGACATTTATCACCCATTCTATATATTTCCATTTCATTATTATTTGTTATAGGCTCTAACATACTTGGACTATAACAATATCCATGATAATAATCCTCACAATCAAATTTTATAACGTATCTACCATTTCTTTCTATTCTTACAATTACTCCTACTTCGCCTAACGCATATTCCATATCACTTATAAATTTACATCCGTCATCGTAAAAGGTATCAACTAATAAATCTTTCTTTACTCTCACTCTATCTCCAACTTTAAATTTTTCATCATTTATAGGTTCTAACATACTTTTACTATAACAATATGAATGATAGCAATTATCAGAACCAAATTTTACCATATATCTAATAAGTCCTACATTGTTTACAATTGTTCCTACTTTACCTAATGTATTTTCCATATCACTTGTAAATTTACACCCATCATCATAAAATGTATCAACTAATAAATCTCTTCTTACTCTCACTTTATCTCCAATTTTAAATTTATTCATTTAATCATCTCCTTTATTTGTTTTTATCAACTTGTCAGGAGTATATGACAATTGATTATATTTAATGCAATTATCAATTTTTGTCCAATCATAAGCGAAACTATCCTTATAGTTACTCATTTTCTTAGCATCATTATAATCTTCAAACAAATCCCATTTATAATAATGTCTATAATTAGTTCCAGTTGTATATACTTCTATTCCATTTATTTCTTCAACGTATTTTATTGTTTCTTGACTTACTATATATCCATCACACAATGGATTCCATGACCATTCACTCACATAATATGTTTTGTTTAATTCTATTTCTTTATCTTTATAATTTT